CGTAAAAAGTTGGGCAAGCTGTTTGTTGTTCTGTTGACTGGTGGAGCGATGGAATTGGGGCTGGTTCAATCTTCACAACTGCTTTCGTCACCGAGTTCTCCTGATATGCGCGAGCCCATCCCACTGGCGCACTTTGAAACGGCACGACGGATTGGCGTGTTGGAATGTTTCGAGACGAGGGGCGAGGTCGGCGTAGGCGCGCAACGTGCAGAACACCTCTTCGCCGATCTTGAGTGTGTGCAGGGAAAAAGCGAGAATGTCTCTCTGGCGCTTCATGCTGTGACCCCGAGATTGATCGTTCTCTGTGCCGCCGTTGGACCGCTGCCGTATATTCCGACTGGCGTGTCCAATTCATTCACCAAATGTTCGAGGAATTCATCTTCCTCAACCCCGAGGCGCGGTAGGTAGTCGAGGTGACTGACTGCGAGGAAGGTAACGCCTCTCACAATATCCAACGCCTCCTCGGCCATGCGGTAGTCAAAGCGTCCAACGCGGAATTTGCCTTGAAATCCTTCATCGCCATTGTGTGGCTCGGGCAGATCGAGTCCCGTTTCCTCGGTCGGGAATGGCCCTGCGCCGTGACGAGTGTAGTAAGTGCGGAAACATCCGATTCTCGTCCTATCTTTACGCGCTACACCTACCTCATCCAGCAGCGTGTCAGCGTTCTCAAAAGTCGTATTCGTCCATGTGTTATGCGGGGCCGTGCCGTGTTTTTCATCGAGCATCACGCCCTGCGCTCCTTCGAAAACCATCGTCTCCGCAGGCTCCAGCCCGTCAATTATGCGCACAGGCCACTCCGGATACGCGGCAGCTATAGAAGCTGCAAAGTCAAATGTGTATCCGCTGTCTTTTATTCCGAGCATCGCCTCAAGCTCATGGATTTCTGGAAGCATTTCAGACACACAAAACTGCAGTTTCTTGAATGCCGATATAGCGTTTCTTGTATCCTTCGCAAGTAAAACCTGATCGCCGAATTTGAGTTGCATTTCCCTCGCTACGCCCACCCCGCGACCGCAACTGCCGTGAGCGCTAGCCCCGCGTTCTTTTTCCCTGAGTCGATTCAAGTGTCTATGAAAAGCGGTGATGATTACCGCGTTGCCATCTACCGTTGTTCTATCCCACACATTGTCAGTAAGCTTTCCCAAAGCCTCCGCTTCCCGCATCATTCCAAACGGCTCAATGAGCATGAAGCGCGAAAGATGCGTGCGAACCTTATTGTTCGCGAGCATACCGGAGCCAAACTGGGAGAAGGTATGATGAACTCCTTCCGGGGTGACTACGTTATGAGCGCATTGGCACGCTCCGCCATAGCGAACGATCAGATCGGCGGAGAGATGCCTCGTAAGGGCGTCTACACAACTTCCCTTTCCTTCATCTCCAAACGCTAACCCACATAGCAGAAACGATTTAGACATTGACGACACCCTCATCTCCAATTACAATACTGTTATGGAAAAGACTAGCTTGTGCCCACGATGCAAAATTACACCCGTGACCAAAATCGGTAAATATGGGCCGCTTCCATGCTGCGCTGATTGCCTCTCTAAGAGCATCAGGGGGCGATATGACAGACGTAATGCCAGAGTGCAGGCTGGCCTGATTGATACTCATAAAAGCGCGTCTGGGCAACGTTATCCAGACCGCTTTGCACCTATTGAAAGAATCTGCTACTACTGCCAGCAACCGTTTGTGGCTCATGGCAAGTCGAATGGTCGGCACGTTTGTAAAGAATGTCTTCCTCTTCGGTTTGAAGAAAAGAGAAAGAAACAAGTAGCAGGCGCACAACGCCTCTATTGGGAAAAACCAGAAGAAATAAAAATGGCTCGAATAAAAGTGTTTTGTGAGAGGGCTGGTCTTCCGTCCGATTGGTATGACAAGCAACCTAAGATTTGTGGAATCTGCAAAACTACAGACCCCGGCACCGGGAAAGGTTGGTGTATAGATCACGATCATAATTGTTGTCCATACGGAACTCGAAAGGGATGCTCGAAATGCATTCGCGGTCTTTTGTGCCACCAGTGCAACCAAGCCCTTGGTTGTTTTAAAGATAGTCCTGAGATTTTGCGCGCAGCGATACGATGGCTTGAGAAAAAGCCCGTAAAACTGTTCTAACCGTATCGCTAGCGCTTTCATCGTTACTCCACTTGAAGACTTTCAATCGCCGCAACGACAGCCTTTACGCTGCCTCTATCGAGGTCTTTCGCGGCTTCTGAAAGATTCTCGTAGGGAACTATCAACTCTTCACCTGTCTCGCTGAGACGAGAAGTGATTCCCTTGCTGAGTTTGCTTTCAATCCACGATTCGTGGACTGCGGCGGCGATCTTTTCTAAGTCGTATTCCATAGCGCACCTTGCGATGGGGGCCTCGCGACCCCCACCCGGTTGTTACAGCCGTGCGGCTTTGTCTCCGCCCGACGTTGCCAGTGTTGACGCGGAGTGCGCCGCGCGCTTCACCAGCGCCTTCGCATCAGCATCCCCGACTCCGATTGCGATCAGGTCGTTGACAACAACGTCTGCTGGCTTGTTCTCGTAGAGCGCCACAGTCGAAGCGATCAACTCGCAGAGCAGGTTCGGATGCTGAGAGACGAGCACATTCTCCTCGCCGAACAGCTTCTTGTATTGCTCGTGCGCGCGATCCTCTCCGCCGCGCGGCCAGATCACGAAGATGTGGAAGTTGCGTTGCGCCTCTTCGATGATTTCGACGGTCGGGATATCGGACTCCAACTTGTCCCCGAATACGTCGGAGACTTCGTCCCTCAAGACCTCGGGGAAGACAAGCTCATCGGCGTAGAGGAACATGTAGCCCTTCTTCGAGCGCTTTTCGACGGAGTCGAGCACCATCTTGCGCGCCGCCGCGTACAGCAACAGATCGTAAGACTCTCCGTTATTTCCGCCGCCGTTGCCCACGAGCCAGATGTTGCGGATATGTTCGTCGACGCGGATGTCGCTCTCGAAGTCCGAAATCTGGATCGAGTTCGTGCCAACGACCTTGTAATCGTCGTTCGCGGCGACGGCAACCTGTGGATCAGCAATGTACTTGGCCAGAAGCTCCATCAGGGTCGGCAGCTTCTTTTGCACGTCCACCGCCCGATCAATGTTCGAGCCGGTCACGTCGAAGCACACCAGAACGGCGTGTGATTCCGGATGGTCTGCTGAATCACGCGATTCGAGCTTTCCGAATGGTTTCTTGTTGATGCGCTTCGGGTCCAGATTTGCGTGGACGTTCGTCGCGCTCTGCGTGTAGGCAAAGTCAGGTACATTGTTTGCCGCACGTGTTGACTTGGTGCTGTGGTAAGTTCCTGAATCCCAGCTTCCTCCACCCATAAAAACCCTCCAGTTGCTACGGCAAGTTGAATTCGAACCACTTCGGAGTGCCGAACTCCGTCGTAGCAGCCTTGGTCCATGCATCGAATATGTCACCGGCTTTTTGGTAACGCTTCTTTGGATCGGATTCAAGACACTTTAGGAGAACTGTTCCAAGCGCTGGTGGCCACAATGTGCCGCACAGGTAAACGATCAGCTTCGCCGCCATGTAAATGTCCGCTGGCGGTCCGATTGACTTTTTGGAGAGCAACTCTGGCGCGTAGTGATCCTGCCAAGCTGGCACCCACGAGGAGAGCCGCGTCCTTTGCGTGAAGTCGACTGAGTAACACCAATCAATCAGCCGGATTGAGTGCTTCCGCTTATCCACGTCCTTGTGGCCGTCATTATCCGGATAGAACAACACGTGCGGCGGAAGGATGGCTCCGTGAATTAAATCGAAGTGATGCACCCAAGTTAAGAGGGACAGTATCCTCTTGAACATCCACACCCCGGTACGCTTGTGGACTGAGTCGTCTCCGTAGCGCGCATGAACTTGCTGCGCGGTCACGAAGCCCGGAAACGCCGTGATGACATTGGCCTCGCGCTTCCACATCCCCTCAACCCAGAAGTTGTCGATCAGCTTTGGGACACCATCGAGCACGGAGGTTGTGATTCCGCTCAACAGGCCCAAGGCAGTGACCTCGGCTCTCAGAAGATCGTTGTCGTCATGGTGCCGAGTGACCTTGATTATGGCTTTTCCGCCCTCGACCGTGTACAAGTCTGCAATGTCTCCGACCCGAGGATGGGGCTTCGCCTTGTACTTTCCGATCTTTAGAGGCACGCAATGCGGTAATGGGACTCTCTTTCCCCACTTGCCGTCTTTGACTCGCCTGTCGGCCTCATCCTTGAGCGCGCTGAGCTTCTGAAAAGCCTTCTTCGCGATGGGCTCAGTAGGGTGCAAATCTGGATGACAGGCCCGCGCCAGCTTACGGAATACCACGCTGGGGTCATCGCCCGTCCCGAAGACCTCCTCGGGACAGCAGGCGTTGTCCAGCTTCTCGTAGATGAGTTCGAGTTCGCTCATTAAAATAGCCCCAGTTTGGCGAATTCGCGACGGGCAAACTCTCCCGTCTTTTTGTCGAGCTTCTCGATGAACTTGCGCCGGTTATCAGACTGCTGGATTTTTTCGTCGAGGACATGATCCTCCATCCGGGAGATAATGTCCCTTTGTCCTGTCTTCCGCCTCTTCTTAATTCGGCCCTTCATCTTCGTCTCCGAGCATATTTTTAAGTTCCTTCATCCCCTCAATCGCATCGTGCAAATCTCGCGATGCAGGAATGTCTTTCACTTGATTCAAGTAAACATCCCAGTTCCGGTAAAGTTCCTGTCGCATCTCTTGGAGCGTGTCGTTGCGGTGCTTCCACCTCCAGCGCCACTTTCGCCAGACCCACCATGTCAGGTCGTCCCACCTGTCCTCCAACCAGTAGATCATTCACATCCTTTTATTCGCGGGCGGGTATGTGGGCCATGTATCGTGGGCTCCAATGATTGCGGCGTAAATTCCAATGGCCATCTTCCCTTCGGGCCGCGACCAAAAGGATTTAATGTCTGTCGAGGTAGGTAGTGAGAGATTGGTTGACAAGGTGTTCCTCCTATGCCAGAAGACCGGCGTATTTCGCCGCTTCGGTTGCGAGTTCCTGTTGACGTGTTTGGAGAGCGGTATCGAAGCGATGCTTTCCAGCCTCGATCTTCTGTTGCGTGGCGAAGGCGTCTTCCTTGAGTTGTGCGATCTGAGCTTGCAGGCTCTGCACCTGTGTCGTGAGTGACTCCGCCTGTTTGTTCTTGGCGTCCACTCCCTCAGCGATGGCGTGATCGACGGACGCACTGAAATTGTCAGCGGTCTTCGAAAGATCAGTCTTCAATTGATCGAAGGCTGTCGCAATCGACGCCGGATCAAATCCGGACTGTGCCGCCGCCTGTTTAACCGCCGCCCGGAATCTCGTCTTTTCATCCGGCAACACGTCCATGAGCGGAGCGACGTATTTCTGGAGCGTCTGGTAGACGGTTGTCTGTGTGAAATCGCTGTGAGCGAGTACCCGCTGGTACGCATCGTCCGCGTGATTCGCTCCACCGTCGTCAGCCACCGCGACAGATGGAGCCCCGTTCGGGTAACCGGCTGTCGTGTCGGTGTGAATATACGAATGCGCCTGTGGCGGCGTGGTTTGAGTGGCTGGATGAGGCGCGGGCTTACTGCCGCTCTCAAAGAGCATATCCTTGATGTGAATCGCCATGTTTCCTCCCGGTTGCTTGCTTAAAAGTTGAAAGACCCAGAGTCGGCTTCTTTCCCATCTGCCGCTGGCTTCTCCTCCGGCTTGGTTTCTGCGGTTTCCTTCGTTCCTTCAGCTTGAGTATCAGTAGCAGGCGGTTGCTCCTTACCCTTCTTCGCGCCGCCCTTCTTTCCCGTCGCTGGCGACGTGGTTCCGGAGGCTTCGTCTGTCTTCTTCTCCGGCTCCGTATTCGTTTCCTGCTTCACTTCAGTGCCGCGCGCCGCTGGGGTCACGCGCTCACGCAGATACTCGACCAGTTCCTTGGCGCGACCCATGTAGGAGCCCTTGAGGAGGCGCTTCTCGGCCTCGTTCTTCTTGAGTTGCGTGAAGAGAGCGTCGATCTCCTTGTCGTATGGAGAGCCGAAGACGGCCTCGATGGTTCTGTCGCCACGCTTGATTTCCTCGCACATGACTTTGAGCGTTACCAAGTGCTCAGTCTCCATCTCCTTCGGCGACGCGCATCCGACAGCGTTCATTATTTGCCACTCAGTCACACCGAGCTTCGTGAGATACTCCATCGCCGCGTCGATTCTTGCGCTGTGACTCATAGCCTTGCCGACAGCCGTCAGTTTGGCTTCCTCGTAGGCTGGAGTCCAAAGAGCCTGCGGCACGCCGCCTTTCAAGATCGCTTCGCGGTAGGCAATGCTAAGCGCGGCTTTCGACGTGGTGAGAATCATGTCGGAATTGAACTTCCGCCCATCGGACGATGTGATGCGACGCGGGATTTCCTTCACGTTGCGCATGTTGGCTTCGTAATCGAGAAAGACGCCTTGCGCCGTGACCGTCTGTTCCGTTTCGCCGATGATCCTTGAGCCTGTCGAGTTGTTCTTCCAGCACGGCGCGACGACTTCGGCGAAGCGCACCGAGGGGCCGACAATCTGTTTCCCTGCGCGCGGCAGGCTGTAGAACATCCCAAGAGCGACGGGCTGAGAGTGAGTAGCGTAGAGCATCAGCTTCTTCGAGAACTCATCGACGCTACGCCTGTTGCCCTTGATGTTTGCGGTCGCGACCATCGCCGCGTACTCGCTCTGCGTGATGATCGCGAGCGTGGATGGAGCGGCTTCTATCTGCTCGATTGGATCGTCTTCGCTTTCGGGTTGGAGGTATTCGGCTTCATTCGCCATTTGGTTTCTCTGTCTCCTCAGCTTCCGGTGATTCTTGCGTTGTCACTTCTTCCGGCTTCGTTCCTTCGCGTGTCAGCGGGGGTCTCAATTCGAGTGTTGACTCGCGATCCGGTTTTGTTTCATCTGGCGTTAGTACCTTGCTCGCGTGCTGGAAAGCGTGCGCTAATCCACAAAAATGCTTGCCGTTTTTCATGGCCTCCGGTGGGCATTCTGCCCATTTATAAATCCGAACTCCTCCCTTGGTCTCGGCCACGATGTACCAGTGGTTAACGCCTCTTCTCAGTGCTCCGCATCCCACCCAGTTACATTCGTCAGGGCCGAGACTCATCGCGTAGCCTCCCATAGCGCAAACACTAGAATCAGCATGATTCCGCCAACCGCACTTACAAGTACGAGGACTCTCTTCCAGAGATCAGGATCGACCGGCAGCGGAGATGGCTCCAACGGCAGCGGAACAATTTTCCACCCGCTTTGCTGCTGCTCGTCGGTCAACTCGTCCACATGCGCGCGGCACTCTCCTGCTGTACCCTTGAACACCGGCTCAAGTGAGTGCCCGACATACAAACCGTAATCCATTCCATTGTCTTTCTGCGGAGGCCGCTTTCACGGCCCCCGCTTTCTCGCCCTGTCAGACCTTACCTAGTCGACAATGAGGGGGCGTCCAACCCCCAAGGCATCCCTTGCCCGGAACGAACGATGGGCGCGGGGAAGCTGGTTAAGCCTTCTCGTCGAGCGACTTTAGCGCCGCCGCAGATTCGCTCTCCATCTTGCGACCAATCTGGATTCCCCAATACAAGAGCGCCAACGGAGCCTCAAACGCTGTGAGGTTATTCAGTATGACGTTCCCAAAATCCGGTTTCTGGCCGCTGGGCATCTCTCTCATCGATTCTGCGATTTCCTTGCCGGAAAGGCCAGTCGTCAACAGTCCGAGAAGTAGCCGCATCGACAACTTCTCACTCTTCAGAACCTCGCGGACCATCTCAGGGAATCCGTCGCCAACCTGAAGGCCGAATTTCTCCCTCGTGAATTTGTCGCTGGCCGTGATCTCCTCATCCAGCATTTTCAGATACGTCATACAGTTCCTCCATCACTTTCCCCCGAGCAACTCAACTATAACGCGAGGCACCAACGAAAACACATAGATGACAACCACAATGAAGGCAATGAAAGCAAGAGCCGCCACGATGATCCCGAAGGCAAAGCCAAAGACAATAGTCCATAGCCAGCCCAGTGAATCACCGTCATCGCAGCACAGAAAATGGTAAGACTCCGTTTGTGCTGCTTCGCGCTTTTCGGGTTCACTGATTCCATATTTCGCGCACACGCGCTCCGCTATCTTCTCGGTTTCGGTCACCAGTTTCCCCCAGCAGTGTCAGCTTCACCAAAAGTACAAGGTCCGCACATTCCAGTGCATGGGACGACTGGAGATGCGCCGCAAACTTCGCACTTCCCCTCCCAGTCCGGCTCCGTTTCAGGATCGGGCTCGGGCTTTTTCTTTTCCTGCGGCTTTTTTGATTTCTGGCTCATGCCTTGACGCCTTCTCTTTCTCGATGCTGTAGTGAAGGAAGCTCGCGAATCCGTACCAATCGTTTTCAGAGAAAAGATCGAAGACGCAATGGAGCGCGACGGCCTCGTGCCCCTCGCCGTAGGGCTTCCACTTCGAGACGACCGCTTTGAGTTGCTTCGATAAAGCTGCCGTCGTCATGCGCTCAGTCAGCTTTTTTGTCTCGCCAGTCGCCGTCAGCGAATAGGTCGCGAAGCCGTCTTCGACGTGCTTGAGAAATCCATTCCACTGTTTCGGCTTGAGAAGGTAGATTAGGTTCCACGCCGCCGAACTTGCGCTGGAATCGCAGCCCTTCCTCAACGCCACATGCAAGCTTTCCGCCAGTGAGTCATCGAATTTCATCCGTCAAACCTTTCCCGGCGCAGAGTATCATGTCTGTTGTGCCGACCATCAAATCTTTCCGCGCGATGCTGGAGTGCCCCGTGTGCGGCCAGACCGTGCCAAGCGACAAGGGCAGGGTGACTTTTCACCTCACGCGCGGCATCTTCACCGACGAGTACAGAGTATGCCCCGGATCGCAGAACGGCGCACCGAAAAACCAGAAGAAGAAAAAGCCCTACTACACCATGGTTCCGATCCTTCGCGTCTGTGCCGCGTGCCAGCGAGGCGATCATCTTCTCTGTGATGATTGCCAATGCGCGAGGTGCAGTCACCTCGATCTTCCCCACTGAACTCCAGAGCGCCGTCACGCCTTCACCTTATGGAACTCGTTGCCGCCGCAGTTTGTACACGAAAGACTCTCCAGATCGTGCTCGCTCACCGATGACGAAAATTCGTTTGATCCGCACTCGTTGCACTGCCACGACCAGTCGCCAGAGTCCAGTGCCCCCAGCCTGCGCCGCAGCGCGGCCCACTCCGCTGGCGTCAGCCGGTCGAGAGGATGATTATCAGGAGTCATGTCGGAGAGAAGTCGGAAGATCGCGGAAACGTCTTTCTGCTCGGGCCGCGCGTAAAAACTGCCGCGTTTCGCATCTTCAACGGTGCGCGCGGCGGCGCGTTTCCGGTTGGCCTCGATCTGGTCAGGCGTTGCCAGTTCGTAGTGGTACTGGCTCATGGAGCGGCGACGTTCCCTGCCGGTCGCCTTCTCAAACCATCGTCCGATGACCATGAATTGCTTGGCTGTCACCTTCTTGACTTCGTGGATAGCCCCGGTCCACCGGTCCACACGCCCGATGTTGTGGCTCATGGCGGCGATCATGTCGCCAACCTTCACGTCTTGCAGATCACGCTCTTTCACTTGCTCGCTCCCGCTGATGGATTCAGCTTTATTGAAATCAACGTAGACCCGAAAGCGCAGCTTGTCAATAGAAAAGTGTGGAATTTTGTTGATTACTAAACCCCATCTCTGTCTGTGTATTTCTGTAAGCGATACAGATCGTGCCGTTTGATGGGTTGACTATCTTGGTCCACATTTCCACTTTTGCCTGTGGAAATCCTCTTTTTCTCGCTTGACAGGCAACCTTTTGTGACCTATGGTTGCCGAGTCTGGGTAGCTCCCAGATGCCTCCTTGTCCGAACAGGTCTGGGGGCCGGTTCCCTCAACTGGCCCCAACCACCTTTCAGGAGAGTAGGCCGTTCGGATTTCCTTTTCGATGGCGCAGGCGTTGATTTTGCCGAGGATATTCCCCTGTCCGAAAGGGGAAGAGGGGGAGTTTTGCCTGCTAAGTGGCAACAGTGGATGCCGTTCCGAATCGACGCCTTTAAGGGCTCCCCAGCCGTGCAAGCCATGCATCCGTCCGCCCGGATCGGCTACCTATACCTCCTCTCCTGCGCATGGCAAACCGACGATTGCACCGTCTCAGCAGACTCGCTCGACCTTGCCGAAAATAGTGGCTTGGGGGACGAGCTTTGGGCCATCCACGGACCCAGAATTATCCGGAAATTTGATGTGGTTGATGGCAATCGCCTGCGCAACGAAACCTGTTACGAAGAGTGGTTGGAAGCCAAGAGAATCTTCGATGCTCGACGCGGGGCCGCTAACCGAACGAATAGCGCACGGTCACCGGGCGTCATATACGTGCAGTCACCGAACGGTCACCGTGTCGCTGTGCCTGCCGGACCGTCACGCTCCGCCGACACACGTACAGGGACAGGGACAGGGACAGAGACAGAAAAGCAAATACACCCCCCTTCACCCCCCAAAGGGGGGTTGACGGAAGCCATGGAGATTTTGCAGGGAGAGAAGCATTGAGACGCCGCGAAATAGTCCCCGAAGAACTCGATCCCCGCTACCACGACTTCGTAGATTTGCTGAGTGCGTACTGGAAGCAGGCCAACCCAGAATTCGAACTCCCGTGGGGGAAAAAAGAGATTTGCACCCTCATCGACTTCCTCACCGCCTGCCCGACCATCAGCGCCAAACAGTTCGCCCAGCTACTTCGGAACCGGCTGAAGTCAGAGGCGGTCGTTCACAGCAGCCGGGTTTACTTCTGGCTCGCGAATGTGACCCTTTACACAACCCCTTTGAACCGGTACGGACAACCACTTCAACCCGGAGGATCAGGTGCCAATTTATCTAAGCAAGGAATGGGAACGCTTGTGGGCGTTTCTGCCGAATCTATCGCCAGAGGGGAACATCAAGGCGGCGCTTACACACATGGCGATTTGCAGGCAAGTGAAGCTGAGCCCACAGGACTGGAAGTTAGCTTTGGAGACCTACACGAACCACCTGAAGAACACCGATCTCCGGGCGTTTCAGGTGGCGATGGCGATTCTATCCGAGACGCCGAGAGACGAAGGAGAAACGGCGCTCCCGTCCCTCGGGGACATCCTTTCAGTGATGAGTGACGCACATGAAAAATGGCCGAACTTTGCTGAGGGCCGAAAGGAAGTCCTCACGCTACCGGTATACGTGGGACGTGAAGTGAAGAGGTTGAAAGCATGAAAGACGATCCGGGCGACTTCTTCATGGCCGAGCAAACACCTGAGCCGCCTCCCGAGGAAGTTCTCGTCGAGAGCCCAATAGCGGAGCCGCCGCCAGACAGGAAGCACGAATACCGTGGATCGGGAACATCCACGGTCCCAGACCTCACGCTTGAGGCTGGGCTCCCCGCCAACCTTGACGCCGAGAGGACGATCCTCGGAGCGATCCTGCTGGACGACAGTGCGATCAAAGAAGCCAAAGAGGTCATACGCGCCGACGATTTTTCGCTCGACTCCCACCGTCGCATATTCCTCCGCATGGTCGAGCTATCAGACGCGGCGATGCCGGTCGACATCGTCACGTTGTCAAACGAACTCGGTAAGCACAAGGAAACCGAATCGATTGGCGGCGTTGCCTATCTTGCGTCACTCACTGAAGGGCTTCCGCGCCGCCCGGTCATCAGCGAATACATCCGCATCATCAAAGACAAGAGCATCGCGCGCCGGTTGATGGGCATTAGCTCCTCCGCGATTGCGCGCGCCGCCGATCAGAGCGAAGAAGCGGTCAGCACGCTCGAATTCGTGGAACGCGAAATCCTCACCCTCAGAGAAGACAGCCGGTTGCTTCTCCGCACCCGGAATCCGATCCCGTTCTTCGTTGGCGCGCGGACGTTCATCACAAGCGCTCCCGATGTGGTCGATTGGACCGTTGAGGGATTGATCCAAAAAGAGGGCAACGGCCTCGTGCTCGGCGACTCTGGTAGCTCGAAATCGCTGCTCGTGTTTCATCTTGCGATGCACATGGTGGCCGGGGTTTCGTGGTTCCAACATAAGATCAAGGAAAGGGTCAAGGTCGGCCTCGTGGCGCGCGAGGACGCTCCGGGCCTCTCCCAGAACCGTTTGAAGAGGCTGCTCAAAGGAGCGCCTGAGTCGGTGAAGATGTTTCTCTCCGGGCTCGACCTCGAAGATTGGCTTTACATCAACACACGGTCACAACGCGAAAGCTGGACGCTCCAGAGCAATCCCGATCTCGTCGACATCATCGAGTCGATCAAGGAAAGACAAATCCAGTTCGTCTTCTTCGACGTGTTCCGTGACCTCTGGGAGGGAAACGAAAACGACAATCAGGAGACAGCGCGAGTGCTGGCCTCGGCAAAAAGAATCAGCCGCGAAGGTAAGTGCCAAGTTTGCATCATCCATCACCTCTCGAAAAGTGACAGGGGAACGATCTTTGACCGGGCGCGCGGCGGCGGAATCAATGGCTGGAAAGAATGGGGAATCGGCGTCACGGTGGAGAATCCGGATGCTGAGCCGAGGAACCTGATCCGCAAAATTCAGTTTCACACGAAGGCTGACTGCGCCGCACCGCCGATCTACTATCGGATCGAGGGCGGAGAAGAGGAACTGCACTTGACGCAGGCCGAGGCTCCGGTTCAAGAAGGGTACATACACACACCGAAGAAAAAGAAGAAGGGCGCGGAGCAAACGTCGATGTACAAAGACAAAGACGAATACTCCGCTCCTTTTTGACCGTTTTAGGTTCCGTTGTAGTATAGTTGGCGAATGAAAATATGCATCCGCTGCAAAAAGCCAAAATCTTCGGATGAGTTTTATACCCATCCTGAGATGGCAGACGGGCACCTCAACAAATGCAAAGAATGTTGCAAGTTCGAAGCTAAAAAACACCGGCGCGGGAACCGGGAGACGTTGAGGGAGTATGACCATCAAAGGAATGCCGAGCCGCATCGCGTGGTTGCTAAGTTCTTCTATAACCAGTCACCAAAAGGAAGGGCTGCGTCTGCGAGAGCCTCACGTAAATGGTGGGACAAAAATCCGCGCAAAAGGGCCGCACAACTTTTGTTCAACAACCGCAAAAGATATGATCTAACCTTAGCGACAAAGCCGTGTCAGCGGTGCGGGGCAGTAAATTCGCACGCGCATCACGAAAATTACGATAAACCACTCGAAGTGGTATGGCTTTGCCCGCCCCACCACAGAGAGCGTCACCGCGAAATGAAAGCGCTGGGTATAGAACCATGAGGCCCAAAACTATTATTCTTTGCGTAGACGAGAACGAGCAGGAACTATCGATCATGAAGTTCACTCTCGAAACTAACGGCTACAGAGTCATCACGGCTCCGACTGCCGATAAGGCGATTGCCACATTCTCGACCACGTATGATATCCGAATGGTGCTGATCGCGGATTACGCGAAGCATCTCCGTGGATGGATGACTGGAAAGCAATTGCTCGTTAAGATGAAAGCGGTTAACGAACATGTGCCCATGGTGTTGCTCGGGGAAGCCTACACTTCAGACGCAGGGATGAACATGGCCGATGCGCTCGTATCGAAAGAAGATTGCTCGACCGAAAAGTTGCTGGGGCTTATCCACTCAATGACCATACGCAAGCGCGGGCCGCGCAAGGGATTCAAGTATCCTCGTGAACGGTTGGCGGTGCCCGCATGAGCAAACGTCCCTCGGGGTGGCAACTACGAAGCCAGCGAAAGCCTACGGATGAAGAGCCTATTTGCCCATCGGGATTCGATTTGCTTCTCCACGGCCTCGGGATCACAGAAAAGGAAGCCGCCAAGAATGACGCTGTGCGGCTGTGGGTCTTTGCGAACTACAGGACGCGGTTCGTGCCGGAAAGGGTTCTTGAGGCGGTCGGAGTGCGTGAGGTTCTCCTGTGAAGAGGTCAGGTCCTATTAAAAGGCACACTCCCGTGCGCAAGCGGCGCGCCACGCCGCGCCGGGGCGAGCCGACAAGGGAAGAGAAGGACACCGAGCGCCGACGCGTCTACGCGCGTTGTGCGGGCCGCTGTGAGCTACGCGGCGAAGACGGCAAGCCGCTGCACATCGATCACGTCCATGGCCTTCTCCCCTCGGACGGCCAGACCCCATGGGATCACTGGCACCTTGTCCACCTCCACAGCAAGCGGCGCTTTGGCTGGACCGAGGCGCAGGGGAACACGCTCTTGGGCGGCTGCCCGCCATGTCACTTGATCGGGATGCACGTTCTGGGCCTCAAGCCGAAGGACCCGCGAGGCTCCAATGACGATCTGTGACAAGTGCGGCCAGCAAATCAACCCTCCGTCCCTACAACCAGCGGGCCGGAGAATCTGTGCCCAGTGCGGCCACCCGATCAAGAAGGCGCACAAGTGGTTCATAGGGGTCGACGGAAGGTTGCGCCACAAGAACTGTGCGATTCCCACCGGGACACCGGTTGAGGAGACGATGGATTTGTTGATTTAGGGGCGCTATAATGGGGACATCGGGCGCTTGTAACGCCCAATCCTCAAGGCCGCTGGAGGCCCATCGGTGACATCCCCACCTGAAGCATACAGCATCATCTACCTCACCCAAGACCAGTTCACCATCGTTAGCAGCCACCGCTACAAAGCGCTCAATGCTTTCAAATGGTTTGCCCTTTGGGACGCCACTACCCTAACCTTCAGGGCCGTTAGAAATAGCTCGATGGCAGGAGGGAAGAAGAGCTATACGATATACATGCACCGGGAGATCATGGGCTTAGAGAAGGGGGATAAACGCACTGTCGATCATTGGAACCACGATACTTTGGACAATACCGACGACAATATTCGTTTCGCCACAAGGGGGCAGCAGGATCAAAATAAAGGAATGACAGCCCATAACACCAGTGGCTACAAGGGATCATCGTTCCATAAAAGAATTGGAAAGTGGCAGGCGCGCATTTATGTCGAAGGGAAAGTGAAGCATCTCGGCTACTTCTCCACCGCGTTAGCTGGTCACCTAGCCTACTGTGAAGCCGCAAAGCTCCACTTCGGTGAATTCGCCTGCTTTGAGTAGCATCCCTTGACAATCTGCGCCTATGCTTGCATACTGCAAGCATGACCAAGTGCATCACAATTGGTGACAGGGTCTACTTGGCGAACGCTATTGCCGGAGAGCCCGGAGTTGTCGTCCGGATCACCGGGCTCACCGGATACGTCACGTGGCCGGATATGCCAGAGATCACCGAGCCCACGAAGCATAAGCTCGACACGCTCGTTGTCGACGAGGGATTCATCGCTCGGTCGAATCTTGATTTCGAAACGGCTGCGGCGTAAAATTTCCGCTAACGCCAGTCCCGCCGATGGACTCAACGCACGAACTCTTCTCTAAGTGTTTCCAAAAAATCCTCTGCAACACCTCCCGCGAAAGCACGCTGGCAAGAAGACCCGGCGAGGAGATCGCCGTGCTTGCGCCACGACCGCGTTCTGCGCTAAAGTCGGTCCATGTCACGCAAAGCATCGGACCATTGCCGCAAAGGCCACCTGAAGACTGGAAAGAACGTGATCACGCATAGGCGTGGGGACAAGATCATCAAAGAGTGCCGGAAATGCCGGAACAGCCGGGAGCGCGCCATGCGCGCCGCGCGCAAGCGCAACGCTGAACTGCTCGACAAAGTGGCTTGAGAGGAAGCGGCGGGCGGCACAACCGAGGAGGAAAGAAAACCGCCCGTCGCGAGGGGCAGGGATCGCAGCGCAAATGGGAGGCACTGTTCCCTAGCGCATGGCAACCTGAGCGCTTGATTGTTTGTAGGGCATTTCCCGTCGAGTGTCAAGAAGCATCTGTGGGTTTCACGGCCTGATCCACTCTGAGATGCGTTTCCGGATGAGCTTCCAGACCGTCATCGTCTTCAAATCCTTTTCCTGATCCTCGACGATTTTTCTGAACAGCTTGAGTTCGTTGCGGGCGAGCGTCAATTCGCGAAGCGCCTGATCGCGTTGCTCGCGGAGAACATCTTCAGCATTGTGCCTCACGGCGTGGTGGAGAACGGGCGCAGGCGCAACCTGCCCAGCCATGATCGCCTTTTTCTCGTCTCCCGTGAGCGCAATATGGCGATAGTAGTTTGGCTTTCCCTGTGGCCCGACAGGGACTGCGAGTCCGAACGCTCTCTTTTGCCTATCTGTGACGGGAAACGTCGCAAGCATGGAACCATCTGGAACGCCCATAGCTTGCTCGTATGCGCGGCGAGCGTTGCATAAGTGACATGCGGATACCAGATTGTCTCTCGCGTCTGTTCCACCTTTTGCGCGAGAAACGATGTGCTCGATTGTCGCTTGATCTGGTTCTGGATTGGCGCACAGGCGCGTAGGCTTTCCACACCAGTGGCATTTGCATCCCTCGGCGTGCCACAACTCTTCGCGCGTGCGGTTTCGCGTCGCGTGCCAGACGGTTTGCGGAGGAACGAGTTGAAGGGAACTGGACGCCATAAGGCGCAGTTTATCACGGAAAAGGATGGAGCGGGGCACGGGACTCGAACCCGTTTCTTCAGCTTGGAAGGCTGAGGCAGCAACCCATATACCAGCCCCGCTTATTCGTCTTCTTGATGTGCTTCTAGCCTCTCAAGGCATTTCTGGATGCCTTCTTCGTTTGCCCAGATCGCCTTGATTTCGTTGAGCGTGATGATCTTCGAATCAGCGACCGGCTCACCGAGGTGCTTCGCCACTCTGTTGTCTAACTCGCGTAAGAAATCGAGTGCCTTCATCGTCGCGCTTACAAAATCGTCGGCCTCGATCAAGAACTCATCATCCAGCAGCGTGGTTTCTGCATTCACGTAAAACATGCCCATCGGTCACCTCCCGTGAGCCCATTCTACCCGATACCAGCCCCACTAAAACTTTACACTCGTCAATCGCCTCTCCACCTCGGCCTGCGTCTTTGGGTGAAGCACGATCACATCTCGCTTTTCTTCGTACCACTGATCCGCGCGCCAGACTCCGAAGATCGCGCGTCCGGCTCCCCACCAATCGGCCAGCATCTCCCGAAGATAAATCTCTGGCATTTCCAGAACCGGTGTGCTGCTCTCGTCCGAATACACCCAGTGGTTCCAGTGGTGCTTGTTCAGGTGGATGTGGTGCAGCCACGCTATCCTGAACGCATCCTTGACCACCTGTGTCCGCTCGCCGTAAAAGAATTCCCGATACGCGATCCACTCGACGGGGAAAAATTTGGAGTAGTCGTGGATTATCAGTCTCCAAATTGGTACCCTAAATTTTAGACCAGCTTGGAAAACAAATCGCTTATGGGCTAAAATATATTTCAGGTACCTCCAATCCTTGCTGCTAATCATCTCTCCCCCATTGGGAATCTTAGCATGAAAACAAAAGTTTGCAACCAGTGCAAATCCCGTAAACGTATTACTTCTTTCCCAACGCGCACGTCGCATGGAATGCGCGTTCCAGATGGGAGATGTAAGTTGTGTCACTCAGAATATATGAGTGGCTACTCAAAAGAATACAGAGAGCGCAACAAGGCTCGCCTTTCAACTCTCCACAAGGCGCGAAATCAAGGCAAACGGCTCCAGTGCCTTGTAGCTTACGGAGGTAATCACCCGAAGTGTGCGTGCTGCGGCGAAGATACTATCGAGTTTTTAGCCCTCGACCACATCAACGGAAATGGTAGAAAACATCGACGCGAAGTAGGACACGGCACCCAATTGTATTATTGGCTGATCGCAAACAACTTTCCTCCGATATTCCAAGTTCTATGTCACAATTGCAACGCAGCCAAACAGTTTTACGGTGGGTGTCCACACCAACGCAAAAAGCGCCGCTAAATTTGGTGTACCTGCACGGATTTGAACCGCGATGACACGCTAATCGGGCGTGCGTCCTACCGTTGGACGACAGGTACAAAATGGAGGCCAGAGTCGGAACTGCCCCGACAATTCTTGCTTACCGAGCAAGAGGTTTTCTCGTTAACCTATCCGGCCCAAAATTTGGTGGGGGATGAAGGAGTCGAGCCCTCGTAGCCTGCTTGTAAGACAGGTGTTCTTCCGTTGAACTAATCCCCCATGGTGCAAGCGCGCAGATTTGAACTGCGAATTGAGGTTCCGGAGACCTCTGTGATTTCCGTTTCACCACGCCTGCAAAACTTTGGTCAACCCGCTGGAACTCGAATCCAGAACTGAAACTTAGGAGGTTTCCGTGATCTCCATTTTCACCACGAGTTGATGGAGAGCCCACTGAGAGTTCAACTCAGATTCTCGGTTTAGAAGACCGGCGTCTTATGCGTTAGACGATAGGCTCATGGTGGGATGCCGGGGTAACCATCCCCGTTCTTCCGGTTAAAAGCCGGTTGCTTCAGCATTAAAGCTTGCATCCCGTAACTTGGTCCCGACGAGAGGCCACGATCCTCCAACCTTCCGGTTAAGAGCCGGTTGCTCTGCCCATTTGAGCTACGTCGGGATGGTAGGGGATCACGGAGTTGAACCGTGCCGTTGCGCTAATCTGGCGCTCTCCAGAGTTTATAAGGCTCCGCCGCACAGCCGATGCTATCCCCCAACAACACTTGGTGCCGCGCGAGGGAAGCGAACCCTTACTCCGAACGCCTTATGAGAGCGTCGTCCCATCTCGGGTACGCGGCAAATATGGCGGGGGCGGCAGGACTCGAACCTGCGAGTTCGGGTTTGGAATCCGACAGTTTAGCCGCTAAGCTTACGCCCCCGTATTGTCAAACAACAAAAACCCCCGGCCTGAGCCGAGGGTCTGTGGACTCGAATCTGATTGCAGATTAGTCGTCCCAACCCTCGCGCACAACTCCCCAAATGACCCGCTTGGTCCCGGTCATGGAGGTTCTCACGGATTTGGACCTTATCTGCACGAAATTCAGCCTACACCTGTTTCGGATTCTTTGCAAGTAAAAAATTACCTGAGTTCAGCGAAAAGCCCCGTGCTTCAGCTCGGGGATGGATAGCTGGTCGTCAAGAGTTCAGCCCCTTTAGGGGTTGATACGAAAGGCGGCTACGCGGATTCTGGAGTGTTCTGTTGCTCTATGTATTGCTTGATGATACCTAACGGTGCTCCTCCGCATGATGCAGCAAAGTAGCTTGGAGACCAGAGGACGCCTTTCCAATAGCGCTTCTGGATATCGGGACGTTCGAGTCTGAGCAGGCGACTGGAGACGCCTTTGAGACTGTTGACCATAGCAGATACAGAGTGCTTTGGTGGGTAGTTGACCAAAAGATGAACGTGATCTTGCTCCCCGTCCATCTCGACTAGATCGGCTTCAAAGTCTGTGGCAACGTTCTTGAATATAGTTCGCAAACTGTCAATGGCACTTTTGTCAAAGACTTTGCGCCTGTACTTGGTCACAAAGACCAAATGAACATGAATCTGGAAAACACAGTGTCTGCCGTGTCGGATTTCGCTTGCATCACTCATAGACCAAGTGTATAGTGGAGACATCATGTCAGTCAAGACTCACAAATATCGGCTAGTTCCCAACAAGGCACAGCGTGTGGCGCTGGACCAGACCTTGTTTCTGTGCCGATCTTTATACAACGATGCCCTGCAAGAGCGCATCGGGGCCTATAAACTCCACCAACGTGTTGGCAGATTCGATCAGGATAAGCAGTTGCCTGCAATCAAGGAAGCCGTCCCCGAGTACAAAACAGTCCATTCCCAGGTGCTACAGAACGTTCTAAAGAAGCTCGACGTTGCCTATCAGAACTTCTTTCGTCGCTGCAAACTTGGCGGTGCTCCTGGATTCCCTCGGTTCAAAGGCAGGGATCGTTTCAACTCCTTCGCGTTCAATAATACGGGCTGGTCTCTCCAGGGAAATCAACTATCGCTCTCCAAGATCGGGAACGTCAAGGTGCGGTTGTCTCGTCCGCTCCCGAATGATGCTGTGCTCAAGCTGTGTACAATCAAACGCGAAGCAGATGGATGGTACGCGACGATCACATTTGAGTTCGAGCCCGTGCCGTTGCCGTCCACTGGATTGCCGGTAGGCATAGACGTAGGCATCGCGTCGTTCGCCACATTCTCTGATGGTACGGCGATTCCAAACCCTCGAATCTACCAGAACGCTCAAGCAGAACTCCGCAGAGCACAGCGGAAAGTTGCTCGGCGCAAGAAGGGATCTAATCGTAGGCGCAAGGCAGTTATCCTGCTAAAGAAAGTCCACCAACGTGTTGCCAACAAGCGCGCGAACTTCCTCCATAAACTATCGACAGCAGTGATTCAGAAGTACGATGCTATCGCGGTAGAAGATTTAAACGTCTCTGGCATGTCCAAGGGCAACCTTGCCAAACATGTTCTAGACGTGAGTTGGGCAGAATGGTTTAGGCAACTATCCTACAAGGCAGAATGGGCCGGTAGGATGTTCGTTGCCGTAGACCCAAAGTACACATCCCAGACCTGTGCCAAGTGCGATCATGTATCCAAAGACAACAGGAAGACTCAGGAGCTATTCCTCTGCGTCTCCTGTGGACACACGGACCACGCGGACAGGAACGGGGCAGTAAACATATTAGCTCGGGCAGAGCTATCAGACGCTAACGTAAGCGGAGTAACGCTATGCGTAGTCTGAGCAGGCTGTTTTAGCCAATGGAGCCCGCGAGGGCTCTAGAATCTCCGTCCTTTAGGTCGGAGAGTCGTCAAGAGTCTGACTTTTGGGTTGCGGGGGCGGCGCGGCAGAAGAACGGCATGACGTAGAAGCCGTAACCTCCAGAGAACTTGATCCGCTTCTCGTTGAACAACTCGATGAATCGCGTCCTCTGCTCGTCGCTCAAATGCGGGAAATAAAATTTCGTCTCTGACGTTTCACGCGTCACCCAGTGAGTACACGCATCGGGACCGCCATCGCAACTGCTCACGAAGTATTCGTTGCCTCCGAATCCAGTCATCTTCTTGTCTTTCGGGCAATCCCGGAAGCTCTGCTTGAACGGAGCGCCACCGTTGTTCTCGACGTAGACTTTGTAGTTTTTGTCCGTCGATCCCAACAGCACATCCCCAGCCTCAAGCCGCGCGATCAGGGTATCAGGATTGAGCGAGCCGCAGTACTGGCAAGTGTCATCCGAGGGGTCGTAGTCATTGTCGCGGGCGAACACTGGAGACGTTCCGATGTGACTCTCAGATCGGCGCGGACACTGGAAATTGTCGCTCATGGTGGCTCCTCCCGAATCAGGGTCGCACGGTGCAGAGTTAGAGCGCAAGTGCAAAAATTGGAAATTCTTGTCAAGTATTTTATTTTCACATCGTACTGTCAGTTACTTACGAACGCTAGAAGTGGTGAATCGCCTGTATTCATGCATGTTTGAGAATGGTCAATGAGAAAATAGATATAGGAGGAAAGAAAAACATGGATGACCAAATCAGCAAGTACGACAGGATTCGCGGCGGTCTACACGACGTGGCGATGTTCACCAAACCATCCACCATCAAAAATGTGCAATCGATCACCGGCAAGTCAGAAACCTACATTGTCGAGACGTGCCGCCACGAAGATCAGGGCGATCACATCTTCATCGAGGTCGCGGACGAGAATGGGCTCGTTCGCGTATGCCTCCCTCCGAAGGTTGCATCGCTGATCGCCTCACAGCGTGATGCGCTCACAGCCCGGAGACGCTCCAAGGCGTCGAAGCGCGTAGCTCAGGAGCGCAAGGATCGCGGCGAGCTTCCCGGATTCATGCGCGCGAAGAAGGGAGGGCGCAAGTGAAGTACGTCTACGATGATGGTGGGCGTGCGGCGGCAGGCTTCAAGGGTGACGCAGGCGACTGCGTTGCCCGAGCCGTTGCCATCGCGAGCGGCAAGCCATACGCCAAGGTCTACGCGGCCTTGGCTGAGGGGATGGGGAGCCAGAGGATAACCAAGCGCTCGAAGAAGCGGAGCGCCAGCGCACGCAACGGGGTCAGCGTGAAGCGGCTATGGTTCCTCGACTACATGCATGACCTCGGCTTCGAGTGGACGGCCACGATGCTCATCGGCCAAGGATGCAAGGTGCATCTCAGGGACGGCGAGCTACCAATGGGGCGGCTGGTCGTCTCGGTCAGCAAGCACTGGACCGCAGTGATCGACGGCGTCAACCGCGACACCTACGATCCGTCCCGCGATGGGACGCGGTGCGTGTACGGCTACTGGCAGAAAAAAAGGTAGACAAAAAAAGGGCACGGCTCGCACCGTGCCCACTGCCAAGTGTGGCAACCAAGAAAATGTTACGCGCCGACAGGCTCGCCAAGTGCGGCCAGTTCCTTGTCGATGGAATCGCGCTTCTCCTGCGCAGTCTTGAGACTGTCGCGCTGCGACTTCAACTCACGGATACGCGTTGCACGGCGGTCGGCCATGCGCGAGTCGATCTCGCGAGCGAGGGTGTTCAGGTTGTCCGAAACGTACTCGGGTACCGCAACCTTCTGGGCCTCGAACTCACCGCGAAGCTGCTTGCCAAACGCCGACAACGCAACAAGCTCGTCGATGGATGCAGCGTCCACATTGAAGTTCTTGAATTCCTGAAGCATAGGCTTCCTCCTTTCCGTCTTCTCCATACCGGGGTTGACAAAGATGTTCTTCCTCTTCATTGGAATCTTCTTCGGCATTACGCACCAACCAGTTCACCGATCTTGAGCACGTCGCTGAGCGACAAGAGCGGAGTTGTCAGAATCTCGTCCACCAAACTATAGCGATTCGAACGCATTGACTGAACGAGGTTCGGCAGGGAATAGTAATCGATCTGGCTTCCACGAAGGTCAAACATCTGCGACTCGATCCCTGCGTTGTTCAGGTAGCCGCTGAACGTGTTGTTGTCGCCGCTCGTGCTGTAGAAGTAGACCGGCACTTCCTTGCCCACGAACTCCGAATACTTCTTGTAGACGTTGTGGAAGAACGGAGCCGTGTTCTCGCCGCCGTCTGAAACAACGGCGATGCCGTCGACCTCGATCTTCTCCTCCAGCATCCGGTTCAAACCGCATCCGATGGAAGTGCCTCCGTCTGCGCGAATGTGCCGCGTTGCCTTCTGGATTTGATCGAGCGAAAGCCCGGTCACGTCCACCGTCATCGGGACAACGTCGAAGAACACCAGCCACACCTTGCCCTTGACGAACTGAGCAAGCTGTGCCGAAACCTGCCGTGCGACCTCGATGGCCACCCTCATGCTTCCGCTCTTGTCGGCAAGCACAAGCCAGTTGCCCTCCGGTCCGCCAGCCGCAGCGATCTGCTGCTTCTGGAGCCCACGGAGCTTCTCCTTCAGCCCCTCGTCCTCGACGGCGTCGACGGCCTGAGTCGTCTTCAGCGTGTTCTTCTTCGACTTCGCAGCCTTCTCCATCGCCTTCTCGAACGCACCGCGAAGCGCTGGGTTGTTCTTCATGCCCAGCTTCTCCAGCATCTTCACGTTCGTCGTCAACTCGGTCGGCGACATGCGTTCGATCAGAGCAAGAACAAGATCAGTGTCCTTGGCCTTCTCCCCGAGCGCGCCCATGGCGATAAGGAACGGAATCCTGAACCTCAAGATCGCGCCAGCCGCCTCAACAGGAGACATGCTCTTCAGGTTGGCCACGGCCTCAAAGATCGATCCCTTTGGCAACGCCAGCTTGGTCACGACCATCGAGCCGTTGATGCTCTCCTTCCACTGGCCGGAGATCACAGCCGCGACGTGGCGGTTGCCCGGACCGGTGCGAGAAAGAGCGTAGAGCGCCTTGAGCACCTTGCGGTGCTGGATGGCAAGGTGATCCCAGCCCTTCTCCCCTTCCTTCTGGCGGAGGTAGGCGCGGATCATCCGATCCATCCGCGACATCTTTCCCTTCGGGCGCATCTCGCGCACGAAGTCGAACGCCTTGCGCATCTCACGCGGGCCGAGCAGCGCGAGGTGCGCGATGCTGTTGTCGAGAAGCTCAAAATCGCTTTCGTATGCCAGACCAAGAACCGGCAGCGCGATCTTCGCATCGCGAACCTGTGAATTCTTAAACGTCCATGCCACGAGATGCTGATAGAACTCGCCTTCCTGCTCGATGGCTTGCTTGCCGATGGGGATGTAGTCGCTCAGCTTCCCGTGAGGGCTGCGTGCCAATTCGGCATAAATTCTTTGCTTCGTTAAACCAGATTCTGTCATTTTCCTATTTCTCCTATTCCACATGCTGCCATGATTCACGATCAACCACGCGACGTATTGTTGCCGGGTCAACCTCAAATATCCGAGCTAACTTCATGAACGAAAAATTGCACTGTTCGGCGAGGCTACGAATTGCTTGTACACGCTCCTCAGTTAAAACCGATAGTGCATGTCGCTCACCTTTTCCGGCCCTCTGGCGTCCGCGTTGAATCATATCGCGGATATTATCAAGTTGAGTCCCAACAATTAGATGGTCTGGGTTAACACAGCATCGTACATCGCACTTATGCCTCACAACCTGACCAAATTCGAGTGGCCCATGCTTTTTGACGTACATGAAACGGTGGACACGAATTACTATTCTTCCGCCATCCTGTAACGTCGCTCCGATATGTGCATAGCCCTTATCGTCCGATGAGCCGATCCAAAGCCAACAACCACTCATTGGCTCGTGGCTGATATTTTTCTCAATGCGGCCATAAAGAGATTGCCCAGAAGTTCTTCCAAGATAACTTACATAGTCGGCCATGCTCAGCTTTGTCACCGCATCGTTCATGCGACTCATGGAAGTTTTCTCTCTTTCAAATACTCGACATAGAAATCATAGTCAAGACCCTTGAGAGCGCACCAGTCACGCGGGTCCATGGCACCTTTATCCTTATTGCAGCGGCGGCACGCTGAAAGGTATCCAGACGGATCATTGACACCACCCTGCTCTAAAGGCCAGAAGTGGTCCACTGTGAGTTGCACCCGGCCCATAGGCTGCTTACAATAAAGACACTTGCAGCCGTCAGCGACCCACACCTTCTGCTGGACGGTGCCAGAGATGTCGTAGCGGAGCTTGCGGTGGAACGCCTTCTCAAGCGATCCGTTCACCAGTATCTCGGGGTTGTCCGATCTCTGGAGCCAGTCAGACCACTGCTCGGCGGTCAGGGTTTTAACGTCAGCGCCATCCGGCCATTCTCCATCTCCCCACAGCACATAGCCGGGGAGCATGAAGATCGCCTGCGCACCTTCGCCGCCGACCACGATACCTTCGATTTTGAGGAGGGAGCCTACGTCGCCCATGAGAGCAGGGCGATGACGCAACTCAAGCTGATAGAAACGGTCGCCACTTGCCATGGTTCCCCTCCCGGAAGGAACTTTTGGGTTGTAGTCGATATGGTTTAGATTTTGCGGAGCCTTGCGGCTCGCGCCCCCCATATTGATGAAGCCGAATAAGGTGGTGGAGGGGGCCGGAGTTTCCCCCGGAACAAAGTCATGTATCCACTTCAGTCAACCCAAACTTGGCTGGGGGACTCGGTTACGAGCCGAGATTGGCTTGCGCCAAAAAGACATGTATCCGAATCAGTCAGCAGTATCGCTGTAGTCGTTCCGGAACCTCTTAGGTCCCCCAGTAAAACTTGATGGTGGCGGGTGAAGGATTCGAACCTCCATACTGTTGTAACCAAATACAACCGTCTTTTCCATGTATCCGACTCAGTCAGCGTCGCCGCTGTAGTCGACCCGGAAGTTAGCTTTTGACTAACCCGCCACAACTTATTGGCCTGTAGTCGAAGTGCTACCCCTTGCGGGGTGGTACAGGTTGGATTTGAACCAACTACCGTCTGATTAAGAGTCAGATGCTCGACCAATTGAGCTTCATGTAAGCACTTCTGTCAGGCCAAATTCAAAATCATTGTGCTGTAGTCGATCTGCTATTTTACGCGCTCTACCGCTGAGCTAATCCCCCGTCAATTCTTTGATGGTGGAGGATGAAGGATTCGAACCTCCGACCTCGGTCTCCAAAGGACATGTAAGCAAGTCAGTCAGCACAAACTTTATGGCTTGTAGTCGATCTGCATGGTGTTCCTGCTCTCAAAGCATGTATGCAAATCAGTCAAGCCAATTTTTTTCTCCGCTGTAGTCGTCAGGCAACCCTTTCGGGACATCCGGGAATCGCACCCGGTTCGTTTCATCTCAATTGAAATGCCTCGCTTTGAGGCGCATGTAAGCCAAACAGTCAGCGAAAACTCAATCTCAAAAACGCAACGTCTCTAACCTTACAACGGTTCCAAAAACGCGTCAAGCAAATTCTGCGCTTTTTATGGAGGGCCTAGAGGGATTCGAACCCCCGTATAACAGATTCGTAGTCTGCCGCGTCATCCAACTACGCTATAGGCCCTCATTCAAAATGGTACGGGTGGAGGGATTTGAACCCCCGATCCCCTGCTCCCAAAGCAGGTGCGTTTCCAGACTTCGCTACACCCGTGTGACTTCCAAAATGGTCGGGGAGATGGGATTCGAACCCATGACCTTCGGTACCCGAGACCGAAGCGCTACCTGACCGCGCCCCTCCCCGATGGTGTCGACTCCCGGTGCTGCCCCGAGTTCTTCCGCTCTTCAGGCGGACGCTATGACTGCACTAGCTCAATCGACAAAACTCTTGCCAAACATCCTGCCGAAAGTTGCTCGGCCTGCGAATCATCTTCTTCGCGCGATATGCCTGCATCAGCTTCCGAGCGCGTCCACACCTCATGAGCATCCGCTGGAAAGGACTCTCAGCAAAGAAACAATCCGCGATCTTGCTTGCGAACTGCTTTCTCCTACGCAAATCTCCCTCATGTCTTCGCTGAGAAAAACCGCGCTCGGATCGCTTTATGAATTGACGCATATTTCTCCTAAAAACTTAGCGGGCCTCTACCTTGCGACGTGCGACCCGTGACGCCTTCACCCTTACGTCGTTACAGGTGAGGCACCAGTCAAACTTGGTGGACCTAGTCGGCTCCGCCCCGACCGCCTCCGCATTGCAAGTGCGGCGCTCTCCTAAATGAGCTATAGGCCCGTAAAACTTTGGGGCGGCGTATCGGATTCGAACCGATGTAATACGTGTGCCACAGACACGCGCAATAGACCGCTCTGCCAACACCGCCATGAATCGCGCTACCGGGACACGTTATAGCTTGGTAGCACCCTCCCGCCCGTAAGCGGGAGATTCCGCGTGTCCCAGTGAGCTTGGGGCCGAAGGGGATACTCGAAATCCCATCAGCGGTTCACAAAACCGCCGCTACTTCCTCTTGAGCTACTTCGGCAAACTCTCTCGTCTTTCTTATCTTTCTTCTTCTTTCGCTCGCCTTCCTTTTGTTTCGATTACGAAACGTTGGAGTCAAAGCGTGGCAATTAGGACAGAGAAGTTGCAGGTTCTCATCTTTGTTATTCTCTGAATCCCCGTCCACATGGTGAAGTTCAAGCGGGATGGCTTTTCCCATCCACTGATCTAAACCGCATCCTTCGCATCTGTGTCCTCTTCTCCGAAGCACCAGACGCTTGACAGCCTTTGAATCGCTTACATCTTCAGTAGACTGAGCCATCTTGTAGATTTGGCTTTTGTTGCAGTCGTCGCAATACTTGTTCTGACCAGAACATGTGGAACCGCAGTACGCGCAAGCCTTTTCCCAATTCTCTCTTCTTTTTCGTCTGGCGATCTTCGCGCATCTCACCGAGCACGATTTTGCTTTCAGATTCTTAACGAGAACAGGACCGCCGCAAATTACGCATCGACGCTCTTCTCTCTTACGTTGTATCTGATCCGATTTGATTTTTGCTTTAGCATGAGCTTTCGCCAGCGCAACCACAGCATTCGCCCTGCTAATAGTCTTACGTTCCTCAACAGAAAGCAGCGGTACGTCAGGAATTCGCGACTTCAACACCTTCTTGGATTTCCTGTTCCTGTAGTACCACCGCCTCCGAGCAGCTTTTCGCCTTTCTTCGTTTTTCATCTCCCGAGTATAGCAAAATTTGGAGACGATAACGAACATTTATGTTAGTTAACAAACTGGTATCTTGTGTCACCCGTGTTAAGCAAAGCACAAGTCGCAAGTCTCTTGGCTATGGACTCCGGAGTTTTCCTCTTTCCACGCATACTCGCGGAAATCTTCGCCTTGTGCTCATCCGACATCGGCCTGCGTTTCCGGTAGCCGACTTTTACCCCCTTGTGCGACGCTGACATCTTCGCTCTCGATTCCTCTGCAACAGGGTGTCCTTTCAAGGTGGCCGAGATTCTGGCCCTCAACTCTGGCGAGCGCGTTACCGGTCCTCTATTTCTAGCAGCCTCGGCCATTCTCGCTCTTCCTTCTTCCGATACTTTGTGCCCCTTGGCATAAGAGTTTCCCTTATGGACATCTGAAAGTGTCGAGCTTCCCTTTTCTGTAAGAATCCTGATTCCGTCTCTGTTGAATCCGCTGTACCCTCCTGCCGTCCTGTTATAGCCGCGACCGCTTGTGATGTAGGTTTTGTAGAATTTGATGAAGTGCTTTTCGAGATCGTCGAGCAAAAGTGGATCACACGAGGCGACTTCGATAACTGTGAAGTTTTCAACTCCCCACTTTCTCATCGCCCTATGTATGGGCAGATTGCTTCCGCGCTTGACCTCGTATTTGTGCTGGTTGAACCTTATCCACACAGTTTGTTTCGTGGTCTGGCCGACGTACCCCTTGCCGTTCGCGAGATTACGAATTAAGTAAATTTTGCCGACGAGTTTGCGCATCTTTTACCTAAATTGTAACCTCGTTTCGCCTTCGGAATCAGAAAAAAGGAACTTTCCCCATTCCTCAACTTCTCTGCCAAGCTGTTTCAAAATGAAGCGGCTTGTAAAGATATTCGCGGGCAGCGGCCTATGGATCAACTTCATTCCAGCCTCTTCCGGCGTCCGGTTGTTCTTACGTCTATTGCACGGGGAACAGGCAGCAACAAGGTTGTCCCATGACTGCTTACCACCTCTGCTTCTCGGGATCACGTGCTCCAGTTCAAGCTCTGCCCCGTTGTTCTTCTTCGCGCCGCAGTACATGCACCTGAAACCGTCGCGAATGAAAATGTTCTTCCTCGAAACCTGCTGCATCCGGTGCGGGACGTTCCTGTAGTGCCGCAAACGGATGACGGAAGGAAGGTAGATTCCCTTGTGGACTTGGATGCTGGTTGGCACCTCCACCACGGCAACGCCCTTGGTTATGAGCGTGAGCGCCTTTCGCGCGCTGACGATTCTCAGCGGCTCATACGACGCGTTAAGTTGTAGTACCGCTCTCCGTATGAGTGCCATGGAATCCCCTTTCTTCTACCTCTCGTCAATCTGTGGAGCACCGTCCCGGAATCGAACCGGGGCTTCGACGTTACGAGGGTCGTGTTGTGCCGACTCAACTAACGGTGCTCGAAATCCTTTCGCCAACCGTGCGAAAACATGCTGCATGTCGGCGTTCAAATCGATCTTCATTCTTCTTCCTCCAAAGTGGAGCGGGGTATCGGGTTCGAACCGATGCGCAAAGTGTGGCACACTTCGATGCTACCGCTACATCAACCCCGCGTGGCACCCGGTGGGAGAATCGAACTCCCGTGTTGGGTTCCAAAGGCCCACGTCCTGCCACTGAACGAACCGGGAACAACTCAAACTTGGCTGGCTCTCCGGGACTCGAACCCAGATCATTCGCTCCAGAGGCGAAGGTCCTCAACCATTGAACGAAGAGCCAACTTCTAAACTGGCTCAAGGGGTGGGAGTCGGACCCACAACGACACGGTTAACAGCCGTGGGCTCTACCATTGAGCTACCCTTGAACATCCCCACAAACGAGAACCCCCAGTTCCTTTCGGTTCTGGGGGTCTCAAGTTTTTCCATCTGTGTTAGGAAAAAATCTGTCTGAGACCCCTAGTCCGCACCGCCGCTATTACCGGCTGGTTGCGTCGGCTGTGTCGCTGCGTTATGGAATCGGGTTCTCACGTTTTCCACGATATAATCAATCAGGAAAACTGTCAAGAGGTTTTTGAAAAAAATGGCCCGCGTTCACCTACTCGTCAAAGCAGCGGTTGAGCGTGGAAGCATTACAATCGCGCTCTTATGCGAAGAATGTGGGGCACAGCGACGGCTTGTCGCCCACCACGACGATTATGCAAGACCACTAGATGTGCGTTGGCTTTGCTTATTTTGTCACAGCAAGTGGCACGTTGATAATGGGCCGGGATTAAACAGAGAGTTGGCAGGATTCTACGATCTTGGGGCCTCCATACCACCCAAACCTGCCGATCCGCGCAGAGAGGAAATGAAAGTCCTCCGTAGGGATGGTTGGACACTGCAAAAAATTGGGAATAAATACGGTTTTACAAGAGAATATGTGCGCCAGATTGTCGGTTCATCTTCCGCTCGTCAATCTAATTCAGAGAAGATTCGAGCCAACATCCTTGAAATAGAATCGCTGCGAAATGACGGGAAAACGGTGAGGCAAATAGCCGGATTGCTTGGCTTCTCTTGTGATGCTCTCTCGCGGGCATCCTTGCCTCCACGAGTAAAACCAAAGCCAATACATGGTGTCACCACGACCTATACCTATCACAGATGTAGATGCGATCTCTGTCGCGAAGCTAACGCCAAACGAACAAGCGAGCGAACTCGCGCCATTCGGATGAAAGGGCTGTGTGTCGCCTGCAAAAGCCCATCAACCACATGGCATTGCGATGAATGTAATCTAAAGTACCTTTAATCACTTCATCGGTTTATCACTTTTTTGGGATGCGCTTGCGGGCCACGGCCTTCTGCTCGCCGGGGCGCGGCGGCTGTTGCTTGCCGTAGTAGTACCACGAGGTCGCGAGGGGGGGCTTGCCCCTGCTGGTTTTCATGGTGGAGGATTTTCCGGGAACCGGAAGCTTATTGATGAAATCCTCAGCGCCCTGCAACTTGTCAGACCAGCCCTTGACAAGGTCGATGATCGGCTGAAAGGCGGTACTTGCCATACCAGAACGGTAGCGCCTCGCGGGCCGGTAGTCAATAAATTCTTCATCTGCGGTGTCCTTCTTGACAAATACGCAAATCCGCGTATTCTCGAATTTATGCACACGGTGACGAACATCGATGGCCTCCTCGAAATCATGAAGACGCTTCAGGGCGAGAAAAGCCAGAAGGACTTTGCCCAGACATTGGGCGTGTCGCCGTCCTACCTCAATGACGTTTACAATCGCCGCCGTGAACCGGGCAGGAGTATCACTGAATCTCTCGGGGTCAGCGCGACTATGACGTACACGGTCCCAGAAAACATTTCAACCACAGCCGCGACGATCTCGCGAGGAGAAATCCATGGCCAAGTCCACAAAGAAAACCAAAAAAGAATCAAAGCCAAAGGGCAAAGAAAATCGCGGAAGCGTTCTGATTAACTTTGTTCTCGACAAATCTGGCTCAATGGGAAGTTGTGTCGACGACACCATCGGCGGCTTCAACACCTACATCAAGAAGCTCCGGGAAGACAAAAAGTCCACCTACAAGTTCAGCCTGACGTTGTTCGACACGCGGTTCGAAGAACGGTTCGTCTCGGTTGACCTTAAAGACGTTCCCGACCTCAACACAAAGAACTACGTTCCGGGCGGCGGAGGATTCACACCTCCTGCATAGTCGAGCTATCCGCCCGTTGGTACGCGCCCAAGGATTCGAACCTCGGACCTCCGTCAGACTGCAACGGCGCTCTGACCACTGAGCTAGGCGCGTATGTCAAATTGTTTTCGTTCCAAAGCTTGTAGTTCTGGAGCACCGCGCGCTGATCCTCGTCGAGAGGAATCGTCGCGACCGCAGTGAGTCCCAGATCGTCATCGCTCTCGTGGAACTCCGAGAACTCGATGCGATTCAGCTTGAGCTTCTGGATTACCTTGTGAAGCGCTTTTTTGTCGGGAACGCCTATGAGCACGATGGAAGGCGTAGAAGGATCGGCGCTCTGGGTGAGCGTGTAAGCCATATCAAATGTCGCGTGGTTCGTCTGCACGATCTGTGCAGCGATGGGGAGGTCTTGCCGAACGAAGAGGTAAAAGTACGTCTTGGAATCGATCTACGTCATATTCAGCATAGTGAAGGAAAGCGCAGAATTTGTCAAGAGGTTTTACAGATTATTTTTTCCCTTTCGATATCTGCCGAACCCATCCCAGTCTCCAAAAGCCCCAGATTCTCGGATTTTTCTCACCTGTGGAACCAGCATCATCCATGCCGCATAGGGCATATCTCTCCGGAGATAATTACAGCGCCCACAGCACGCTACGACGTTATTCTGAGAGTGGCCCAACGCATTGTCGATGCGATCTAAGCCGACGCGTATTCTTATCTCCCCACAATAAGAGCAACCATCTTTTATGGATTCTTTCACGAACTCAATCGTGAGGTCACAAACAAATCCTTTTTTCTTATCTGATCGCCGACAGTCAACGACTATCACACGCGGTATCTGCTCTCGATCTGTTCTTTCGCGCCTTTGGCGAATCATCGCTGACAACCTTATCGTTTCTGTTCTTCCACGCGACCGCCGCCAAATTTGTTTACGTTTAGTATCACAGCTTCGACAAATATATTTCGGATACTGTCTCCCGCCTACGAGGCGCAGCGCAAATGTGACCTCTGGCTCAGACTTACCACATTTGTTGCAAATTGAGGAGTCACCGTTCATATATGGTGGGGCAGACGGGATTCGAACCCGCGAACTCCTGAGTGAAAGTCAGGTGAAAGATTCCAGACACCTTCTACTACCCCACAGCTTGGCGTCCCGTAGCGGATTTGAACCGCCGTTTTGACCTTGAGAGGGTCACGTCCTTGGCCAGACTAGACGAACAGGACAAGATGGCGCGAGCGACGGGAGTTGAACCCGCTTGAACTGCATAGACAGTGCAGTACCTGACCGTTAGGATACGCCCGCAAAAAATGGTTGCGAGGGAGGGATTCGAACCCTCGATCTCCAGCTTATGAGGCTGGCGAGATAGACCGCTTCTCCACCACGCGCTATTTACAGTACCACGGAACCTGCGCGCGTGCAAGAATTACTCTGACGGGCACTGTGGCAGGGTAGCCAGATCATCTGTCAATCGAGTGTGGACCCCGTACATACTCAGATCGATGTGCGACGTCGGCCAGTCATTGAGAATCCGATTCAAAGCACCAACCCATGCCGCATCTTCCGTGTCATAGTAGTGCTTATTTTCACTCACAACAAGGGCGTGCTTATGTTGTGGGTTGCATGGTTCCCCGAGAATCACATGACCGACGTTGTTGAGCATGATCGCATGTGCAAGTGGGAAATCATCTCTGACCCGGCTGGCCGCAGACATGCCCTTGCGCTGGCGAACTAACTGCTGATCGCAAACGTGTGGGAACCACTCTGTGTTTGGGTAGATCGGACCTTCTGGGTTGGTGAACGCGTTTCCGCCCCACTCTGTTCCCATCTTGACGATGAAAACGCCGCAATTTTCGCATGTGTGGGGGCCATAGTAAACGATCTTCGAGTTACGGAAGCTGATGGGGTTCATTGATTTTCTCCTGCGTAAGTATTTCCGTGTTGCCACGGAATGACAGGAGTGTAGCATAAATCAAATTAGCTTTCTAAATGCATCTGCGGCATAGAGGCGGTCGATCTCCTTCTTGAACCCATCTCCGTGACTGTGATCGTTGAAGTTCGCAATTCGATAAAGGTGCGCCATTTCATGCAGGAGGGTAATATGCGCAACACAGTAGATGAACGCCAATGGTGGAGAGACAACTATCTTGTAGCCTCTTCGAAGAGTATCAAGTTGGCCACACGGATGGTTCTGCCACACAGTTGTGTCACGTATGTGCCGGAAAACTGTTTTCACGTTCTCTGGAATCCAAAGGCCACGCTTTATCCAGTATTTCTTCCTCATTCTCACGAAGTTATTCTGGAGATCGTCATCGTCCATCGGGGACCACGTCGTCTGAAACCGATACGTTCGCATGTGCCAGAGTATAGCGCAGAAATTCTGGTGCGTTGGGCAGGATTTGAACCTGCAGCGTCATCGAAGATGATCCAGATTTACAGTCTGGTAGAGTCCACCGTCTCTCCAGCCAACGCACGTGGTAAACTTCCGTTCAGGACGGCCTCATGATGCCGCCAAAGGGGGAGTCTGGTACTGCTTCACCGTTGTTGCACGACCTGTCAATCTCCCCCTTACAAACTGGCGGATGGTGAGGGATTCGAACCCCCGAGACCCTTCGGTCTACTGGTACTCAAGGCCAGCGCGATCAACCAGACTCTGCCAACCATCCAAAACTTGGCGGAAGCGGAGCGAGTCGAACGCTCAACACCCGAAGGTGTGTCCCGCTTCGAACGGGGTGGGCCTGCCAAATGCCCAACGCTTCCAAAACTGGCGGAAGGGACAGGAGTCGAACCTGCACACGCTTTCACGTGACCCGGTTTCCAGCCGGGGGCGATACCGTTCCGCTCACCCTTCCGTAAAAATATGGCGGAGCGCCAGTGAATCGAACACTGTCAACCTCGCGGTTGTGCGGCTTAGCAAGCCGTTGCATTACCATCCTGCCCGCGCTCCGTAAAACTTGGTGCGGATGATCGGCCTCGAACCGATAAGCCTGAAGGTTTGAGCTTCAGAGGTATTCCGTTTCCCTTCACATCCGCAAACTTGGTGCGCGTGGCGAGACTCGAACTCGCAATGGGTGTTACCCCTCCGGTGCCTAAAACCGGCGCTTTTCCGTTTTGCTACACGCGCACATCCTTATTGCCACGACTCCTGCCGAAAACCTTGGGCATCTCCATGCCATATCGCCGAATCCACTTCCTAACAGCGTTGTCAGAGACTCCGAATTTTTCACCAATCTTTATCATCGGCAACGTTTGCAATAAGGATTGCAATTCTACAGGGCTCGGTCGGTCCACTTTTCTCAAACGCGGCTTGTCCCTTGTTCTCCAGTAACCGTCCGAAGACGGGTGCCTGACCTCTCTCCCTTGCCTCTTTGGCCTGAGCTTAGGTGGGAGGAATTGCTTCGAATCCTTTCTGCGAGAAAATGTAAGAGTTTGGGAATGACAATTGGGGCAAATAAACTCTAGGTTTTCCTCTACATCGTTTTGGAAGTTTCCATCCTTGTGTTCTATCTCAAGAATCAGTTTCTTTCCACGCCACTCGCGAAGCCCACAAACATAACACTTATATGGCCGTCCAATGTCGAGCAGCGAACGCACAAGCACCTTTGCTCTCTGCCTTTTCAGGTCTGCATGGTAAACCAAATATGAATCGGCTTCCCTTCGATTCAAACTGGGCTTTCCTAAATGCCAACGCTTTCCGATGAAGTGGCTTGTGCTGATCCCATATTCCTTAATCCTCTTCGAAACATGGTGAGATGTTCCACCAGCCAGATTTGGTGCTCCGCATTTTCTCAATACGTCTGCCATTGAAAAACTTTCTTTCACGGCCTGTTCGAGAATTTCCTTTGTGTACTTCATGATGGTTCAATTATACCATCATGGTTCAAATCTTTGGTGGGCAGAGTGGAATTCGAATCCACAAAATCACAGCCGTCTGAAGACTGCCGCTTTGCCAAATTTGCGTACCTGCCCGTGGTGCGCGAGGGGGAAATCGAATCCCCAAACACCAGACCCTCGATCTGGCGGCTTTGCCTGTTTGCCTACTCGCGCGTGAAACTTGGAGGACCGGGCCGGATTTTAACCAGCGATTAGCAAGGTTGCAGCTTGCCGCGTTTAACACTTCGCCACCGATCCATGGTGCCCGCAGGGGTACTCGAAACCCCATCCCGACCTTTTTAAGAAGTCGCGCTCTGCCATTTGGCGTACACGGGCACAAACTAAAAAGCCCCCGATTTCTCGGAGGCCGCTGACTGAATTCCACTTTGGACTCAGTTCACGAACCCCCGCCACCGCTCAGTAATGAGCTATACGAGGAGAGCGAACTGAGGCACACTGTCTTCATAGCGAAACCATCATTCCATGGAATTGGTGGGTTGTCAACGTTTTTCTTCGTCCACCACGAATCGGCTCACTGGACAACGCAGACAGGCGATCTTCTTCCCATCGAAAGGCACATCACTTGGAACAAGCCGAACGTTGTGAACCCCGCAGATGGGGGGATTCGAATCGGGCTTCTGGAAACACTGCGCCGCCATGTGCTCAAAATGTTCAGTAGTGAACAGCCATCCATCGCAATCTTAGCATATAATCGGCTTGAGGTGAACTATGTCAACGATCCTGCTCGTTTTCGCTTTAGTTTTAGCGATCCTTGCGGCGCTCGGTGTTCCGAACCCTCCGCAGCGCTGGAGCCTCGGTTGGGCTGCATTTGCGTTCTTCGTGGCCTCCATCCTGTTCAACGGAATCCTGCCGCTTCACATCGGTCACTAACCTCATAGGAGGATGATGTGCCAAAGACGAAGAAGCCCAAGATCGTTGTCAAGAAACCTGTAGCCACAAAGAAAAACACAGCGGTCACAAAAATCATTGTTCAAAACCCCGCGCCGGTCGTCGAAGTCATTGTTCACGATCCGACTATTCTCGAACGCGTCACAGCGTGGATAAAAGAAAACTTCAGCTAGGAGGTTCGAAATGCTTATCCTCGTTATCGTGTTGGTGTTGATTTTCGGTTTCGGCGGCGGCTACTGGGGTAATACACAGTGGGGTCCGGGCGGCGGCGCTGGCATTGGAATCGGCACCATCTTGGTCCTGCTCTTGATCCTCTACTTGCTGCATGTCATTTAGTACCTATCCTCTCTTTCGACCCGTGCCATCGCTAACGGGTTGTAGGTGTCCGGCTTCCTGCCGTAGTAGCCGTCTTCGTCCCGCAGTGCGCGAGATGTGATTGGTATCCGCGCGCCATGCGGCAATGTCCCAACCGCCGCCATGATGTTGAATCTGTCCGCGAGTGTTTCACGCGTCCGTTCGGAAAGATGCCACCATTCGTCCACCATCACATCTCGACTCAGCCCATCCAGCTTATGTAGTTCATCCTCACCAATGAACTCCAGCCTGTTGAATTGTCCCGGCGTCGCGTGCTCCAAGCGTCTCTTCACTGCTTCGGCCATGATGTAATCTTTGCGCGGTGCTACGATGGCAATCCTGCTGGATGTTGCCCGTGAAACCTCGTCGGCCTCGTCGAAGAGTGCTTGTGTCTTCCCGCTCCGGCGATCCGCGTTCACCACGTATCCTTGAGAGAACAGGCTACGCATATCGCCCTTTCTCATTTCCGCGAAGATCGGAGGCGGGCTCGTGCAGATCGACATGTGATCGTTCAGAGCTTGGCTCACGTTGCGATAGAATCCCTCCCAGTACGAAACGTAATGGACGAACAGACGCCTAGCGTCTTCGACTGGAATAGCCGAAACCCCCATTCGGAGCGGAGGACGCCCATCACCCCTCTTTCCCTGCACGCTGTACGCATACGATTCGACCATATTGTCGAAGGCTTGCTCTGGAGGAGTGCCTCGACGGTCAGTAGGGACGTACTGAAACGGATCGAACAGCCTCATCACACGCCTACCGCCTTCCAGAACTCCTCGGCGCTGTCTGGATAGAGCACCACACCGCGCTCGGAGTGGAAGACGAGCATGTCGCCGCCGTTGCAGATGCGAACTTCGCGCCCGTCACCAATGGCCTTCTCCACGCGCTCCTTGGCTTCGGTGGCGGTGATTTCCTCGTCAGGGTACTTCATTGGTCCTTTGCGGAACCAGACTTTCCCGGTATGGAATCCGGCGCGCCCGTAGATGTACAGCGCCCAAGGACCATCGCCTGTCTCGGCGAACTGAAGTTCTGTCGGCGTGTGAACCTCAGCCGTTCCGTCCTCTTCCTGCTTCTTTGCCCACGCTTTCCAGTCCATTTGTCCCTCCCGTCACTTTTTCTCTTTGCCTATCAGCCATAGAAGTACCTTCGCCAGCGTGCCAGACTCGCACGGTTTGTCGTGCTCGATGCGGTTGAGAGTGGCTGAGGAGGTGCCGATTTCCTTGGCTACCTCGCGTACACTTTTCTCTTCCATCGCTCGCCACTTGCGAAGAACAGTTCCTAGTCTCATGGACGATACTGTTTCACAAAGCAGTTTTTGTGTCAATTGCGATCTTTTATTCACTTGACAGTGAACAGCATCCAAACTATCTTCAAGCGCATGGCTGAGCAACCCACGCCGCTCCTCTTTATTTCCGATAGTCCGTCATCGTCGAGTGGCCTCGGCAGGATATGCCGAGACCTCACGACAAGGGCGCACGAGCATTTGACGGATGTCTACAGAGTCGGAGTCTTAGGCCACGGCGGACCGGGCTCCCGCAGATTCGGTTTCGTAAATTATGTGATCGAGGGAATGCAGGAGTGGGCCATCCCAACACTTCCTGAAGTCTGGGAGGATTTTGCTGGGAACGAACCGGGTATCATCTGCACTATTTGGGACCTATCGCGCTTAGATTGGATTGCGCAGCCAAAATACTCTGAAGCCGCCGTGCTCAAGAATCCGGAATTGCGCCAGTGGCTCGTCAAACGTCCGTTCAAGCTCTTTGGGTACGTGCCAATAGACGGCTCAGGCCCGAACGACAGGCTCTCGTTTCCCCTTATGCGGACGGCGCTGGGCTTCGACCGTCTGCTGGCCTACGGTCCGTTTGGTGAAGGCGTCCTATGCAGAACCATCGGCGATAAGCAAGCGGCTGAGCGTCATCTGACAAATTTGCCACACGGCTTTGATGGCGATGTCTTTTACGAGAGAAACCGCGCTCTTTGCCGTCACATGTTCTTCCAGATCACGGGCGGGCAGCAGATTATGGAGGATCACGGCCCCATCACGGAAGATGAATGCCTGATTTCCATAGTCGCCACAAATCAGGATCGCAAAAATTGGGCGTTGGGTATCGAAACGGCGGCGATACTTGCCAGAAATCGCAAGGTCCGCCTTTGGGCGCACACAGATGCATTCGAGCGATTTTGGAGTATACCAGCGCTATTGTGCGACTACGGGATGATCGACAAAACGATAATCAGCTTGGGCCAAATTACCGATCAAAAAATGGCAGAAGCACTATCCGCCTGCGACCTCATGCTCGGAATCGGACCCGAGGGTTTTGGACTCCCGTTAGCCGAAAGTCTCGCCTGCGGCACTCCCGTGATCACTGGCTCTTACGCTGGCGCAGCGGATTTTGTCCCAAAGGAAATGCAAGTCGATCCGATGGTTGACGGTTCGGGAAGTGCAGCGTTTTACCATGCGGGATCATTTGGCACCAAGCGCCCTGTTTACAACGCAGAAAATTGGGCGGCGAAGGCGAACGAATGGATCGGAAAGCGAACGCATCTCGATCCGCGCTACGAGTGGAAGAACAATTGGGTTGCGTGGGAGAAGTGGTTTCGGGACGCGGTGAAATGAGTGTGTGGATCACCAATTTCAATAACCTAAATCGAGGGTTTAGCCGTCTTGTTGATTGGCTCATCGAGGCTGATGTTCCCTTCACTGTCATCGACAATGCATCGACATGGGAGCCGCTGCTTAGGTATTACGAGGCCGCGCATTTTCCCATAGTCCGTTGCGAGAAGAATCTTGGGCCTTATGCGTTTTGGGAACTTGGCTTTCATCAAGCAGCAAGAAGGTTCATCGTCACGGACCCAGATGTTGTTCCCTGCGCGAACTGTCCCAGAGACCTCCTTGAGCGTATGAGCCTAATGATGGACAGGGGATACAGTACGGTCGGGCCGTCACTTCGTATCGACAACCTTCCCGACTGTTACGATGCTAAAAATAGGGTTATCGCTTGGGAGCAGCAATGGTGGCAGCGTCCTGTAGATGGAGGGTTTGAGGCCAATCTCGATACAACTTTCTCGATGTATGAGGAGGGAACGATGCCGCGCGCTTGGGATAATGGGCTCCAAGGTTGCAGATTGGCTCCGCCATATCAGTTCGAGCACCTTCCTTGGTACGAAGGTCCGGGACCTAATCCAGAGCGGGATTTCTATAACGCCACGAGGCGAAAGGAGTGGACAAATTGGTAATCGTGAGCATGACGGAAGCTTCGGAAGCGTGGAAGCAGACGGCCTGTAACAATTGGGCTTCTCACCTCCCGCTGCTGAGAACCTGCGGCTGGGCGACGAGGGTTTTGGAACTTGGTATGGGGAGATACTCTACGCCAACATTCCTCAACTCAGCCCTGTTTCCCTTTCTTGATACCTTAGTCTCAGTCGAAAGCGACCGTGGATGGATTCAGCAGTCAGAGGACGCGCGGCACAAAATTCATATCCATCCAGAGCCCATCGAACCATTTCTCGACGACTTTGATTTAGAGAATTTTGATTTGATTTTCGTCGACAATTCCGACAAAGCCGAACGGCGTATTGAAACGCTGAAGTACATCTCGTCCCGGCAACCAAGAAGAGCAAGCGTTCTCGTACACGACTGGGAGCGCTATCACGCTGCGGTTACAGGATTCAGGTTTGGCATCCTCGACGACAGACAGTTGCCGCACACGGCGTTAGTTTGGGGAAGATAATGAATCTTACCGTATCTAGCATGTTTCGCAACGATGCGCTCTATCTTCGCGAGTGGATCGAATTTCATCTGCTAATGGGTGTAGGGAGATTTTATCTCTACCATCAGGGAACCAGCACGCCGGAAGATGGCTGGAGGGAAGTTCTTCATCCGTATGTCGAGCGACGCATCGTTGATGTGAAAGAGTGGCCGTATAGGTGTCATCATAGCGGGGGCAGGAACGCCCAGATCGATGCGAATCAAGACTGCATCGACAGAATCAAAGGGCAAAAGGGATGGCTTGCCTTAATCGACAGCGATGAATTTCTTTTCTCGCCCCGCTACGAGACTGTTACCGAAGCGCTCGCTACTTTGCCGCAAACGTGCGGCGCTGTTGGGGTCCACTGGATGATGTTCGGATCGAGCGGGAAGCAGGAATGGGAAGACGCTCCAGTGATCGAGCGATTTACTTGGAGGCCGAACGAAAGTCTTCCGTACAACCGCATGTACAAAAGCATCGTCAGACTGGACGATGCTGCCCTCTCAACGCTTGGCAGTGAACACCATTTTCAGACCAGCGGTGGAACCATCAACGAAGATGGAACGCCTCTGCTCGACAGAGAGGCACCACCGCGCTCTTCCATCCTCCGGCTCAATCATTACTTTACAAAGTCGCGTAAAGAGTGGGAGCAACGGCATCCCATAGACACGAGCGGTGAGACTTGGGGGCGCGACGAAAATCGCTGGCTCTGGGTGCAGGCGATGGATGTAGACGACCGAACGATTCAACGATTTCTAGCAGCACTGAAAGAGAGACTGAAATGAATATCGCGCGAGCTTTGGCGACGCCCGGTTGGATGAGCGAAGGGGAACTGTCTTACTTGGCCGAGGCTGCGAGTCGACGCCGTACCATCCTCGAAATTGGAAGCTGGGAAGGACGCAGCACGATAGCTCTGGCTGAGAACACGAAAGGTGTCGTCTACGCTGTCGATAGCTGGACTGGAAGCATGGATCACAGGAGCGAACTGAGCGTGCAGGTATTGCCTGATTTTCTTCGCAATACTCAAGGCTTAAACAACATCCTTCCAGTTCCAATGGCATCACTGAGAGCGTGTGCGGTCCTTACGGAGTGCGTCGTTGACTTCGATATGATCTTTATCGATGCTTCGCATGAATATCAGGACGTGAAGGCGGACATTCTTGCGTGGCGACAACTGTTGAGCCATGGTGGAATCCTGTGCGGCCACGATTATGGAAACGAGTGGGCTGGGGTGAAGCAAGCCGTCGACGAACTGATTCCAAACTTTAGGCTGGTTGAAACCATTTGGACCACGGAGGAAGCATGAGCGACTACCGCGTTTTTGTGCCGTTTGTAAACCGTCCCGACTTGCTCCACAACGCCGTCGAATCGCTGGCAGACGTGAAGCAGTACCTCGCCATCATCGACAACTCGGTGGGAGATCAAAAATATCCATGGGATAACTTCGAGTCTCAGACCTTCAGACCTGTCGTTCCATACACGTTTTCGCAGACGATGAATCTGATCCTCAAGATCACGCGAGATACGGACGCAAAAATCTGCGTATTCATGCACTCGGACGCAGAGGCCGGTCCGGGTTCAGTGATGGCGCTGATATCTCAGGCACGAAAGCTGACCGCCGAAGGCACGAAGTGGGGAGTGCTCTTCACAAATTACGATGCTCTCGCCGCGTTCAACGTGAACGCCTTCGAAGACATCGGCGGATGGGACACGAACCTTCCGCAATACTTCAGCGATAACGATACATATCGCCGCCTGAGACTCGCGGGCTGGGAGTGCATCGACACGGGCCTCCCAGTCAAGCACGAACCATCACAGACGATCAAGAGCGATCCAAAGTTAAATTTCATCAACGGCGTGACCTTTCCACTCTACGGGTTCTATTACGAGCAGAAGCACGGAGGGCCTCCCGGAAAGGAAAGGTTCGACAAACCTTTTAATGGAGCGCTTGATCGATAACGGGGCGCTTGCACTTTTGCAAGCATAGTGCAAGAATGGCAAGCACGAGGGAAAACATGGGCAGCGAAGGCGGCAAGGCACGCAATGCGAATCTCACTCCCGAGCGGCGCAAGGAAATAGCCAGAGAAGCCGGAAAAGCGCGATGGGCTAAGGTCAAAGCTGAGCAAGCGCAAGCTGATCCACCGGCCCCAGCACCAGAGCAGGAACCAGCACCGATAGTAACCCCCAAAAAGCCGCGCAAAACACAGCCAAAAGAGTTCGGCAAGGCGCACAACTACGCGGAGAAGCGCCTCGCGATGGCCCTCAAAGAGCGGGCTGAAGCCATGCAGCGTGTGGCGATGCTCAACGTCGAGATTCCTTCGCTCGTCCAAGTAATCCGGGCGCTAGGCGGCACGGTGCATCCCCAAGCTCTCGTCGGCCCCACGCAGGGCTTCCCACCTCCGGATGGCGCGCAATTCGCCCAGCCACAGCCCATCTCCGAGCCGGTGCCGCTGCCGCCAGACGGAATCGATCAGGCGCTCTACCGGACCAACGCCGTGCCCATTCCGGGAATTTCAGGCCCGCCCGTGCCGCTGGTCCCGAACACGGCGGTCGGCGGAGCCATGGACCTCGACTACGTTCCGAGCGATGAGCCGCAGAGGCAGACAAAGGATGGTTGGCGATGAGCTATCACGACCTGAGCGAATGCACCTTGACGCCAGATGAACGTCTGGATGAGGCCAATCGAATCATCGAGATGCTCGAAGGCTTTGAATCCGAGATTCGCCCCAACGAGAAAGACATGATGGCGAAGGTTGAGGCTTTCGGCAACTGCTCCGTCAAGCAACTTTTCTGGCTGCGCGACATAAAAGACAGGGTTTTATGAGCGAAGACGAGGTTCGTGTCGATATTTCGTTCTACCGGGATCAGAATGGAGACCTGCGCGAGCGCCGCCGCGCGAACTTAGTGAGGAAGAGGCGCGTAAAATGCTTGAAGCTGGAGTCACCTATTGGCGCTTGATGTTCGCCGCGCTTGAGAAGGCCAAAGGGAGCTATCCAGAGGTGGATAAACTGGACACGGGCACAAAGCCGTAGCGCCCGCTGGGCTGGTTCCCCGAGTGGCAATTTGAGCGAAAACCGCACGGTTGGGGCCAATCACAGGTCGATAGCTGTTGATCCGGAAGTTCCTTCGTAGCCCATATTTCATCCAGCCTTCGCGCGGCGAGATCGAGGATTCTTTGTCGCGCCACCTTTTCTGGGACAGGAAGATCAACTACAAGGAGCGCGTCCTGTAAAACTGAGTCGTCAAGCATGGCTTGCAACCAATCTTGGGTGCTAAACTCGCCATGATCCTCACGCCAAATTTGTCCCCAAGTGCTTTTGAAGCCTTCGCTTACGTTGTTTCTCCTTCTAAATCTTATCTGCCTGTTCACGGGATGACTGTAGGCTTTGGACCAGCAGCTATGGAATTTTCCATCTTTGTGCGCCCCTAAAAGAACCACGCCTATCTGAAGCGGGAGATTATGGACGCAGACGCTTCCGAGACTGCCCCAAGACCGGCAAAGGCTATAATGCCGGTCATCGTTCCATGAGGAAGCGAAAACGATACGGCGTAGACGGGCTCCAGAGGGGTCTAGGAGCACGTCCGATGACCACGCGTGGCCGTTTCCTATCTCGACCGTCTCAGGCGGCTTCCACGGGGCATCTTTGCGCAGGACGGTGGCCACGGCTTCGGCTATGGCTGAGAGATGGACGATTTCGTCGTGAATGTTTAATTGTTTGCTCACCAGTCCATGGTTGGCACCCAATGAGTAGAGCGCCTCACCAGCCGCCAGACCCCAATCTTTCTTCGTTGGCTCCGTCAGACCGGTACGGACGCCGATCTGGAGCATCTGGGTCGCGGTGAGCTTCGTAGATTCCCACTCTCGCATCCAGAAGGCTTTGCGGCGGCACTCCTCGAAAGCGGTAAGGAGTTCGTCCGTCCCGGCGCTCATTCTGTTCTCCCGTACTCGCCGTGGTAAACCCTCGACGCTTTACAGTAGGCCCGATGAGCCGCTTCTGGAGTCTCAAAATGCCCTAAAGAGGTAAGTTTGCCGTGAATTGTAATGCGGGCTCTGAATCGTCCAGTATGTTTGTCTACGCCGACACCTTTGAAACCGCTCACGCAATCCTTGCGTACCCCGCAATTGAGCTTGCTCTGACGATGCGTAACGATTCTAAGATTTCCGCGCCCTCTAATCCTGCGCCGATTATCGAGCGTATTCCCATTTTCATGATCGACAACTCGCAAATCTTTCCGAGTGAGTCCAAGGATGAACCTGTGCATCCTAATTGTTTCCTGCTTTTTCCATTTTTCACGGTGGGTTCTGATCGCGTAGAAACACTCATCCGCGCTGCTCCAAGCGGCCTGCCACCTCCACCTTGTTAGCCATTTATGGTCACGTTCGCATACGACTGCATACATGCCGAAGGTTAGGCCAATCAACTTGCAATATACGCCATCAATTTTGAAGGGTTTTGCGTCATTGAAATCGATTCGCTTGTGTGCTTGCGAGTGACCACTGATCCACATTTTGGGCATTCCATTTACATGCCCACGTTTTGTGCTGGATTGTCGCGCGACAGCCGTCCTTATTCCGCATCCGCAGTGGCAATAGCCTAGCGGAACGTCGCAGTTTGGATCGCGGCAAATACAAAGATTTGGTGCTAATGTGAAACTATGGGCTGGCATATCGTCCTCCTTCGACGATTGGGCCGCAAGGCCGGTGCTCAAACACCGCTGGCCCTACTATAGCTCACTCTTCCTCGTCGTCCTCTTCCGGCTCCGCGTTCTTCTCTTCTTCCGGCTCTTCGCCATCTTTCTCGCGTTCGTCGTTGATCGCTTGAGCAACTTCCTCTGCTGGATAGTCCAACACGAGCCCCTCCTCCCCGGATTGACCGGTAAGCCACAACGCACAGCTTTTTTCGTCGATTTTCTTGATGGCGGTTACCGCCCAGATGTCCAGCCAAAGTTCGTCGAGAATCTGAATCAGCATGGCTTCAATTTACCACCTATTGTCCAAACTGTTGTCCGGGTTTCACCGAGCCAAAGCCGTGGAACTTCATCCACGCCCTTCCCATCGGAGTTTCGCCATCGGGAAACTTCTCAGCGTAGAACTTGCCGAATTCCTTGTTAGCCGCAGGCGTCGAATCGTGCATATGCTTCGTTGCCCACTCCGTCGCCTTCTGTGACAGGTCTGTTGGCGGCTTCAGCTTCTCCGCCGCCCTCTTCACGCTCTTGAGGATGTTGGGGTTCGAAGGATCGTGTGCGCCCTCATTTTTTACAGATTTTATCTGCTCGGGGTAAAAGGCGATATACGAGTCGGTGCCTTTGTCTTCAAACTCGTTCCGATAAACAATGCCGTCATAGCCTTCGCGCTTTGCTTTCGCAACAGCAGGAGCCCAATCGTCTTCCTGATCCTTTACGCGTTTTGGATTTTGAATTGAAAGATATGCTTCCGTGAGAGGCATATCTTCGTCAACTTCTTGCTCGGTTGCGCGTTGCTCAAGATCGCGTCTCGCTGCAGCCTCCGTTTCAAACCCCTCTTCGTCAAAGTCGTAAGATTCCTCACTCCCCGACGACCATCCCCATACCATCTTTCCGTCTTCGTTTTCGTATTGTTCGACCTTGCCCTCACGGATAAAGTCATCGACAAGCTTCCCGCCGTTCCTCGACTGAGCCGCATCTCGTGTTCCAAAATGAAATCCGTTTTCTCCGATGTCCGGAACGGGGTCCTCTTTTTCGTCGAACCATCCGGAGTGGAACACGGGCTTAGGCTTCCCACTTTCGTCGGTCACCTTCGATTCTTTGAACCACGTCTTGAATTCGGGAGTATCCGTCCTCGCAGCGGCAGGTTGCAGAGCCTCAGCTTCGCGCTTGACCTTTTCTAGGCCGACTCCTTCCGCTCCTCCGCGTTGCGCTGGCGGGCCAGTTCCCTCAGCCCCTTGAGGCCGTCCTTTTTGTACGCCTCCCATGCCTCTCGCATTTTCTTGGACTCCGGGGAATCGGTCTGTGGTCGAGAAGTAGACATTTTTCACTTCCTTTGCTAATGCGGTGATGTGGAGAAGCTCGTTGAGCGCCTTGTCTCCGTGCTCTGCTTCGACAGCGTGGAAATACTGAAAGAGATATGCGGCCCACTCGTCGTCCGTCAAGCCCAAACTTCTTGGGGACTCAGAAAGCATCTTGGAAGACGCTTCAAGGACACGCCTGCGGTTCATCACTTCACTTCCGTCGTTCTTGATCTCTGGATAGTTGGTGCCGAGATAATCGCTCATCGTCTTCGGCATCGCGACGTTCAAATTCGCAAAGTGTTCCGGAGAAAGATGGTTTCCTGCTGCGTCCGCGAATCGCCTTTGCCAGCCATGGTTCAATTCCTCGCGCAATGTGGCGAGCGCCTCACTCAGACTCTCTCCCTTCCTCGGCATCATAGAGATTGTCAGGCCATTCTTGTCCATGCCCCTGAGCATCATCTGCGTCAGTTCGCCGTGGAGCAGTGGCTTCAGCAACGCGAGATTGTTTGTGATCGCCTTGATGTCTGAAACATCGAGCGAGAGTCCGCTGAGGCCGTAATTCTTCGGCGGCGGTCCACCCATCAAACCGTGGTAGAGAGCCTTAAGTCCGCCACGGTTCAGGTAGAGAACTCTGTTTCCATCGGGAAGCTTGCGAATCTCGCCGATTTCTTTGTTCTTCAGTTCCCCAATGCGTTGGGCGATCTCCTTGTACCGCTCAAGAGAGGGAGCCGCCTTCTGTGCCCACGCCTTATATTCAGCACCCCACTTCTCAATCTGCTCCGGCGTGCTTGTGGAGACAGGGTCCGCTGGCGGTGGAATCTGATCAAGCATACGTTGCACTTCGTAGAGCGCCATTTCCTCTCTGGCGATCTCGACTTCGCTTGCGGGCTGCGGTTTGTAGAGCAGCTTGAACAACGCGAACGGCCTGTTATTTTTATCTTCGACGGATTCAGTTGGACCATTTTTCGCTATGATCTGTCCATGCCTGTTCAAAGATTCTGCGAGTTGTGCGGGGCTGAGTTCTGGAGATACCCGAGCCAGATCAACGCCGCCAAGAATTGGGGCCGATGGTGCTCCGTTTCCTGCGCCCAACTCGCCATTTCCCAAGACCCCGCCGCCAAGGCCAAGATCGCCGCTAAGATCAGTGCTGCTAACAAAGGGCGCAAAAGCCCCAAGGACGCTAGGGTTCGCCTTAACTGCGCGAACTGCGGCCAAGAATTCCTTGTCTCTACCTGTAGGATTCGGAGGAAGTACCCCATCAAGTGCTGCTCTAAAGCGTGTGCCAGCCAATTGAAGAGCACTCGAAAGCCCTCTGGCTACCGTCGCTCGGTCATCGACGGGAAGAGCGTTGCTGACCACATCATACTGGCTAAAAAGTTGTTTGGTAGTGAAGCCGTTCTTGGCAAGCACATCCACCACATCGACGGGGATCGACTGAATAACGATCCTAGAAACCTTATTGTTCTTACCGAGCGCCAGCATCGCAGTGTTCACAACTTCCAGTGGATGAATGGAATCCTGCTTACCGCCAATGACATGTTGCGTTTCTTCCCTGATGCCCTCTGGTGTGGCGCTCCGAATTTTCCCGCCGCCTAATTGCGGAAGAACTTGTTTTGTAACGTCGATAGCGTGGTATCCATTCTCGTCCTTGCCGATCTTGAAAATGCGAGTGACCGCATCGAGCGAAGTTGGCTTGTTAGTTGCTATTTCCCCAGCGCCATGTCCTGAAGTTTCTGGGACTTTCGATGCATCTAATTCAATCACATAGCCCCCGTCGTGAACGTAGCTCGTCGCGACATTCGGACGATCAGAGAAAAATGTCAACCCTTGATGTCCGCTCTTTCCTAAGCGCGATGCCGTTTCAGAAGTGGAGGCTATGCTCTTCGACGCGAGTATATTTCCAAGTTCTTCTTCGCCATTCGTGCCGCGATAGAGACGGTCCGGTGATTTGTTGGCGGAGAACACTACTTCCGCTGTTGACAAATCTGGTTCCTTGAACGAAGGCCGCTTTACCTCCGCTTCCTTCGGGCCGATTGTTTTCGGTGCAACCGCAAGCTTGTTTGCCTCAGCCTTCACTTCCGGCAGCGACGGAGGCTCGGCTCTCTTCATCTTCGCCATCGCGTCAACAACCGATCTGACTCCGGTCGATTGCGGAACGATTTCATGCTCTCCGGCGCGCTCAAACTCACCTTCGATGGTCTTCGGTCCCTCTGGGAAAAGCGCGCTTGTGTCGACCGCCGTTCCACGCACGGCGTGCGAGCCCGCGAGACCAGCCACTCCCAAACCGAGCAGCGATTGCGTAATGTACTGAGCCGCTTCTTTGTTCTTCCCTTCCTTAAAATCCTTTTCCGCTTCCTTCGCGTCGCGATACGATCCCCTCATGGCCTGCGTCGCGAAGAAGGCGCTCAGGAGCTTCGATTCCGGAGCCGTGAGCATCAGCATGAGGTTCGCTGGCGTCAGCAGTCCCTCTGCAAAATTATGCGCGCCCATCATCGCGCCGCCAGTCAGCGGGAATGCTTTGTCGAACGCCTCGTTGGCTTTTCTGTTGCGCTCGTTGATTTCGGCTTCGGCTGGAGTGACGCCACCCGGAAATCCGAGCATCAGGTTGAATGCTTTGTTGATCCTGTCAGCCGTTTGTGGGATCGGCTGCGTAAGCCAATCCGGGATGGCGGAGCCTACAGGTTGCGCCGGGGCCAACTGGCGCGCGTGCTCCGACTCTTCCGTCATCACGCCAGCGGAAGATGGCAACGGAGACTGGCTCAGAGATTTGTCTTTTGTCGGCTTCGATTGCTTGAATTTTTTGATGACCGCAGCAACGTCTTCGTCGGGCAGAGTGGCCGGAAAGGCGATGATCGAATCGTCCACCTTGACGAGTTTGTGTTGTGCAGGCACGGCACGATTATAGACGAAATTCAACGATTTACGGAGTATAATCGGGGCGTCAGGTGTTTGCGCACCCGGCTCACGCCAACCGGAAAAGAGGTTTCCGATGACACCCCACGAAGAAAATATACCAGAAAGCATAAAGCGGGTTTGCTGCAAATGCCGTATCCCGAAAATACTGGAGGAATTCCATGTTGATCGAGGAGAGCCGCATGGGCGAAAGTATAAATGCAAAATATGCACGTACTCTGACAAGAAAGCAAGCTACAGAGAGAAGCATCCGAAACGCGAGATCGTCAGACCAGAATCAAAAATATGCTCTTCTTGCACCTGCTCATTTAATGGGGTGCCTCAGCCGTTGGGCAACTATTCAAGATCAAAAAGCGGCCTCTACGGTCGTGCCTCGCGATGTAAGCAATGCGGGCGATCCTATCAGCAGAGGCAGTATGAGAAAGACGCCGATCACGTCAAGGAGATAAAAAGGAAATCAGAAAATAAAAATAGGGGACATAAGCGATTATGGCTGCTGAAAAAATTGGAGGAAGACCCCGAATACAGAAAGCGTATATGTTCAAACTCTTATCTCAGAAATAAGGGGGCGATAGCCTCTAAAGCAAGGAGTAAAAGAATGAATAATCAAGATGTTGCAACATGGGACAGAAAAAACAGACTGAAAAGTCGTGGAGTAGATTTAGAGTGGTACGAAAAGACCCTCGCCGCTCAAGGTGGAGTGTGCGCTATTTGCGGGTCGCCTGACAGTAGGTATCCAACCGGAAGATTTTCTATCGACCACGATCATAATTGCTGTAAACCCGGTCGGTCATGCGACAAATGCCGCCGTGGTTTGCTTTGTGTACTTTGCAATACGTGGATTGAGAGATTTGAGAAATACCCGAAGCTCGCGAGACGCGCGCTTGCATATCTAAACAGGCACAAGCGTTGCAGAGAAGATGATCTAGCAGACTTGCCGCTGTTTGAAGATCAAACGGGTATTATTCTCCCAAGCTCTTCGCTGTAGACGTGGCTCCAAACGGGCTTCGGTCCGCCTCCGCCTTGGAGCGCCTGAGCCGATTCGATGATCTTTTGCAAATTAGCTGCCGCTACCGACGCCTGCGGTCCGGGTGGAGGCGGTGGCGCAGCCGGTGGGGCCGGAGGCGGGGCGGGTGGAGCTTGCAACTGTTCGCCCTGCTTCTTGACATCGAGTAGCGCTGGAGGTGTTTGCTGTGTCGCCTTTCCCCCGGCAAGCCACGCCGCCATTGCTGGAGCGATCTGCAAGCTATTTAGGCGCGGGTCTCTGAGCTTGTCCTCGTTGGCGAGAAGATTGAGCGATAGACGAAGCTTGTCCGCATCCTGTGGCGGAAGGCTCTCGATCATCTGCATGTCTTCGGCGCTCGGCCTTGCCAGCCATTCGAGGACGCTCGGCGAGCGCAAGGCTTTTGTCAGTAGCGTCACACCGACTTGTCCAACGAGCAATTCTCCACCGAACTCGCTCAAATTACCGTGTGCCAGCCTCGTGGTTAGTCCGCCAACGACAATTCTCAATACCCAGCTTCCGACCTTGCCGTACTTGCGCAATCCACGGTCGATGTACTGTACGTTCTCCGCCTGAATGTTGGGAACCTCTGGATGCGGAGTGAGTGGTTTTGGCTCAAACTTCGATGCTGGTTCAAGCGGCGGCGGCGGAAGTGTGATCTGCTCGCGAAGAGGCTGATCCTTGGGAAGTGCCTTCAGTCCTGCTTGCAAGTTTTCGACGTGTTGCGCGAGCTTCGGAATCGAATGATCATATTGCCCGACCCTTCCAAGGTAGTCTTCCAGCTTCGCGTCCCTCGTGAAGCCCGGTGTGACCTTCGACCTGACGTAGTTCGCGGCGGTTCCCGGTGTCGTCTGCGTGTTCCGGAATGTGTCGACGTAGGGGCCATGGAGGGCGCGCGCTTTCTTCAACTCATCGTCGGCTCCGGCCTCTTTTGAAACATCCTCTTCAAGCTTTCGGACGACCTGAAGCACCTGTCCGATGGCGTACTTCACATTGCCAGTGCGGTCGGCGCGCACTGCATCTTCCAACTGAGTCTTCCACCCATGGAGACGGCTGGCGGAAATCTGTTTAAGACCGCGTCCGCCGCCCGTCGCGCCACCACCTTCACCACCAGTGGCTTCATCGGCTAGATCGCCCAAACCGATACGCTTTATTTGATCGTCAATGACCGCTTTTCTGTCGGGCGGAAGTTCTGCGTATGGTTTGTCGTAGCCTGCGTTCTTCGCGATAGAGTTTCTCGTCTGGTCAAGCTCGGACAAATCCTCTTCCGCTGGCGCTGTCTCGCGAAGGATTTCCTTGAACGTTGAAACTTGCTCCGGACTCATCTTGTCCGTTTGTGCCTTGATCGCGTCGACCACGGTCTGCATATCCACTTGGACATTGGCGACCTTGGCGCGCCATACCTTCCACGCGGCATTGTTAGCGGCGTTCGCGTCCTTCTCGGCCTTAGCGATCTTGTCGTCGAGTTCCTTCGATGCGGTGTCCAACTTTTGTTGCGTGTCGACGCGCTTCTGGCGGTCGCGCATGACCGCATCGTTGCGCTTCCGTACTTCGTCGGTTGCCTGCTGGTGCTTGGCCTCCTCTTCCTGCCGGTCCTTGATGGCCTTGATCTTGTCCTTTCGGTTCTGCTCAGTCTCATTGACGTTTTTCTTCCGCACATCCTCGGATTCCTTGCCGAACTTCTCAACCGTCCGCTCGGTGTTTTCGGATACGCCCAATGTATCCCTGATCCCAGTACGCAAATGCTCGGCTGGAACTATACTCGTCTTCGCGTAAACCTCCCCCACGGTTTTTGCCGCTCCGTGAGTGACGGCGGCGAGTATGCCCATACCCGCGATGCTCCCCAGCAAATTGTCGACAGCCAACTTTGGGTCCTTCTTCGCGTCCTCACGGAACTGTGTACGCAATTGGTCCGGAACTTGCGTCGGATCGATCATGTTGAGGAGATTGTTCACATCCTGCGCGCCAGCACTCGGACGCACCGCCCCATAAAGAGCCACTGACAAATCCTTCAAAAACTCCGGTGCGCTGTAAAGACTTCTGCCAGCCGCTTTCATAGCGTTAACATCGAATCCAGACGGAGCAATCGGCATCTGACCAATGCGCCCAGTGGATGGCTGCAAGAGATTTTGAATCTTGTCGTTCGCCCTTTCGAGAATGGTCGGTCCCTCGCCTTGATGCTCGAAGTCCCTTTGGTAGCGCGGTGCTTCGTCTGGATGAAGATGGAAACCGGCATCGATGGCCTTTTGCACGTTGCTGAAAGGAATCTGAACCTCATCCGATATATTTGTGAATCCCTGATCCGATGAGGGGAGCATCCGGTACAGCCCCTCGCCCTTCGGATTCGCGGTGAAGTCCGCTTGTGGAGCTTCGAGCCTTTGCCGAATTTGCTTCAGCGCATCTGGAGACATCTTTCCAAGGACAAGCCTCTGCTCGGGCTCTGAGAGTTTCCTGAGCTTCTCGATTGCCTGATCGTAAGTGAGATCGTTTGCCATTTTTACTGTGGCGGATGCGCAGGTGCGGTTTGCGATGGTCCGTTCTGTAGGGTTCTCATGATCGCATCTAGGTCGGGATTCGTGGACGACGGCGGTGTGGAACCTTCGGGCTCGCTTTCCGATGTGTTTATGTCGTCGAGAACTTGCTTCTTCGCCGTTTCGTTTTCATGCGCGCCGTCAATCAATTGGCGGAGAATATCGGCTGGCAAAGCACCGTGTGTCGGATTATTGACCCACTGCTGAATCGTGTTCCCCCATCCGGATGTGATGATGTAGTCGAGAGCCTGTGTCGTGAACCTTCCGGCGCTGACTTTCTCAAGAGCAACAGCAAGGCGCTTCTGGTTGATCGCATCGTCCGGATGCTGTGCCACCAGATCAGCAATTTTAGACAATCCCTTGGCAGTCTCGTAGTCCTTGTACGCTGCCGTGTACTCCGGTGTGCGGCCACGGAGAACCGCCTTGCCGACATGAGTTGCACCAGATGACGCGGTCGGTGAGCCAGCAGCCTGTGCCTTTTTCTTTACCCCGCCCAAATGCGTCGGTTGTCCCTCTCCGGGTTGAGCATTTTCATCTTCGCCCGGTAACGGCCCACGGGGTGGCTTCAGGATTACCCCAAATCCGGGGACACGGCGATTCGTTTCCGTAACCGGCACATACCAGCCGTTTAAGTCCTGCTTCAGAGTGGTGGTGATGCTCTCGGAGGGGGCCGCACTCGATAGCGCCGTTTGCTGGTTGATGAACAGAATATCGGCCACAGTCAGAGGCTCCCCTTCAGGGATGTTGTAGTCGTGTCTGTATGCGGCCTCCGTTTCAGCGAACTTCGAATGACTCGCCTTTCCTGCTGGCTGCGTGTATCCGGGAACCTCTTCGCGGAAATCGGTGCCGTCCGGATTCAAGAAACGCTGGTAGAATTTTCCATCATTCGAGTCTTTGTAAGGCTGTCCTATCGCCTTCACGCCCTTCGTGAGAGGAACCTTGGCGAGGCTCGCCACCGCCTGATCGATTACCTCTTGTGGGGCATTATTCTTCTTGAGCCACTCAATCGTCGCTTGGTTAACAGCGTTTGTTCTTGTGATCTCCGTTTGCGCTGTTGCCTCTCCTTGCTCGGTTGGAGACGGCGGTCCTGCGGAGGCAAGCTGAGTAGCCTCGGCCTGTGCCTTAACTTGCTCCGGCGTTTGTGAACCCTGCTCGCGGATTTCGTAGGCTGGGCCTGCTGGAATTTTCTCTCCGTTCGCGTCAATCGTCGACTGTCCGTAGATCGGAGGCGGAGCGGGAGCCGATGCTGGCTTCTTAGGGAAACGGAGGTCCTTGCCCAACATCTTTCCGAATCTCATCAGCGCGTTCGGATGGGTCTGGCTTCCCCAATGCTCGTCGCGTGTCTGCAGAGCTTGCGCTAGTTGGTCGCGTGTTTGGAGATACTCCGTGCTGCTGGGATCGAGCGTCGAGAGTCTGGTCTGGAGGTTGTCCACCATCCCCTGAATTTCGTTGTGCTTTTCCTGAAACTCAGCGTCGGACAAAGCTTGCTTGTGAGCGCGCCGTTCTTGTCCGCGCTGTGCGCCAAGCTGCCAACCTTCTTGCCATGCACTCTCGTTCGCCATCTGGCTATGCCTTCCTCGCGACTCTCTTCCGCGCGGCCTTCTTCTTGCCGCCCTTACGGCGACCTTTGGCCTGCCCAGCGGTGAGAACCACCTCGTCCTTGTGGACGCGAGCGTACCCCGATTTCTTCACTTTTCCGCCCTTCTTGAAGGACTTCGGGCTCGCCATTTTGTCGGCGCTCGCTTGGACGAGAAATTTGCCTTTATTGTTCTTTTTGTCCTTGTGCTTTGAGGCAATATCCATTCCAGCTTGCCACGCTTCGTCGTTCGCCATTTTTGTCGTCTCCTTGTGATTTGTGACGCTACCCGCCAAGTGCAAATGCTTCCCCAGCCGCTGCACCAGTCGTGGTAGCGCGGCCAAGGATACTGTTGTTCCAGTTCTCATACCGTTGCTGGGACAGTTCGGCCTCCTGCCCGATGCCGGTCATGCCAGTCTTCAAGAGATCACCGCCAGTTGTCGCAAGACCACTCACAGAGCTTCCTGTGAGACTGCCGATGAGGTTCGTCATATACTCGTGGAGCTTGTCCTTCGTCGCGGCGTTGGACGCGGCTGTACCTCCCGAGCGTGTGCCCAGTTCGGTAGCACTCTTGATGTCTTGTTGTGTGGATTTTTCGGCGGCGCTTCTTTCGGGAGCGATTGCCTGCGCCGTCTTCGTGGCATCGCCGCTCACGATGGAGTTCCACCAATCGGATGCAGCGGCTGTGTTCTTCTCGCCTCGCTGGGTAGCTTCGCCAGCGGCTTGGCTGGTTTGGCCGATGGCCGCGTTGAGACCTAGATTTTGACCGCCGAAAACCGATTCCCAGAAGCCCATGGCACACCTCCAAACGCGAGGCGAGCACCGGCTCCCGGACCGCCGCTCAACACATCGCCATTCTACACCGATTACAAGATAAACGCCCTAAAAATCCTTACGCGTGCATGAGCATGTACTCGTCCGCTCTTTTAACGCCGGTACCGTTGTCGCGCATTCGATCCACGATCTTTGGATCGACCAGATCGGGGTGAATCCACCAGTCTTCCATGCTATCGTATTTCCTCGGTGCAATATCACCAACGACTAGAAGGTAGCCATGTGATTCAAGATACCGTCTACTACGCTCCTTGACAGTGGGGTCAGGAGAGAGGTAGTCGTCGTGTTCAAATGTAATCACAGCGAATTTTCGAGTTTCAAACGGTAGCTGCAACAATACGTTGAAGGAGTTCGGGTCGGTGTCGATTTGCAGATAGTCGTAGTCTTTTGTGATTAGCGCATCGTAGTCCAATTTTACGGCATCACCAGTGATGACGGTGCTTTTTCGTTCCTTGGCGTACTTCGCTGTTATTGACGGTTTTATGTCGATGGACACACCGCTCCATCCCCACTCCTCAAGCAGTTTCGTATTGTTCGTGAAGGTGGGGTCTCCGCATCCGAGTTCAAAAAACGTACCATCGCGCTTCCCGTTGAGCATCGTCAACACGAACATATCTTGGTACATCTGCGAATAGTTGCGTTCGATGAATCGTGAACCGGGGAATTTGACCCGCAGTTGCTCGTACATCGAGCCATAGTAGATTAGTGGGTCAGTCCACAACGTGCCGTCGAGCCTCTGTAGATTATTCTGTACGGCCATAATGTGTACTGGCAACATCGTGGGATTCTTCTTCAATTGTCTAAGGAGATGAAGGGATTCATCGAACAGACCAATCCACCATGCAGATACAGCTTGTTCAAACACCAAGGCGTATCGCCCCGGATAGTCCACGTTCGTGCGTAACTTTGGGTGGTCTTCATGCAGCTTCTGACCCATAATCGAGAAGGTGTAGGATTCCTGCCAATCCTTGTTGACCTCGTACAAGCGGCTCAGAAGAAAATAGGCTTCTGGCCGGTCGGGCATCAGAGAGATGGCCCTGAGCAAAATGCCTTTGGTCGTGTAGACCCGACAGCCCTGCCGTGTAAAACAGTTGGCAAGTCGCAAAAGCGCCTCGTAGATGAGCAAGGCGTTCGTTGAGTATTCAGTTGTCCTGATGTAGAACCCGGCTGCTGCGGCGGTGTGACCTTGGTTTTCATACCAGTTCCCCAGCGAAAAGTTATACTCCGCGTTCTCGGGGTCACTGACGTAATTCAGCAGTTCGCTCATGCTGGAACTCCGTTTTCACAGGTCTTGCACAATACGAATGGCGTGCCATCCTTGGGAACGATTTCTTCAAAGGAATGCTTGTACAAATTGCCTAGTATGTGCTCCAAACCGTAATCCATGCAGCAGAGTGAGACATCGCCGTTTGGCAACAGAACACTATGATACAGCCGCTCTGGACAACCACAAGTTGTATCGCTATTTCTCATTTCCGTTGTGTTGAGACTAATCTGAATGAACTCAGTTTTCTTCACATTACCCGCCCGATTGTACATAGCAGGTCTGATTGTTTCAGGGAACAGCCCTCGCAAAGCCGGTGATAGTGTCCCCATCGTCATGGAGCGGAAATTCTCGATATGACGTGATTCACGCTTAATCGCCGTTAACAGTTGCGTGTATTTGTCTGAATGATGGGAAAAGTAACCCTCTACGTCGGGAAGGTGAAGGACGAACCCGCCCTGCACTCCTGTGAACGGTATCCCCTTAATCTGCTCGAAGTCGGCGAGGCTCATCCCCATCCCAGTTGTGAACAGGGAAACCTTGTGCCCCGTAGCGTGGGCATGGCATATCATCGCCGCGCAATTGGGGTTTAGAAAAGGCTCTGCGCAACCAGCGAAGGTAATCTGTATTTCTGGCGGCACCTTGTCGATAAGCTTTACATAATCCGGCAAAGACAGAATGCGTTCCCCGTTGTATACCGCGACTAGTTTATCTTGTGGGCAGAACGCGCAATGCGGTGGGCATCCATTCTTTGGAATGGCGGTTGTTATTTCAAGTGTCGGGTAGGAAGTTGTGTGCCACTTATTTTTAACTCTTGGCTGCTGTGAGGTTTCATTCAGACCCAGCACCTTGGGAATCGCCCGTTCCGGCACCCGAAGAATGAAAGCGCAGTTATCTTGGAACCCGAAAGTTATCAGCAGGTCGTTTTGCCACTCCGTCAGTCCGCAGCAAAATTCTATCTCCCCATCCAAGAACGAAAATGGTTCACCGATTCTTACGATTTTCCAGTTCTGGTCATAGACCACAAATCGGTGCATATACGTGGCGTCTTTCTGCCCGATGTTGTTCTTGAAAAGGTCGCAGTCGTGAACTACGCAGACGTAGTAATCCTTCCAATGAATGACTTGGGAATTACCACGAAGAAATGGCATCCCTTCAATTTTATCGGCTTCATCCACTTCCCGCACGCGACACGATTTCAGCGTCGTTAGGTCAGCCTTGACCAGCACGGCAGGATTTGTCCACTGGATGAAGTGGTACGGCATATCGAGCACAGGCATCCAGTTCTTTTCGCAATACCATTCAGGATTTGTGGGGTGCTCAATGCGGTAGCGACCAATTTCTTTTACAGATTTATCTGTCACTTCCAGTTCTGAAAATTCCATTCTGCTTTGCCCGTTGGTTGTGGTGTCTCGCCGACACCCAATGGCATAGAGATGTCCATCCCACCGAACGAGGCGTGCGTCCTCAAGCCCGACAAACTCCCATAGCGGCTCTTTATCGAGCATGCTTGTGTCAATCTTCCAATAGCGTTCGATTTCGAGGCTTGGAGCGAGTTTGCAAAGGAAATTCGTTGTCCGTAAATGCAGGTCGTTTTCGGGATTGAGATAGGCGAGAGGACCGAAGCGATTGTTGAACGTTTGCCCGTTCTCCGCATGGTAGAGTGTATAGTTGACGTTTCGCAGAATCATCCAGAGTTCGTCGCGGTCAACAAACACAGATGGATTACACAGTCCGAGACCACCGGAGTCTGTGGAAGCAATCATTAGTTGCTTGATTTCGCCGCCCTCTGCCAACACCGAGCGGACGAAGTTCCTATTAGACATCGCCTTCTAACTTTCTGACCGCTGAGCAGCACAGCATGGTCATTCGCCTTCTAACTTTTTGACTCTGAGAAGCAGATCATCCACTGTCGCAACGACTTCTTTTATGGCGTTCGTGTTTGCCATCACTAAAGGCGTCAAATCGTAATGCAGAATGTCGGAAGTTTCCTCATCTTCAGGGTGAAGCTTACCCTTGACCCCATAGACTGCTTGTGGTATGACGCCCTGCAACTCGTTAGCAATGATACCAACCTTGTCAATGCCATCGTCTGCGGTATCGTACAGGCCATTGTATTTGAAGATACAAGGCTTAATTCCTAATACTGTCTGCACGCCACCGGGATAGGGTCGAATATCTTTTTTCAACCGTATATCCGAAGTGGCACCCTGTCTGCCTTGTGCTCCCTGAGCACCAGTGGCTCCTTGAGGTCCAGTACCACCAGTTGCACCTTGCAACCCTTGTGCTGGCCCCTGAAGTCCTTGAGTTCCTTGAGGCCCAGTCCCTCCGGTTGCACCCTGTACTTGTGCTCCCTGTCTCCCCTGTGCTCCTTGTGTGCCTTGTAAACCAGTTCCTCCAGTATCTCCTTGCGTGCCAGTCGTGCCTTGAGTGCCAGTTCCAACCGTTCCTTGAACACCTTGGGTTCCCTGTACTCCCTGAGTTCCTTGAGTACCAGTAGTGCCGGTGGTGCCTTGCGAACCTGTCGGACCCTGTGTTCCCGTAGCACCTTGAGTGCCTGTGTTTCCCTGTACGCCAGCATTTCCCTGACTGCCGGTTGCGCCTTGGGGACCCTGAAATCCGGGAGGATAAGATTCGATGCTCATGAGTTTTCCTGACCGAACAAATTGAATGCACTTGTTCCATTTGCGGAAGTGACTTTTATTACGTCCGTGTTCTCCATGGTGATGCCGACTGTCAGAGCAAGCACTCCATTTCCTCCAACAGTCGTTCCACTAAGAATCAATTGCTCGTTCGAATCGCCAGCCCCCCCGACGCATATTCTCATAGTGATCGCGTCTGCGGTGGCACTGTTGTTGCAGATGGTAAGCGTGGAGATGACCGCTGATGTCGTCGCACAGGTATAGAGAGTCGTCTCGACCGTGGCCGTGGGATATGCTTGTGCGAGAACTCTGATCGTAGTCGGCATTTATGCACCCATCAACAAAAATATCTGAGCGAAACCAACACCGCCGCCTGCCGGTGGTCCGCCATCTGTGAGACCACCGCCTGCGTCAAAAATAGCCATGTTTCCGGCAGAACCTGTCCCATCGCTCATCTGCACATCAACATCACCGGCACCCGTTCCGTGATAACCTGTGACCTTAGCAGGAATAGCTATGTTACCACTTATGCCTATGTCTCCAATTACATCTAACTGGACAGCCGGAGAGGGGTTGTTAATACCAACATAGCCATGAGCAGATGGGTAGTCAGTATTATTAGCCGGTTGAACGTAGATCTGATTCGTGCCGCCAATGTAAAAGGGCGTCTCAGCGAAGTTGTTATCAAAGAATGAAAGGAATCCATTAGAACCAGCAGTAGTGCCATCACAACTGACACCGAGGAAAGCTCCTGACCAAAGTATAGTAGGTGAAACACCAGGTGCTGTTGACAACGACCCGAAGTACGAGGTACCTTCCGCAACAGCAAGAATCGGCACAATGTTGCCAAAGTTACCAACAAGGTCGTTATACAAGTCAGTAGCTGATTGACCTGTCGCGCCGAAGACAGCACCACTACCACCAGATAAGACACCGGCAAAGTAAGATGGTGTAGTTGAAGTATCGCTACAAGTTAAAGGTTCACTTGATGTTATGATGCCAGTAGTCGTTACGCCATCGTCAAGATGACTGTCTCCTAAGGCAGTCGGTCCTGTAAAGACAGGGATGTAGCCGGTCGTTCCTGATCCGCTCACACCTGCGATTACGGTAGCTGCCCAGAAATTTGTCCCGTCGAAGTAGACCAGCGCCATAGCTTCGGCGATCACCGGCATGGAGGCCGCGCCAAGGTTTCCGGGATAGCTGATCGTCCCTGTAGCTGGAGTCAAAGTGGCGGTTCCCGATCCTAAATTGAGGAAGAATGTGTACCACGGAAGAGTGATTCCGGGAATCGATCCGGCAGATGTGAGGGTCACCGCGATAGGCGATGCGTCACTCAGAATGATCAGCGCACCCTCATCGCTAGGCTGCGTCGCATAGATGGTCACTCCCTGTTGCGGGTTGACGAACCCAATGTTGTTTATGATGTTCGTGATGCTCTGTGAGGAGCCACTCGACGAAGAAGATGACGCAGTCACCGCCCCGACAGTAGTCACCAAAGAATCGATCTGAGATTTTAGTTTCGGAATCGCCTGTTGCAGGTCGGTAATCGCGTCGTCGTGGTATTGAATAGTCTCCACAACTTCGGGCTCGGCTTTTCCCTCGATTCCGATTGGCAATCGCATTGAGACTGGGTTTGTGCTCATTTAACAGCCCTCTTCTGATTTACTTTTTGCCACTTCGTGCATTTGTCACACAGCCGATGCGTGTTTAGGTTGCGATGGGTATCAGTATCAGGCAACTGTGCATTGCTAACGGCTCCGCACCTACGACAGCGTCGAGATGTTATGCTTCCGAATTTCATGCTTGACCCCCTGTGCCTCCGGAAGGTGTGAACGGATTAACCGGGCGGTATGGTGCCGAGGAGCCCCAGTCATGGACGTTCAAGATACAGCCGTCAAGGTACACCGCCAAAGCGGGGTCCGTGGACTGGAACTGCATCTGCAGGAGCTTGTACTTGTTCGCACCAACCTTGAAGGTGTACTTCGTAGGTTCCTCCGTCGTCGCCGGGAGTGTGATTGGCGGAGGTCCATAACTTCCGTTGCCTTCATCGGCAACGATGAACGTCAGTGTCACCGCCTGATTTGAAGTGTACTCGACCGTCGCTTCGTACATATTCTGCCATCCGACGCCGCCGAAAGCGGGGGTGAGAACCGTTCCAGTTACGGTTTCGGTTCCGGAGGAAGACATGAGGCGTACTGTGCCGTCCGAGCAACCGACAAGGATTCCCTGCTGGCTTTCACCTTCGTCTGCCGCGTGTATAGTTGGAATTGGGCCGATGTATTTATCCAGAATCCATCCCTCAGCGGCGGTGTCAAATACCAAGGTAGCGTTCCCTGTTTCCTCAACGGAAGCCTCGTAGAAAACAGTCAGAGACACTTCATTAAGATTCAACTGTGATCCTAGATTCAGACCTGAAGCGAAGTTCGCTCCCAAGTTGTTGGCCTGTGTGCCCGACATTCCTCCCTGTCCCCATAGATCGCCGTTTCCGCCGAGGGTGTACGGCAAAGGCCACGATCCCGGATTGATTGCCTTAACATTTCCGACTGGAGTTCCACTTACTGTCAGTTGAATGGTCTCGTCGCTTGCGCCACCGAAAACCAATCCGCTTTCGAAATCGATCTCGATACCAGTTACCACAGCCCCCGGAGGAATCGACAACCCGGTTCCTGTGAGTTCTAAGGTCTGTGATTGATTCGATGGCAGAGCACCGCTTGAAACCGTGTAGTAGACGGCAAGTGCGACGGAAGAGACATCAACTCGACCCGGCCATGGTCCAGTTCGAGCCGTGAGGTTTAGATTGAGGTAAGCTCCAGTGATATCGGCAGCCAAACTTCCCAATGAATCTGCTGGTGAGGGAGCACTATATTGGCCGTCCGCTGTAACATACTCGCTCCACACCTCTGTGACACCAACACCACCCGATAGAACAAAATAAAAACCGCTGGCTGTTTCAAAATTCGCCATGACTGCCACAGGATAGATTCTGGTGATGACAGCACCCACGGGGAGAGTGGGAACCGTGAAACCGCTCCATCCACAGTCCACGTCGGTGAGGAATGGAGTGTCTGGAGTTCCGGTATTAGCCGTGCCACAGGCTCCGCCTGCAATCCAGCTTGCCGACGCGATTCCAGCCTTTGCTCCGGCGAACGTAGTGAATCCGCTGTTTGGAGGTAGTGCAGCGGTTGGAAGAGAATAAGCTACATATTCTCCAGCGTCAGGAGTAAACGGAGGATTCGGAATCGAAAGAGACGCATAGTTAGGGATGGCTGGAGTGGCGTTTCCGGAATCAGCCGTCGCTCCCGTGTCTGGATAGGGGAAGACCGCCGAAAACTGCGTTGAACTCAAACCAGAAGATATTACAACCAGCGGAATTCCGTTAAGAAATGAACCAGCCACCATGTCCGCAAAATTAACCGCTTCTCCAGCCACAAAATCGTTATCGGATATGAATGTCATTACGCCGCCGCTTACCGACCAACTCGTGATCGTAGCGGATACTGGCGTTCCAGACAGCAGAGCGCCCGGTGGGTTCAACCACGCTATGCCGCTCCCAGCGCTCGCGGCATTCTCTGGAACAAAGCTGACATTCGTAACTATCGTTCCGCTGAAGTTGTAGCCGTAGTCGTAGTAGAGATACCCATTCTGGTAGGTGAATTGCTGGAATTGTGGATGGGTGTCGTCCGGAGGATAGATGATCACGCCATTTCTTGTGACTGGAGTTGGGATAGAACCTTCATGCGAGAAGAGAGGATAGAGAGTCTCATCTGTGATCGACTTCGATGACAAGCCAGCAACCGACACGTGGACTCCGTCATCGACGCGGAAGAACACGTTTCCTCCACCTGAAACGGCCACACAACGCGGCATGAACAGACCACGATCAATCGGCGTGAGGCGTGTGCTCCAAGTCGATCCTGAAGTGCCAGTGGCCGTGGCGAGTGCATTGAAGAAGTTGGGAACGATGTTCCAGAACCTCTTGATCGAACCCAAGAGCACTTTTCCAGTCGTCATCACGAGGTTGATGAGAGTCTCCGATGGATCGGTGATGTCCTGCTGGTTAGTGTCAGGAGCCGAATCAAGATTGTTGCCTTTCGACCAGTAGTAGGTTGCTGGGCGTAACGGATCACCAACCCCGCAAGCGAACGGAATGTTGTCGGTAGGACCGGCAATGTAAGGCATCGGCTGCGCTGCCAGAATAGGTTCCGGAATCTCATACACGAGATTCGTTCCATCCGGGACATTGGGTATTTCTATCGTCGTCGTGGACGTTGGACGCGCGATGAAGATGTACGGGAGAGATGTCGGTGAACCAATCAGGATCACCGTTCCTCCGAGCCAACGGATGTTGAATCCAGTTGCCGAACCTCCTATCGCGCCACCTGAAACCCAAGTGATCACTCCACCTGAGACGCTGCAAGTTCCCTTCTGCGGAAGATCAATCGATGGGAATGGTTCAAAGTTGTCGTACTCCAAAAGCTGGGTGCCCAATTCTGTATCGGTAAGCGAGTCGGTGATCGGGGTGTTCGTTCCACCACCACCTAAGTCGTCGTTTGGCCCGGTCGCCACATAGGTAAAATTTGCCGTAGTAGAGTCGACGCGATAGTAATCCACCACATCGACTTGCGGATCGTTGGACCAGTACGAAGTGACAGTGTTCGCCGTGACCGGTACCGTCTCTGGCGCGGATTCTGGAGAGGGATTAGACAATGCCCCAGTCGTCGAGGAGCGATAGACATAGCGGTACTGTGTTTCCTGACGAACACTGGCTGGGAGCGGCGGAACAAGTGTCGGCGCTCCACCAGCGGTAGCTGAGACATTGATGAGAAGAATGCGTCCTGAGTGGTACCAGAAGTCGTAATCGACCTCGATTGGATATACGCCAGCATTTGGGACGCTTACTACGACCGTAGCCTGCGACTCCACTCCTCCAAGCCCATGGCCCGAGAACAGCGCTGTGACGCGCGGAAGAAGCGGCAAACCGCTCACCACTGTGATCGACTGTCCGGCTTCAGATAGCGTAGTGGACCGAGAGGTGGTCGATGAGAGTGTCGGCGGGTTCCCGGATGCGTACTGAAAGCTTTCTCCAGACGCAGAGAACAAAGTTACGCCCCCTCCGATTCCCCAGATGATGTCGTCTTTGTACGTGAGGACAAAGGTGTAGTTTCCTGCCGATGGAAAGTAGATATTTCCTGTCAGACAGAAATTGAAGTTGTCGAAGCTCGTGTTGGTTGGATAAGTCTTTGTCAGCGGTGCCGGGAATACAGGAGCGCTTCCGAGTACAACACTTTCCGGAGAAATATCGAACCACTGCATCGGCACGGTAATGACAGATGGAGCGGTCGAGTATTCATCGAGGCTTGGAGGTCCGGGAATGCCTGTCGGTTGAGCGGGGACCGCCTGCGAACCGAAGTTGGCGTCGAAGATGAGCGAATTGCCTGTCGTGGTTCCGACAGCATTGCTGATCGAGTGCGATGGGCCGGAGCCCGAAGGATCATCCGGATTCCTCCAGAGATACACCGCGACGCCTCCGCTCGTCGGGGAGTCGTCAAAATAACTGAGCGACAGGTTCCCAAGAAGAGCCGTGGTCGTGGGCAGTGCATTCGTTGTGACTGTAGCCACGAGTGCGAATGATCCAGAGTTAGAGGAGAACGTGTTGCCTGTCGAGTTGATGCCGATTTGAAACTGCTCCGCCCCGAAGGGAACTGGGATCGCAACGCCGATGTTGCCGCCCACGTCGACCACCGAAGTGATGTAGAGCGGAGCGAGGCCAAGTGGAAGAACGTTGCCAGCGCCGTCCGTGAACGCGCCGACGACCACCGACACTGAGCCCGGAACGACTCCGCCAACCTGCACGTAGCCACCGGGGTTTGTTGGTCCCGGAGCCGGACCAGCATCAGTAGGGACCTTCAAACCGCCATTGATTGTTGCTGTGCCGGTCAACGATGTGACCGTGACCGTCGATGCGTTTAGAACTTCGATGATGAACGGTGGCGTCCCGTCTGGCGTCGGGTCGGGCGGACCGTGCGATTCGCCGTAGTTGAAGGATGGATTTTGGCCGAGGTAGTTTGTCCACGGGATATCCGTGGCGAGCAGAGTACCTGTCGTGGTCACTGTCCCCGAAGAAGTCGAGACTACGGGCGCAAGTTGTGGCTCCTTGATGCCCATCTTGTAAGTCAGACCGTCAGATCGAATCTTCAACATCCCCGAGCAGACGAACCCGGATGCCGTGATCGTTACGTCTCCCTGCGGTGCCGAATCTCCAACGTACATCCACGGCTGAACGGAAGCGTTCGGGCGGAACGGGACCAGCGACACAGGGTTTCCGGAGAGTCCGGAGGCGACCTCTGTGTTGTTGACGTACATCTTCCCACCCGCGCCGATCACCAGAGCATAACCGGAAGACGGTCCATTAGGCGTTGAGTCGTTCAGACGACGAATGGTATAGGGAGCATCTGGAAGGGCGATGGGAATCTGGGTCGTGTAGTAGACCGTGACGACGAGTGCATTAAGACTTATGTTAGCGAAAAAGTGACCGCCTCCAGCCACGGCGCAAGTGATTTGAAAACCAATTCCAGTTGCTCCATTGACGTTCGTAGGTGTCCACGCGAAGCCGAGAAGGTTACCCATCCCTCCACATAGAACCGGGTAGCCTATCGTTCCACCAAGAGTAGTCGGGACCGAAGGTCCAGCGGCGATGCCATTTGCTGTCGGCTGAAGCGTTGCATTTGCTGTCTGGAGAGAACCGGAGCCGCTGTAGAACAAGAACTCAACGCCGGTAACCGTCGCAGTAGCCGGTATCGCAAACCCCAACGCCGAAATGTTTAAGGTCTGCGAACTTGCGCCCGGAGCGATGCTTACCTGCGCGGATGTGGCGCTCGTCGAGAAGATGTCAGATGGATTCGTCCATGCCGTTCCACCGCCAGTTTGCGACACCGTTCCGGTGCTCACCGATTCCGAACCAAGGCTCGCTGGACCAATTGGAGTCGTGAGCGGATTGCGCAACGTGAATCCGCCGTTGATGTAGGCACGAACGTTCGTAGCCAGCGTCGCGAAGCCAGCCGCGAGGCGGTTGATGGGGTGAACGAGATCGAAACCTCTGAAGCGGATCGCCATAGTTACCGGGTATTCTTCTTGTTAGCGGAGTTGTATCTGTTCATGTCACGTTCCTGTGTCTGAGCGCGCTCCACGAGAATGTCGCTGAAGGCTCCCATACTCTGGAGCCTTGAGTTCTCGGCGGCGCACGCCTGAATCGCCCTCAGTTCAAGCTCCAGACCCGCCTTCCACTCGCCGCCCCCGAGCTTAAATAGGCACCGGCTCTGAGCAAGATCGAGCACCGTATCCCAGTCCGACCTCGATACCTGCACGTAGGTATTTGTCGAGTCGAGGTACGGCGCGTTTGCGAGGACGGTGACGCCGATTCCCGATCCCTGCGGAGCGGCGATGAAATCCACGCCACCCGAGACGATCACGGGTCCGAATCCAGTCGGATTCGAATCCCACTCCGCAGAATAACGGTCCATCGATACGATTGAGTCGATTGTCACCGCTTCTCCGTTCACCTTTCCGAGTTCGATCCATGGCGTCTTCAAAAGCAATTGGAGCCCGTCTTGGTAGCGCTTCAAGGCATAGTCGGCTCGTTCCCTGTCTGTGGCCTCAGATTCGTGCCCCAAAAGGTCCGCTAGGGCTCCCCACTCCAATACCCACGCGAAGTCGTTGGGGATGCCAATGGGGGTCGCTGCGGGCGGATTGAACGCTGCTCCAGATTGCAGGACCACGGCTTCGTAGGTTCCGGCATTATCCGGAGCTACATCCACATCCCAAGTGAGCGGCGGTTCGGAGGACAGACTGAACGTCTGTGGCGTTCCCGGTGCCAGTTGGTAAAGAGGAGCCTCGTAGAATTCCTGCGCTACCGTGTCGTCACGGTACAGTGTGTTGGGCGTGCCTCCAGTTGGAAGGTAGCGCACCCTCTCCACGTCGATGACGGTATCCGGAAGTTGTGTTCTGGTCGTACCCGGCGTCAGCGCAATGCCAGAGAGCAGCGACTGGTTAGCATTGCTGACCTGAAGCATCTCGTCCCGGCGAGTCTGAAGAGCTTGCGATACTGTCGCGATTGAGAACTGATTTGTGCCCGTCCACGTCCCACCCGTTGGCGGCTCGAATAGCATGTACTCAAGCTCGGTGTAGCAGTAGACATCGGTGATCGTGCGGAGGCGAGGAGAGTTTGCCAGTTGCCCCAACGAGTTCCAGACATTGGTCGGGTCGCTGTAGGTGAAATCCTGTCTCCACATGTAGCTCAACACATTGAACTGCCGAAGGCTTTGCTGGAGGTAAACGATCAACTCGGCAGTTGTCCACGTCGACGTTGAAGACGGAGAGATATTCAGCCTCTGCCCCAGTTGTGAGATAGCGGTCGTTAGGCTCAGCCATTGGTACGTTCCTGCCATTTCCCCTCGCGGGCTTCATTACATTTTCTTCACTGAGACTTTTTTCTTGCCGCCCTTCTTGCCCTTTCCGCTGACTTTTTTCGCGAGGCCAGCGAAGCCCTGAGAGGCGATTCGCAGCGCAGTCGGGTGATCTGTGGCGACAAATTTCTTGCTCGTGTATTGGTGCTTCTTGCCCTTTCCAAGGCCCTCGCTGCTCACGCGGACGATGAAGCCATTCTCGGCCTCTTCGATCCCAGCATTGGCGCTCCGGTCCGGAGACGACATGGGCGCTGCACACGCCGTGTTCTCTGCTGACTTTTTGCTCTTCTTCCGCTTCTTCGCCATCACATCACCTCTTCGTCACGATTTTCCTGCGTGTCCCCTTGCCTTTCTTTTTGCCTGAGAGCTTCGGAGCGCAGCAGGCCGACGCTTTTTTCACCGATTCCAAGTTTGTCGCCCCGACTTCGCTCCCCATCGTTTACGCCTTCGAAGCGATGCGCTTGCCGTGGTGCTTTTTGCGGCCCTTGGCCTTCTTGATGTTGCCGTGCTTCGCCTTCCCCATGAACCGCAGCGCCAGACGACCACGCGCGGACTTGCTCTTGTCGGGCGAGGATGCTTCGGATTCAGCTTCCGCAGTGGTAGATTTTCCGTGAGCCTCTGCGGCTTTGGTCAAGCTCCCTTTGTGCTTAACCGCGCCCTGAATCCACTTCTTTGACTTCTTCGCGTGCTTCTTCTTATGCGGCATATCGAATCTCCTCCCACTTCTTTCCGCGCCATGAATCGTACTGGCATTTTCTGGAACAGAATTTCGATCCTGAAGCGTGACATTTTGGACGATAAAACTTAGCTTTACAAAATCTGCATTCGAGGTAAACTCCCGATCTCTGGCGAGGAATCATGATCATTCCTGCAAGATGTGGGTGCTCTTTCGCGTGGCAATCGGCGCAGATGATTTCTATGTTTTCCTCAGCGTCTCGCTTTTCTGGGAAATCGGCGTATGGAAGCCTATGATGTCCCTGAAGATTCGCGGTCGATCCACATCTTTCGCAGGCTTTTCTCTTGCGCTTCACGCGAGCGATTGCGGTCCTGCTCTTCCACTCGCGATCAGAAATTCCGCCCTTCCAGTTCGGATTGTTATCTTTCGATAGCATCATTCCGACCGCGACCCGTGAACACTTTCTCGTGCAGTAGCGACGATCTTTCGATACTGATTTGTAGCATTCAAAATCGACCCCGCACACGTAGCACACAAGCCAAACCTTCGGCCTCGGATGGTGAGTCTTAAAGGGTGCAGCGCAACTCCTGGAGCAGTATTTTTCGCCACGGCGCGGCTTCCCACAGGCGAGGCAGGTTCCCTTGAAGCGACGCTTTGAATACGGAAACGCCAATGTTCCTCCAAACAAAAACGGCCCCGACTTTTACGTCGGAGCCGCCGCTTGTTTCCCGAGCCGGTCAGGATGGGATCGGGAAGGCACGTTGCTCACTGCTGTTTATACCGCAATCGAGAGCCGCTGTCACTGAAAATCAGCGCTTTCGCGATACTCTCTTCTTCTGCGCTTTCTTGCGCTTCTTGCCGTGCTGAACCTTGTGGCATCCTTTGCCTTTGATGCAAACCTTTTCGGCGTGCGTGGGAATGCCGTGGATGTGCGTGTACGCGCGGCTCTCGCGGTAGGCTTCCTCGCTCTTGAACGTCTCGGTTGGCATCCTACTTCTCCGTGAAAAATAACTGCCCAGCGATCTCGCACCGGTAAGTCACGACCGCAGGATTCCAGCCCTCCGGGAACGGCACCACGGTGCCACTTGGAAGTGTGAAGGTTGCCGTCGTCCGGATGCCTTTTGGGTTGTAGTAGAGGGTGCTGCCACCTGTGATATCTGGAAGCACCCCTGCGGAGATGTCAGCGGCCAGCGACAGGGAGGTGATGAAGGCACTCCAGTCTGGAGCGTTGAGCGCGTTTGGGCCGATTCCAAGTTCCTTATCGCCGGGTGTGGTCATGCTCGAAAACTGCTCAGGCCGCAACGCCTCCTCGTAGACGCTGCTCTTCGCTTTGGCCGCGCGGTTCACGAGCACGTTCAGGATCGAATGCATCCCTTGCGCGCCACCGCCGCGCGCTTCCTTCCATGCACAGATAGCACCTACGACCTGATCCTGAAGAGTCATCCGACACCTACTTTATCCCTGCTGTCGCGGCCTTGATCATCGCCCTGTGCAAAATCATCCTTCGAAGCGCCATGCTCTTCGTTGCCTGCGGGTTGAAATAGTACGCGAGCCCGCTCGTCATCTCGATTGCGTTATTCGATCCGACACGCATGAAGTGTATGTCGAGCGTGGACCACTGAAGATTCGGAGTGATCCGATAGGACGCTCCACCGCCGAAGAGTAAAGCGATTTGGTTATTCGCTGTGAATGTCGCCAGTCCGCCCGCTCCTTGGATGAAGATTTGGAACGAATCTGCGGGCAGGTTTGTCTTCGCGAATAACGCCGAGAGATCGGGCGAGTACCGAACACCTCCGAAGTATGCGTTGAATGGCGACGCCGTAATTTCGTGGCCTTCTACTGAAAGGCTGTTCCCTTTCTGTACTCCCCAATCGATCAGGTCAAGTGATTCTGTTGTATGCGTGGCGGCTGTCCATGACTTCTGGTAGTCGAGAGCCGTAGCCTCGGCGGCACTCGAAAAAACGAGGCCGGATTGCGCGCTGGCGACTGTCGAAATTGCCAGCAACGCGATCCCGGCCCAAAGCATCTTGGTCATCAATCCTTGTTTCATCGTTCGCCTCGATCTTATTGCAATTGGAATTTCTGGTATCCGTGAAGCCCGAGAACCGCGTTGAAGCTGGACTTCAAAGTGGCCGCATTAGGCGGTTCGACCTTGCCTGTCGCGACCGCTGCCACAGCCCTCGCCGTCACCACTGCTGGCGCTGCGCCGGGAATGAGCGCCTGAATGCTGGACAGAGTCAAGATGGCCGTTCCCAAAGCCGCTACGATCACGGCGACGATGGATGGCGATACTGATCCAGCCGGGAGAGTTGCGATGACGCCCTGTACGTCGCTCTGTACCTTCGTCAGTGCCGCAATCAGCGCGTTTAGGTTGCCCTGCGACTTGTTCGCGTTGTAGGCGTTGGCCGCGTCTTGGAACGCGTTGAGCGAGGCAATCGCAACGTTCATGGCCGTCGTGAGAGCCGCTGCGACGCTTGCAGGCAGGCCCCCATTGCTGGTTGCCTCAGCGATCACCGACACCACGCTGTTCACGATGTTGATTACGACCGGTATATCGTCGATGACCGTCGTGATCCACGCTGTCGAGCATCCAGTCGTCAGCAATACGGTCGGTGCCGCCACCGCGACCGCTGCACCGGTTCCTGAGAGTTGCAAAAACATTCTACGATTCATAATGCTCCTCAAAAAATCTGTGAAAGTTTCTTCCCGATTGGCACACCCAGACCAGTGCATGGGCTCGGCTTCGGCCCAGCTTCGTACTGGCCGTTACCGCCCGTGGTAATGAGCGTGAAAGAGGGTGGATGATCCCAAAGCCTTGTCGAGATGAATCCAACCTTCCTACCCCACGCCGCGAACAGGCCAGCGTACAACGGTGCCACGGCGCTCGTTCCTCCAACAATCTGTTGCTGCCCCCCTTGAAAAATTAGGTACCCAGTATCGGGATCGGCGTTGGCGGCAAGATCGGGGACCATGCGGCCCAGACCTTTGGGCGCTGGAGGGATGTCTACTTGCCAAGCCTGAGCCGGGAAAATGGTGGAATATCCGCCGCCAGTTCCAGAGCCGTCCGTTTTGCCGGGGTTGTTATTCCAAACCGTCTCGCTGCTTGCTGTCTTCGACGTGCCGCCGCATCCCACCACGTGCGGGCATGACGCTGGGCAATCCACGTTGGCGGCATTGCGACCGCCGTCGCTTGAATCATTGTCTCCGGAAGCGGCAAACACTACCATCCCGGCATCGGTCGCGGCCTTTGCTGCAGCATCCATTTGCTTGCAAGCTTCCGATCCCCATGCGGCTTCGTCAGCGCCCCACGAGATAGAGCAAACGGCGCAGCCATCCTTGGAAGCCTTGGCGACCGCCGAAGCAATGTCCTGTGACCAGTACACGCGAATGGTGGCTGGCTTGCCGGTGGCCACGAAGTAGGCGGCACCCGCGACCTCAATATCGAGAGCAACCTCCATATCATTGTCGTTACCCGGAGAATTCTTCGTTCCATCGACCGACACATCTGTCAGAGATGGCGATGGCTGGTCGATGGACTGGAAGTAGGCGTCAATGTCCGATTGCACCCACCCGCCGCCAAGCTCCACGATCCCGATGGTTCCTCCCCCTTTCAGACCGGTCGGCCACTCGTAGGCAGCGCAAAGGTCATCAACTTCCCACGCACCAGACGCGGTCGGGACTCCAGCGGCAAGGCGCTTCACGTATGGATGACAGTTGAATCGCGGCGACAGCGGCTTCACGTTCGTCTGGTTCAACGGCGGCGCGAGTGGAGGCGGCGTGGTGCCCTTCCCGTAGCCGAGCACGCCAGCCAAGACGGAGAAAAACCCAGCGGCGCTTATGAGGTATGGTTGGTACTTGGCCGGAATCACCGAACTTGGAAGCGCCGCTAAAATGGCAGCGACGCCACCTATGATCCCTGTGATTGTCAGCAAGGTATTTGGTTTGGTTCCAAATGCGCGTTCAAGGATGCTGGCGACCAATTGAGCAAGTAGCTGAATCCAGTTTCCCATCTCTTTCACCTTTCCTAACGGTCGGAAAACCCATCGTGCTTCGAAGGACTCGGAAGCGGAATCCTGCTTGTATGCTCATCATGCAGCAGTGTGATCACGATATTCTGCTCCTCGTTGATCGTATAAATCTGGTCCGAGAGCGCCGCATGTTGCTCCATGATTGCCTTCTCTCCGCTGTCGAGGCGATCCAGATGGTCGTTTATAGTGGTGAGCGTGGCTGACATATACCACGCTCCCAGAGCAGTCGTGGTGAGGGCTGAAACGAGCGCGGATATGCCCCACTTCATCCACTCAGCCATTCCTTCGCTATTTGTTTTAGGTTCTGCCACGATTGCCTCGCTTGTCGTGCCCACTTTCTTACCTTTCTCGAACGTAATTATAGATCGCGTTCAACTTACAGACGTGGGTATGAAATCTTAACTGTTGGACGTACCGCAACAGGAATCGAGTTGCTTGCGACTTGCTGTTCCGAAGCGTCTGGAAAAAGCGGAGGTGCAAGCTCGGCCACAGATGTTACCGAAGGCTGTCCCGGCGTGCCCGGATAGAGCGCAATCAACACGGGTGCTGACGCAGGAGAAGGTGCTCCGGTTGCTGGTTGTCCTCCAGTTGGCGTCTCCACAAACTGTACCGTGTAGGCTTCGTATACTCCGGTCGGTGGCGCTGTGTCGGTGTACGTGTTTGTGGTGAGCGGGGAACTCGCCGTCTGTTTTGGCGTGTACGGTCCACTGCTGGATGGTGTTGGGCATACTGTGGCGCTCGTGCATGTGGCCGAACTGACGATGTAGCCGCAGCTATATCCAGTCGGGCATGGGAGAGCAGTCCAATTTACAGTTGCCGATGGCGGTGGCGAGACCGGGGCCTGTGGCTTACAGCCAGCGGCTGCGAAAAGCAAAATCAGCAATGATGCGAACTTCAGATTTATCGACTTCATAGAACTCCTCCCTACGGGTTGAACTTTACGGTTGGTTTAGACGGTGATGGCGGTAAGGCTGGAACTACGACACTAGCCACGTTCGAAGGCGCGCTTGTCACTCCACTCGCATCGACACTCTCGACAATGTAGTCGTAGGTAGATGCTTGAACTGTCAGATCGCTATAGGTAGTTGACGTGATCGCTGTTGTATTGAGTTGCTGATATGAAGTTCCTCCGCTTGGAGCGCGGAAGGCGTCATAACTGGAAACGGGATCAGGAGAACTTAGCGGCGCATCCCACGTCAGATTCACTTCGCACGTCGTCACCTTCGCCTGGCACACGGCAAGCGGGGCCGCAAGAGCCAGAACCGAGAGTGCCGCGAAAATGCGTTTCATGTGTCTCCTTATTTGTCAGATGACGCTCGTGCTAAGCAGATTTATCTCTGCAATGGTCCCTAATCCGCTATAGAAAGCAATCCCCCCAAAATCAATTGTGCCGACTGTCTGAGTTCCTATCGTCTGATAGGTAGCGCCTCCGTCAGTCGAAACCAGATATGAGAGAATCGTCCCTGAAACAGACAGCTTCAAATGAATACTTGATCCAAACCACTCCGCGCCCTGATAAACAACACTACTCACAAAAGATGGGGCAACCGATCCGGGGCAAGTGCTTGTACAGTTATATTCTCCGATTTGGAGCGTTGCTGTAGAGAGAGAGGCATTTCCCTGCTGCCAACTCAGTGACCACACTAACCCATTTGTGTTGTCGTGAATCCAGATTCCTCCATTGCAATTATTCGTGCCAACAGCGGCGCACAGTTGCCTGAAATCAATATCGATAGAACTGCTCAATGAAATTTTCGACCAATAATTTGTAGTCGCCGCAGTAGAGCTAAGAACGACATTCCCGTTCGTTCCGTTTGTGCAAGTCGGCCCTGTGCCAATGAAAACCTGAGAAGCGCATATCACTGGTTTTGTCACAGCAAACATATCGGGGTCGTAGAATGTCGAGCCAATTTCGATGTATGGCGGCGCGGCTACTACAGTTGATCCTCCTCCAGCAGCCGCCGTATAGCAAGGATTCGGGGTGCTTGCGGTCGTGTACTGCAAATTCTGCCCCGTCGTCGGTGTAAAGCCGGTGCAGAAAGGGACGCCATTCAGTTGGTTTGCGCTGACTGTCCCCGTGCCGCTCGGAGCTAAGCTGGCTCCCGAACCAACGGCCATCGCAGCACTCGTATTGGTCCCGCTGGAGATGGCAGAAAAAGCAGTCGTCGTGGTGGCCGCAACGCCAACCTGCGCAGCCATAACCACAGTTGGCGTGCCAACGACGGTCCCGGTCGTGACAACTTGAATATCCAGCAAATCGAGCGATGCCGTCGTAAAGCTGTGCGTCGTGTCTGAGCATGAAGTAGCCGATGCTCCGCTGATCGTACAGGTGAGCGTTTGGCTCGAAGCATTCTTGCGCCAAGTGAAAGCAATCGAATTTCCAACGCCCGGGGCGGTGCTCAATTGCACCGTCATGTTCTGAATGGTGACCGCTGCCGGTGAATCGATATCCACATTCGTCTCGGTCGCACTCGACAAGCCGCCGCCGCCGATAGGGAAGTACAACGTCCCGGTAAAAGTCAGCGCCGGTCCCGAATAGGTGACGATGCCTGCGCCCGTCCCAGCCGCCGCAATAGCCGCCTGCACGAAAGCCGTGGTAGCAAGCTGCGTCGTGTTCGTGCCCCCCGTCGCAGTAGGGGCCGCTGGCGTTCCTGTGAAGGTCGGACTGGCCTTCGGAGCCAGCGATGAGAGGAGCGTGCTGCTATCCTGCTGTGTGCCAGCCGTGTCCACGTAGGTCACTACATCTCCTGCCACAGTTGCAGAAGTTGGTCCCGATGCCAGCCCCGCTCCAGTACCCGCAATAGCCTTGCTGCTGGTGATCGTGCTGGATGACCCAGCGACACCAACCTGAGTCGCTGTCATGCCCGAGAGGCCCGAGCTACCGCTAGCACAGCCGCTGGTTGTCAACGCGCCGCCCGTTCCGTGTGGGCATATGGGGCTTGTCGAAGGAGAAAGCCCTTGAATGACAACATTTCCGTTGCCATCAATCGATAAACCGTTTGCCCCATACAATCCGAAAATCGCATAGTTAGAAGCTGAGCCCGCACCGGCATAATAAAATTGCATTCTCAACACATCGTTCGTTGCATTATCTCTTCCGAGGTCTTCCTTTATCGAATAGCCCGTTGGCATATTCGGGCCTAACACGCCAAAAATGGGGTAGTTAAAAGCCGTGCTCGAACTGCTAGGCTCCTGCACCGCCGCCGTAGAAGGATAATGATTTCCGCTGTTTTGACTAGTGCTGTTGAAGGTACTTGGAGAATCTGAATTGACAGTCAGGTGTTGGTAACCGAATAGCGTTCCCAAAGACATGATCTGCGAGCCGAGAGTGCTTCCCGATGAAGCGGAAAACCACTGATAGGTGTAAACAGAATCGTAAGTGGGAATCTGCATGAAGCCGTTACCTACCCCCGCGACTCCGGGTGCCGAACCAAAATAGTCGCTCCGCTTGTCCAGTGGGTCACTCACGCCGGAGAGCAGCACATTCGCAATCTTTGCCGCTGCCAGGTTCACGCCGCCTGGGCCGAATCCGCCGTTCCCGGCAACGAGCGATGAGTTTCCCGGATCGTTGACCACACGAGCCACATCAACGAAACCATCCCAATACTGGCCGCTGGCCTGATTCGCCGCGCTCTTCCCTTGAAGAGGCAGCCATTGTTCCAGCGCGATCAGGGTCTGGTAGCCGGAGGAGCAGATTCCGAGGCCGGTCTGCCCGAGGTTGACGGCGTTCGTGCTCCAGACCACCACAGAGCTGCTGTCGGCATGTACCTGCGCCCATAGGGAGTTAAGCGCCGCCTCGATCGTTGCAGCCGAAGTGCAACCGTTCGCAAAGGCATCGTTTTCTAACTGCCCGAAGATGAAGTAGGTCGGCTGGCCGGTCACTGCCTCGCTCAGTGGGTGCAGGATTGTCGAGTAATAGGTGTTGAGCGCCTGCTCGGTGACAGGATTCGGGATCACCACATAGGGCGTCAGTTTGCCACTGAGCCCGGCCAGATTCGCCGTGTTGAAAGGCAGGTTATATGTGGCCTTGGCTGCGACGCCGCAGGTTGAGGCGCAGGTGCCGCTGCTGGCAAAACTAAACTCAAACTGCGTAGAACTTAAGCCGGATGAGAGTACCTTGAAAAGCGTGTATCCGGTCGAATAGCTGATGTCGGTCGGTGCTGAGAAGGTCGAAGTCCACGCGCTCGAGAAACGCATGTTGACCCAATCGCCAGCGGCCAGGTTGTTCGTCCCGCTGTTTGTCACCGTGCATGTGACGCCCGTGCAGGTGAATCCCGTCAAGGCGAACGTCGGCTCGATCACGTTGCCGTCGTCATCGTTGACGCTGTCTCCGGCAAAGATTCCATTAGCCGGTGTAAATCCTCCGCCACCGCCACTCGAATAGACCGGGATGTTGAGCGCGCCGGTCACCGTGTTAAAGGCAGCCGCGCCACTCGACCCCGTAGTCGTCAGCGATGACACGCACGGCATATCCCCGAATACCGGCCCCGCGACGCCGCCGAGACAAAGGTTCAGTTGAGGGGGAAGGCCAGTAGGTGTATTCGTTCCGTTAGAAATCACTAAGTCTCCCGATGTAGGCCAAGTGACGCTGCTTCCACCAGTTGAGCTAATCGTGCAGTCAGTCGAATTATTTCCGGGATTATCCACGCAGCTTACCGTGGAGTTGGAACCGGACTTGAGATTCAGCCTAGCCTCTTGCGTGAGGGAAACGGTGTTCGCTTGGACGGTCTGGTAGAAGAAAGCGGAGGAGAGAATAGACGGCTGACAGTCAGAACTGCTGGTGCAATTGATGGCGTAGAGACCCGCCGCTGGATTTCCGAGAATGTTGGCTTGTGCGGCTGGCGCTGAGGTTCCACCTGTGCATCCAGCGGAGATGATGTTCGGTGAGCATGAGCCTCCGCTTCCGGTACCGCCACTCGCAAATACATCAACAGCCGCCACAACCGGGGATGGGAATACGAGAGGTGGATCACCGCCGCTCAATTGAACGTCGTACCCTTGTCCCTGCGCCGCATAGAAGAGCCAGTGCCCGGTCTGTGTCGAAGAGATGGTCGTTGCTTTGAACGGGTTCGTAAGCGGTGTGTTGCTTCCGTCCTTGTAGATCGTCGCGAGAGTCTGGGAGTCCGTGAGGTAAACGCTGACCAGACAGTGTGGAATCACCCCTTGAAGATAATTGGATGAGTTGAGTCCGGCGATTGTGGCTTGCCTTCCACCAAGGTCGCAGTATCCCTGAATCGATCCCGTGGCCTGAGCGAGCACCGAGACTGGAGCGAGCAACGTCAGTAGGAAAATCAGGCGCTTCATGTTACCTCCTTACGGTGAGTGTTACCAAAACAGCGTTCCCGATAGACTTCATCCACGCGGCCAATGTTCTAACTCAGGCCGATGTAGGTCAAGAAGATGGTGCAATTGTTGACATTACCCGGAGCAGAAGAGAACGTCACAACGACAATTGTTCCGGAAATGCTGACGGAACTGCCGCCAATACCGAGATCGTTTACCACCGCTACTGGAGGGTTGTCATTGAATACAAGATTGAATGGAGCCTTCTTGAGATCGAACGACATCGATGTGCTTGTGCCATCTCCAGCTATGTTCATGGTTATCGAGTTAACCGTTGATGTCACATTGTTAATGCCAATAGCCATTTGATTCCTCCTGTGTTACCTAGTTACCATCAGTGTTACGTTAACTGCATTGGTTAAGCTGGCCATCCACCCCGCGACATACTTTGGCCATAGATTGCTCGCCATGTCGTAGCGCCAGACAAATCCATTTGTTCCGGTTTGGCCAGTAGACCCCGTGCTCTTGATGCTTGCCAGTTGGATGTAGTTCGGTGCCGCGTCAATGTTGGCACCTAAAATATCTACTTCGAAGGTTCCGGGATTTGCTGAGAAGATCACTTCAAACGAAGCTCCCCACGGGTAGAAAGCATTGTCGAGACGTTCCAGCAAAAACCCCTGACTCAGCGAACCCGGAAAGGTCCCCGCAGGAACCGTTTCCACGTTCCACAAGAATCCTTGGCGGTTGACACGAAGAAGCGTTGCTAAACCGGGTCCGGGATATGTGGGCACTAAAAACCTCCTTCAAGCTGCGGTAGAATGGAAAAGCGGTCGAACACCGCAATTCCATTCGAGGTGGAATCATGGCCAAGCGTCCCGCCAAATACTGCGTCCAGCGAGAGCCTGTTGTCCAACCGCACGATCAGTCTATCAAAATAATCGCGCTGACTAGAGGCAAGACAACCGTTGTCGATGCAACCGACTACGAAAGGTTGATGATAAAAAACTGGGTTGCTCTCTGGGACGATCACACGAAATGCTTTTATGCCAGAGGCACGCATGGTGGAACGGGAATGCACCGATACATTCTTGGCATAACCGATCCAAATGTGCAGGTAGACCACTGGGATGGCGATACTCTTAACAACCGCAGAATCAATCTTCGTGTGACCAATCAAAACGGCAACCGCCAAAATCGCGGCGTCTACAAGAACACAAACAGCGGCCACGCTGGAGTTTCTTGGCGCGAACGAGATCAGGTCTGGATTGTGTACATAAACACTAATGGTAAACGCACTTATCTTGGACAGTATAAAGAAGATGACAAACAAAAAGCCATAGATCGGCGCGTCGAGGCCGAACGCGAACAGCATGGCGAATTTGCTTTTGCGAATCGTCATAAAATTACCACATGCCCACGTTAGCGCTGCCGTTTGTGTTCGTGAACGGCTCGCCTGCGTTGAACGGTACGCTCATTCCGGCCTTTGTGAAGTACAACTCCATCAAGTGCCGGTCCATAATCCTGATCTGTCTCAGCAAGTCCTTGTACTCCTCGTGATGAGCCTGAACAAGGAATTGCCAGTTTGCTCCGGAGCCGCGCTCCATGTCGTCGCCCTTCTGAGATTCCTTCCACAGCGACACCATCTCGTAAGCTCTCTCCTTCACAAGCTCTTCGGTGAGAGGGTACGGAAGAGTATCGGTAGGAGCCGTTAGCGCAGGCCAATTGGCTTGGCACGCGAACGTGTAAGGCAACTGGGTAATCGGATGCGGCCACAACTCGAAAAGCATCTGGCCGAGCGTCGGGCTCCCCGGCCTGTTGTCGATCTGAAACGGAACAACGTACTCAGGCTGGTCGAATATCTCGCGCTGTGGGTCCTCTTCCGAAAGATCAATCTGCGTGTAATCCCACCAGTTCATCGCCTCGTCGTTGGTTGTGTCCCTAATGTTGAACCAGCGCTTAAAGTTCGGCGGCGCTGGATAGTAGGCTTGGTAGATCGCATACGGGCCGTTGAATTGCGGAGGCTCCATCCAAGGCCGGTCAATCGTGATCGTCGCGATCAGCGTGACCGAGAACGTGGCCGGAGTTCCTCCCTCGGCGAACGTGATCGATGGGGTCTGGTAGTTGCTTCCCACAGCATTGACAATCGTCGGAAGCGTAACCGCCCCGCTCGCGTCGACGGTGATGATGACGGTCGCTGCCGCGCCGCCGCCGCTAAGGTCTGTGATCGGCACGGTGTAGGTTCCCGGCGTCTGTCCCGAGCCCGGAGTGAGCGTCGTGACGTATGCGACCGTCCCGTTGTTCCCCAAAGCGATGATGTTGTAGAGCGAGTAGTTTGGGCACCTGATCTGCTGCTGGGTGAGGAACGGAGGATAGGGGATTGGCGCGACCCACGCCATCGTCGCGGCCACGTCGGCGGTGATGGTTGTGCTGAATGGATTGACCGTGATCGTGCCGGGGCTCAGGAACGAGTTTTGGGAGGTTGGTCCCCCGAGAAGATTAGCGGTTAACCATCCTCCGGTGATGCACTGGAAGGAAAAAACGTTCTCATTTTGTATTTTCTGAAATGCCTCGTTAATCCTTGTCGCGGCAAGCCCGCGATTCATTCCCGGCACTCCAAGCATCTCTTGCACCATGTTCACGAAGGCCATTTAACTGCCTCCGATCATGGTAAAATCAGAAATCAGTGCGGCTCTCTGCTGCACAATCTCTTTCACGGAGAGACTATGGAGCCCAGAGTGAAACGTCACCCTGTTGAGCAGCCGCTCGATCAGTCTATCAAACTCATTCCCCTCACAAAAGGTAAAACGGCCAGAGTTGATGCCTCTGAGTACGAGAGAATTAGCGCTAATAATTGGATGGCGACTTGGAATAAGTACACACGTTCCTACTATGCCCGCCGCTACAGCAAAGTCAAGGATGGACCGCCAAGACGTATGATCGCCATGCAGAACGAAGTCATGAGCAATGGAAAGATAAATGACCATGCAGACCGCAATACTCTGAATAACGTGAAGAGCAATTTGCGTCCATCCACAGTTTCCCAAAATGGCGGGAACTGTGAGAAGAGAAAACACAATACGTCTGGATATAAAGGTGTGGTTTGGAACAATCGATGGAGGGCTCAGCTTCTCGTTAATGGGAAGAAATACCATGCTGGGTATTTTGATGATCCGATTGACGCAGCGCGAGCCTACGACCGCAAGGCCATCGAATTGTTCGGCGACTTTGCTTGCACCAATTTTCCGCGCTCCGATTACGACTGACACTCCCCACACTCCACTCCTACTTCCCCGCCACACGCTTTTTGGCTTTCCAAATCTTGTCGCCCGCCTTGCCGCGCGGGAATTTCTTGATAGATTTGAGTTGCCCACGCTTGACGCGTTTGTTGTTCGCTCGTACCGTCTCGTTGTAGCGAGTATTTCGCGGCCCGATCTTCTCCAAGAAGCGATCATCCTTGCCTGCTGGAGGCGGGATTCTGTCCTTTGGAGCCTTCGGAAGAATGCGTCCAGTGGTCGCCATGTGCCTATTTCCCCGAAACACGCTTCTTGCGCGAAGTTGTCTTGCCGTTCCCGCTTTTCCGGCTCATGCGGCCTTTCGGGAACACGACATCTGGTCTGCCAAGCGACTTGGTGCCCGCGCCGATAAGCAGGTGCTTCGAACTTGCCTTGGGCTTCGCCATTTTCGGCTCCGGCTTACGTCAGCAGGGTCTTGTGCGAACCCTTCCTGTGCTTCTTGCCGCCCTTAGCCTTCGCGACCGTCAGCTTCAGGTTCCCCTTCTTGTGCGCGTTCGTGGAAACCGCGTGCTTCGCGTAACGATGCTCGACGCCCTTGCGATTGCGAATCTTGATCTTCTTCATGTCCTCTTCTCCTTAGTAAAAACGCCTCCCAACGGCGATTGGGTTCCGCAGGGAGGCGCTTGATAGTCTGCAACCGGGAGGGGTCTAGCAGACCTTGTGAAAAGTCGTTTACGGACCGCCGACAACACCCAACTGAACGACTTCCGCCGCAAGATTGGCTGCTGATGCGGTGGTCAACGCTCCAGTGGCTTTGTTGAAAGCGTACCAGTAGAGAATCCAGCTTCCACCTTTGCCGGATACCGAAATCTGAGGGAACACAATGTAGTTCCCGCTCACGGAAATGCAGGGGCCGAGGACAGAATCGACGAAGAACGGCGTGAAGTTAACCGACAATGGATCACCATTCGTGGCGTTGTAGGACGCCGGTCCGGTCCCCGTTCCCACATAAACCTGCCGGTTCCCGATCCAGTTCGGGTAATAGACTGGAGTAAGCGTATTGAGAATCATCGTTTCTTCCTCTTCTCCCCTGCATTTAGTCTTGGAAGATTGGCGTTGTCATCTGAATCTTGAACGGAGTGTGAGCCAGCGGTGCAGTCACCGGATCGATGACGATACCGAGATTGAGAATGCTGTAGCTCGCCGATGACGCGACCATCTCGCCTGCCGAACTCGTGGACGGAAGAGCGTTCTGGCTTTGCGCCTGCGTGTCTCCAGAGGCTGCGAGAACCGTCGCCACACCGCTCTCCTGAACGAAGCCGTAATTGCCCGGAGTGATGGAGTTCAGGAAGATCACAGGATGAACCGGACCGATGCCAGCGTTTGTCCCTGAAGGGGTCAACGCGATGTCCGCGCTCGTGACCACGTTCTGGCCGAGACCCAACTGTGCGACCACGGTACCCGGAGTTCCGCCCGTCGCCAAGGTGAAAGTCGGCGGGGAGACGTATCCGAATCCTGCGTTGAGCACAGAGACAGAAATCGCTGTGGGAGAAGTGACGATGACTTGGATGATTGCTCCCTGTCCACCGCCGCTTCCAACGGTCGCCGCTACTTGGTAGGTGCCGACCGTCTGGCCGGTTCCTTGGGTCAGGACGATGACCGACTTGACCGTCGATCCAGAGCGCACATAGCCGACTGTTCCCGTCTTCACGTTTGCGGCGGTCGCGCCCGAGTCAACTTGCACGAAACGGTAGCGCCCATTGTAGAGAATGCCGTTCGTCGTGTAGGCGGTTGCAGCTTCCTCGTTGGTCAGGTCGAAGTAATCGCCGAGATTCAGCCCGCCGCCTTCGTATGGGAATCCCGTCATGGGATCGGTCATGCCGGAGGGCGACGAGTTGTTCACGTTGTTCAGAGCAAGCCATGTAGGAAGTGCTGGCTGAAATGGCATTTTGTTTCTCCTTGACTACTTCGTTCCGTCAATCAAAAACTGCTTCGCTCAGTCTTAGCCGATGGCGGTGAAGCCGAAGGCATATGCGTTCTGACGTGGTTGGTTACAGTACAGGTTCGTTGCCAACCGCATGAAGATCGTGTCGACGCTCACGTTGTTCCACTGGCTCGTCCTGCGCACGCCGAAGTTCCATCCCGGCTTGTCCGTGGTCCTGAGCTTGAACGTGCTCGGCGTCAGGAAGTAGACGGCCTCGGACGGCTGGATGATCGAGTTCGATGGCAAACCAGAGTTCGTCGGCGACAGAAGCGAAGGTGCGCCTGTGGTGCTGAAGAACTGCGGAGTCGTGTAAGCAATCGTCGTGGTGTTTGATCCCACGCCGTCGACCAAGGACGTGTTGCCGGAAGCCCCTGCGTTGCCGCTGAGCGGGATGTAGTACTGCGCTGTAGCGGATGGTGCGAGGGGATCGGAGTAAATCTGCGTCCCGTTGAATTCGAGCGCGTCCCACGTGATGTCGTGCTTCGTGTTCGAAATATCGCGCCGGTATGCATCGAGCGCAATCGCGATGGCCTTGAAGCCGAAGACGTTCGTGATGCCCAACTTCGGCTGTCCGCCCGTGACCTTGCACTGCGACCAAAGCTGGATCAACGAACCGAAGTTGATCTGGCCGGGGTTGCTCGTTGACGGCGCTGCCGCCGTTCCGGTCGTAACCTGCTGGCCGAGGTAGAGCGGCGTCGTGTTGATCGCAACGCCAACCGCGCCGTTACGAGCCTGCTGGCCGTAAGAGGTGTAGCGGTTGCCGTACAGCGACGTGTCGATGCCGTTGTTGAGGGCCTCGTCCAAGCCGTTCGACACCTTGTAGCGGTTGTCCTGAACGGTCGATGAAGATTGCTGCCCGTGGCGGAACGAGTCCATTTCGAGCATGGTGTTGATCTGCATCACGAGAGCTTCCATGAAGATCGCATACAGATCGAAAATGCGCGAGGGACCGGAGTTGATGACGCCGCCCGTGCCGGAGCCGTCGTCCATTTCCCAGTCGTCCATCGGGAACCAAGACGCGTACCCCTTCTCGTAGAACTTCAGCTTGTCGGTGATCTGCTGGCGCGTTACCGTGATCGTCTGACCCGGATTGACGCCTGCTCCCTGCGGACGACCGTAGAGGAAGGGCTCGGTCATGCCAGCGCCGCCAAGGTACGGATCGGCTACTCCCGCACGGCGTAGCTCTTCGAGGAACGGAGTTCCGACGAAGAAGTTATTCCAGACTACTTCCTTGCGGACGCTCTCCAAGTTCGAAGAATCAATTTCGTTGAAGAGAGGATCGGTCGGTGTCGTTGGCATTTTGGTTTCCTTTTGGCTTGTTAGGCCGTTATTTCAATCGAACTTCTTACGCTACTGCTTGCTCGCGCTCTTCGACAGCCTTGTGGATGTTGTTGAGCGTCAACTCTCTGCGCTGTTGTTGGGTCAACTTCGTCGGATCGGGCCGCTCGCCAGCACTCGTCGCACGCCGTAAATCGGCGAACTTCGATGATCCCGGAGGCAACTTCACATCGCCATTGCTTCCAGCTTGTTCGGCGCGGAGCCGTTCCTTCGCGTTGAACTCGTCCTGAAGTTTCTGAAGCTCCAGCTTGTGCGCTTCGTCCTTGGCCGCTGTCGCCGTCGCCGCGACCTGATCGTCGTGGGCCTTGGCCGCTGCTTGGCGTGCCGCCTCTTCCTTCTCGGCGAACTTGAACGTCCTCGACGCGTACTCCATCGGGCTCAGTTTTAAAGCCGTCGCCTGCGTGATGAGTTCGCTCGGGGCCATTGGAAGCGGTGCGCCGCCGTAGAGCGACTGGTACTTCCACTGGATGTTCAGAAGTTCGTTCATGCCGTCACCGACGCGGCTGACTACCACGTTCGGGTCGACAAACTGAGGAGTGCCGGGTGTCGGCGGACTGGCAGGGTTCTTTGGGTCCGGGGTCGGGGCAACGAAGGTCGGCGCGCTTGACGGATCGATCTTGAACTCCTTCAGGTAGCCTTCTCTCTGTGTCTTATAGAACGCCGCTTCGGCTGCTGCGTCCGTGGCCTTCTTCGTCAACTCGTTGCGTTCCTTCTCCCACTGCGCGATGCCGGGATTGTAGGTGTTGTGCCAAAATTCGTCGACGCTGCGCTTGGAAAGTTCTGCCGCGTCCTGTGCGGCCTTTGCCGCCGCCGCCGAATCTTCAGCGGCTTTGCGATCAGCTTCGGCCTTTGCCGCCGCCGCCGTCGCTTCTTGCTCTTTCTGAATCGCGGTCGCCTCTGCTTGAGATGCCGTGGTCAGAACGGTATTGAGTCCGTTGACAGCTTTCGAATCAAGAGCGTCTATCTGCTCCTGCGTCCAGCCACTTTGTAAAAGAACTTGTCCTAAAGTCTTCATAGTCAATATCTCCCGGTTTATTGAATTGTTGGCTGTTCCCGCAGGTCCTTCCGACGAGAAGTGGGTGTTTTGAGCATTGAGAGTTGATCTCTCAGTTCCAACCGATGCTCGTAATTCTTTGGATCGTGGCCCTTGATTCCCGGCCTAAAAACCAATCTTTGGTGAGCCAACCCAATCTCTGCCTGCTCGCGCTTGATAACAAAAAAATTAAGGCAATTTGTCAATATCGAAGCTGCGAGTGCGGCTGAGACCTGCCATGCATAAGATTTCGCCCAGTTTTGTCCGCCGCGATCTACTAAATAAATCGCTCCTCCAAATCTCTCGCGGAGCCACTCCGGGAGACGGGGATCGGAATTGTAGACGGCCAATTTCAGGTACGTTAGTCTTTTCCCGCTTGGGTGCATCTTGTTGTCGATCGTTATCGAACCTTCTCCGTCGATGAAGGCGGATAGTCTCGCCCAATCGATCTCGCTCGGCTCCCGTGTTGGCTTTGGAAATTTCACTTTCAGATTCACCGTTTTCCCGGATTTTGTTAGCCCATCATTGGTTGCTGTGCGCTAGGCGTCGGCTGTGAAGGCGTGACCATCGCAGTCTGTGCTTCGCCTATCGCCTGAACGATCTTGTTCATCTGCGAAGCGATTTGCGGGTACGCTTGCGCGACTTGCTGCGCGACGTTACTCCAGTTGCCTAGCAGTTGTTGGATTTGATTGGCAGGATTTTGGGACGGTGCTCCTGACTGGGAGCCGCCTGACGATGGCACCTGAGCCGAAGCGCCGCCACCCGGTGAGGGTGGAGCGGCGCTCGGACTCTGCTGATCTGGCGAAGGCATTCCTGTCGTAGCCATGTGCTTCTAACTCCCGTTCAGAGGTTGGCTACCGGATTAAGCCTTGAGGGCTGACTTCTTGCTGTGGCGCTTGCTGCGACGCTTGCCGCCCTTGGCCTTCTTGACGTGTGCTCCCTTGAGCGATACGCGATGCTTCATGGTGATTCTCCTTTGTGGTTTGAAGTTGGTTGCAAACGAAAGCGGCGGCTGAGCCGTTTCGCTCTAGCCGCCGCTTGTTCCCAAAGGAGGGGGGCACGCGCTATGATTCAATTCCGTAACTTAGACCCTATCCAAATTCTTGTCAAGCAAAATTTTTAGATAAGTCTAAGAGTTTCTTGTAACTGCGCTTTCCGAGCGCGTCCATGCGCTACAGAATCTCATCCTTGATCGCAATTAAATGGCGAACTTTTTCGGACTGCGTCTCGTTCAGCTTCGTATTCTGCTCCAAGTTTATTCCAGCAACGTGACCGCCATTGTAGAGAACAACCATCTTGCCGTTGCTCTCCATCGTCCGCATGATTTCGTCTGCTTCCGACACACTTGCCGGAAGGTCCAACGAAACCTCAGTTTTCAAGTAATCCCTTTGAACTTTGACCTTGATCGTCATCCAATCTCCTTGTATCCCTAACTCGATTCCTTCACAACCGTTCTCGCCTCACCGCCTGCTCCGCCTTTTTGCGCGAGCCTCGGCCCACGCTGACCTGAAGGTGGACGGCCTCCGGCGTGTGGTGCTCCACCTCCACCGCCTCCTCCCTTGCCGCCACCACCCTTGCCTCCGCCAGCGCCTCCGCCTTCTTCTGGAGGTTGCAGACCAAGCTTCTTCATTTCTTGCTGAGCGAGAGCCGCCGCTAGAAGCTTCATCTTCGTAAGCTCTAACTGCTCCTTGAAATACTTTTGCATCTCTTCTTTTGGATTGGCAATGTCGAGCTTCTTGAATACCGTGTCCCAACTGATCGGGCAATCTGGAGACCGCTTTAATTGCAGGAACTTCAGTTGCTCCTGCATGGCCGTGATCTTCAGCAACATGCTCGGTACAGATATGAGCCTCAGCTTCTTGACGAAGAACTTTGCTCTGGTTGTCAAGTCATAGCGAGACTTTGTCTCCGGATAGAGACCGCTGATGAATTCATCCGGTAAGTGGCTTGGAACCATCTGGCTCGGATCGTAGTCAAACATTTCCTTGGCGATATTGTCTTGTCCGACGTAATCGATGAGCCTCGCCGCATCGAACCACTGCGGGATAAGGAACTTGAGTCTTTCGCCAACGCGCTTGTTGGCCTTCTCGATTCTCATCGCGATTCCCTTCGCGATGGGACCAATCGACTCCAGCATCTTGTCGGCTGTTTCGTTGGCGATGTTCAGCTTGATGTTGGCCAAGTTTCCAACGTCATTGAGGCCAAGTTGCGCGAGTTCCTTATCGCCGAGGTACTTCAAAAATTCGCGATTCTCTGCGCCTACATCAACCTCTTTTGGAAGGATCGACTGGAATGTTTTACTCGGCTCGCCGCCCGCCAATCCGAGGCGCACGTCGGGCTCGAAGATGTCGAAGTGTTCGACCTTCGGTCCACCAGTGCTGTCCAAGTCGTAGCCCATCGGCGGATTGAGCCTAGCCGAGAGAACCTGATCGAAGAGGCGCTCGTGCTTGCGGATCGTCGACTCAATCGACGCCACGTTCCCAACAAGCGAGCGTCCAAGCGCTTCCCACGCCCAGTCGTCTACCGTGTACTGGATGATCGGAATCTTGGAATCCCAATCGAATGAAGTGCCGTCGTACATCGGCCTGTCGAGTCCACCGGAAGATATAATGAGCCGGAGATTGGGGTAAATCCGGCAATCCTCCACCATTGCAGGGCGATAGTAAGGTTGCCCATTTCTCATCCCTCCAAAAATTTCTTGACCAAGGTAAGGGACCTTGTAAAACCACGTCGTTCCGGGATCGCCCATCAACATTTCTTTGTCTGTCGTGTTGATCCGTATGTCGCGGATGAACGTGTACCTGATCTCGGTGTAGAGGTTTCCGAAGCTGCGGCTTTGCGTCTCTGCAATGCTTCCGTAGCGCCACGTCGCCGCAAAATCCTGCCGCTGGGCTTGCATCAGCGTCTTGTAGTTGTTCCTCCCGACTGTCTGCAATTGGCCTTGGAACAACGGGAACTTTGCATACGCCTCAGCAATCGGCATGTAGTCGTAGATTGTGACCGCATAGGCGTCCTGCACGTCGTTGCTTCGCGAAGGAATCTGGACAGGGACAACGTCCAGCAATCCGAGCGCATCGAAGCGCATCTCGCGCGGGCCGAACCCGTACTCAGTGGGGACGACTTTCGGCCACAAATATCCGATACCCATCACGGTCGCGTATTGCAGGACTCTGAGGATTTGGTACGGGAAGTCGGACTCGATGTAGACGCACTTCGAGACCTTCGTGAGCATCTCAGCCATCGGTTTGTAGGCCGGAACATCGCTCGAAAATCCGGCGATTTCACGGACCTCAGCGAGTGTCTCACAGAATTTTCTGATGTTGTATTTCAGTTGGTTCGTGACGAGAGAAGACTTTGTTTTGTCCTTGAATATGCCGTCAAAAATGCGAAGATTGCGCGTGAGGTTCGTGTACGAGGGCTGATTGCTAAGATATCCCTCACCCTCTTTTATTTGCTCTTCGATCCATGCGATCTTGTCGCTCGCTCTGGCTTCCCAGCCGGGAACTTGCCATCTGATTGTTTCGAGTTCTGGCGGCACGCGGCCTTCGTTCTCTCCCGGTTCAGTCGCCTCCCAAGCGACTGCTGCTGCAAATCCCAATCAGTGTGAAGTTTACGGCAAAGCCGTTCTTGCGTCTACAAAATTGTCAATGTCCGCTCTCGAAGCCTTCCGAATGCAGGTAACTCTCGCGCTTGGACTTCCACGGATATTCCCTCTTTTCGCTCTCTTCTTGAGCCCGACGCAGGAAGTCTCTGTTGAAGTTGTTGCGGGCATTTGCCATCAAGTGCCGTCGCTCGGAGCGAATCTGGTCGCGTATTGGTCCTTCAGCCATTTCACGCTCGTGATCCGTCAATCCGTTGATGAAATCTTCCCATTTCCGCTGCCGAGCAGACCACATCTCAGCCTCATGAGCCGTATTGCAAACGATTTTCTGGAACCCATACGGGGCCGGAAACTGCTCTGGAAGACCTGAACGTATTTCTCCCCGCGTGCTGTCATAGTAGAAAACTGGCTTCTTGCCTAATTGTGCGTTCATGATATTCTCCCTTAATCGTTCCAGTCTCCAACTGAAAAAACATTTGACGCGCACATTGCCGGTTCCTGATCGCGCTTTTTCCTTTGTGGGATAGCGTAGCGCTTCTGCGCTCTCTCGGCAAGATCGTCAAGATCGTGTGTCGTGAAGTAGCTCTGTGCCGCTGCTCTCACGCGGTCGTCGAATTGCCCGCTCCTGTGCTCCATCTTCGATTTGCTTCCGGTGATGTGGCGCTCAAGCGTTTTCAGTTCTTCGATCAACCACCTAGACTTTGGAATATACCACCCTCCGTTCACGGCCTCGACGAAGCGCGTCATCAGGATCGGAACACTCCATGTCGTCGAGTACCATCCCTGTTTGTGCTTCGAGTCGTCCTTCACTTTCTTCGAGTCGTACCGGCGCGGGACGTGGTGGTAGTTGAAGCCCATGATTTTTAGCTGGTTCTGGCAGGTATCTCCCGGTCCCCTGATCTGCTCGATGGCGAACTTAACGCCTCTCCAGTCCTTCGCCTTCTGTCCATACCAAGCGGCCATGCACGCTACGAACGGGACCATTTGGGCGGGGTTCATCCTGCGGCTCGTGATCTCGCAAGCTTGCTCGTCGTAGTCGATCCCGGTCCCCACTTTGCTGATCGACGCGCACGCCCGTTCTTCGTCTTCCTTGTCAAGGCCGTCAGCCGTGTCCACTCCACATGCGTAATCGAATCCAGAACGCGGCGGCTCATAGACCAGAAGTTTGTCAAACGTGTCTCTTTCTGTGGCTTCGTTCAGTGGGAGAAGGGGAACCAACTCCCACTCATACCGGTCCCCGCGATACGATTTCCATGTGATGGGGATGATTTCCTTATCCCCATCGATTATCGCGTCATCGGGCTCAAACGTCGCGTCTATCGAGTGGCCAGTGATCGCGTAGGCTTCGAGTGGAACTCTCCGAACTTTCGCGTCTCCGCTGCTCTTGGTCATGATTTCATAAACACGGTTCTCGACCTCATCAATGACCTCGGGCTCGAACACCGTGTCATGGACGCCAGTGAGAGCTTCGTAGTCGTCGGCGGGCATCTGCGCGAGCCAGATTTTTTGTGTGTGATTCTTGCAAGCTTGCTTGTAATTGAACTGCCAGAACCACTGCTGCTCGATAGGCATCTTCCAGTTCCTACCGGCGACCTTGGCCAAGTATGGAGTGTTGCGGATGTACGATTCGCATCTCGCAACGTGCTTGCGCGTCGCCTCATCGCGGGGGTCAAATGCCCCATCGGGTGGGAATTTCCTGATCCAGTCGGGCTCCGGATAAATGTCGGGAGCCATCGGCCATGGAACGAAGATCGGACAGAGACGAGACTGACCTTTTGGCCAATCTTCCTTCGCGCTCTTCCAGCTATCTGCGAGCCAGCCGATGTTTCCGCCGCCAGTTCCCTCAAGGACCATGAAGAGGTTGCGCGAAGAGTGCGTCGCGCGGAGCAAGCCTTCCTCAATCGTCTTCTGCGGATTCGGAATGTCGGCGAGTTCCGAGACATGTACGCACGACGGCGTCCAGCCCTGAGCTAAGCCCGTAGCCTGCATACCAGACTGGATCGAGAGGACCGATCCGTTCTCGAAAGCCCTCTTCGGGAGCCTGCGCGGAACGAGCCACCATGGACACCGGTTATAGGCTGTGTCGAGGATTCTTCCAATCAGTTCCGATTTGTCGGCCTGCACCGACGCCATGATGGCCTGCGTGTGCGGCACGAACAGCATCCGGCGAAGGAACTTCAGCGCCGCCCATGTGGTGACGCCAAGCTGTCTACCTTTGAGGACGAGAAGCTCAATCGAGACCTGTTTCTCGTCGAATTCGGCGATCACAGCGTCAAGGAGTTTCTGTGAGAGCCGTGGCTGGAACTTGTAGATGTTTCCCTTTTCGTCGCAATTTTTGCTGGCGTATCCCCACGCGACGTAGTTCCCAGTTCCGGTCGTGAGCGCAAACACTTCTTCTTCGCCGTCAGGTTGGATGTCGACGATCCTGTCGCGATACGCTCGGAGCGTTTGAAGGATGTGCTTCTCAAGGCTTCCCATCCTGACTGGCTTGCACCACGCGGCAAATTTTGCCTTCCCGGTGATCTCTCCGTTGATCCTGACACATGTGTCGCTGAAGCCTTTATATTCGGAACCTTTCTCACATTTTCCGCTGCGAAATTTCTGTTCGAATCCAAACATCTTCATGGCATCGACGAGCTTTTGATGTACCTCTGGATTATGCCCGCGATACTGGGCGATTTCTGCTCCGCTTCCCTCTCCGTCGTACATTCCTCCAAGCCAAGCCGCCAGTCGCACGTCGGGAGGATCGTTGGGATAAACATCCACAACTCTTCTGAGCCTTTTTCCAACTCTCGCTGCTATCCAAGGGTAAAGGGATCGGTCGTTTTCCCCACTCGACCACAGATGATCCGGGGTGCATCTGATGATCTTGCCGGATTCCATGGTTACTTTGATTACCGGGCTGATTTTGCGATGGATGGCCGTGACCTTTGTCTTGGTTAGATTATCCAGTTCGGTCGTCCATCTCCTGCCCCGCGACGTTAGTGTGGCCTTCGGCTTGTTCTTGATCGGGCGCTTTTCGAAGCCGATAATCTCGTCCCCGATTCTGATTTCTCCTATCGGTTTGAACGTGTAATCGGCCATCCATATCGGAGCCTCGGCTGGGCAGCACACCCAAGCGTAGCGCGTTTCCCAGTAGTTGCAATCGAGCGAGCACAGAACTTGCTCGTTCTGAATCCAACGCTTGATTTCCTGTTTTCTCTTTTCGGTGATCGGCCTGAGCAGGCTGATGTAAGAGGACCGGCTGTTGCTCTCCATCTTGGTCAGCGACTCGATGTACGCGGTGAATCCCCTCACCTCATCAAGTGTGTGGTAGACGGGACGCCATCCCTCCTGAGCTTCAAACTGATCGACGTTTTCGAGGATTATTCTCTGGCTATACAATTCTCATTTGTCCAGCAATCGTTGCCTGATCGGAACCAATTTGTCTTGCATCGCGCTCGCCGGGGGGAAAAGTTCGTCCAGATCGTCGTCGACGCCAAACACCGCCGTTGCGGTCGTGGCCTCTTCGTCAACCACTTCTCCCTTTCTCGTGATCCCGCTGTCAGAAGCTCCGAAACTGGCCTTTCCGATGAAGACCGGTCCCTTGGCGGAAGGCATGGCACCCGCCATCACATCGAGAGCGTAGCGATCCTTTTCTCCGCCTGCGAGTAGCGCATACTCCACTCTCTTTTTTGTGATTTCTGGATGGTTTGTGACGATGATGAGTTTGCTCTTGTTGCCGCAGTAATTCGCCGTAGCAAGCATTGCCGATCCAGCAAAATGATTCAGATTTATCCCGGCAGAAATGGCGATGGCTTCCCAAGGAAGATTGTCTCGGTCGCCCGATGGAATTGAATCGTATTTCTTGAGGAAGGCAGTTACAACTTCGTCACCAGAGAACCGCATGGCCTCCATGACTGTTGGCAAGCCTCCGAAGGCGTCTTTAAGAAGCGGAGTGATCGGCGGCGCTTTCTCCAGTTGCTCCGGCTTCACCTTCAGCCGCCTCAACGCTTCCACCTTCCGGTCCACTATTGGGCTTGGCACCGGCATTTCGCTGGCGCTCGGCTTCGCGGAAGGCGCGCTCCCGTTCTCCCATCCATTCGCTTGGGTCTCCGAGGGCGAGCCAGTCTTCGATTGAGAGGGAAGGGTCGAGTCTTCCTTGCTCTTCCTTGGCGATGTCTTCTTCCGATTTGACGCGGGAGACGACAGCTTCTTTTGGCTGTCTGGGGTCCGGCCAGAATCGATATCCTGCACTTTTTGCTGCTCCATGTAGACCTTCCAGAGCGTCCGCGATCCTACCGAATGATACCCCAATCTGCTCTAGGGCAAACAACATGCGCTCTTCTCGATCTTCGGTCACGGTCGTTCCTACTTTTTCTCTGGCGGCTTCGCCGGTTCGACTTTCTTAACGAAATGCCACCCTTCCGCGCCATTTTCGAGAGTCCAGCCCGGATGTTCGTCCTCGATCACCTTCTTTGTCGCCGTCTGGTGCTCATCGATTGGCTTCACCGCCGTCTTGAAGTAATTCTGCGCTTTCTCGAACGCATCAGCGCGCTTCACATCGTCGGTGACGAGGGTGATCTTCTCTTCCAAAGTGAGTACAGGCGCATCTTGATCGGCGGTGGGAGCGGCGGCGGGCGGTGCCGGTGCCGCTGTCTGGGATTGGGCCTGCTGTGAGAAAGCGAGGCGTCCACAGATGAGCAATACACAGAGTGCAATGAGGCGAACTGGATGTTTCATGATTTTTCCTTCGTCCAAATTTAAGGCGCGGACCGCCTGCTCTCCCCTAGAGCAAACGGTCCACGCTGTTCTTGCTTGGAGGAAGCTTAGGGGGTCGGCGTCGAGAACGCAACAACGACCGATTGGGTAAGCTGGCTTGGCGGCGGCGGCGGTGGCGTGACTGCATTGGTCGTGATCGTGAACGGCTGGGTCCACGTCGAAACGGCACCATCGGTGTCGGTGACAGTGCAGGACGCCGAGCCCGCGACAGGGCCGGTCGAGGCCGCTACGCCCGAGCAGGTAGCGGTAACGCCATCGGTGTTAAGGACCACGGTGGCCGAGGGGTCCGAGAAAGAGTACACGACATTTGACAGCGTGCCGCCCGAGGGGGTCACGCCATCGGCCAGAAGAGGAACGATGGATGCTTGCGAGGTTTGGCCTACGTTGAAGACCAATGTGTTGTTCGGCATGACAGAATCTCCTGTGAAACGAATTGCGATGCTGTGTGTGAGCGCTTTCTTCGGGCGAAGCTCGCGCCTGATTTCGCGAACTTCGTGCTTAATTTCGCGAACTTCGTGCAGGACCTCGCGGTGGAGGCGATTCGACTCGACAAGCTCTTCGTAGATCGCCTCTTGCGGATTCTCGTAAAACTTCCGGTCCATTTTCGCCTCCCGGTTGCTTCATTGTAGCACAAAAATGGTGGACCGGTTGTTAAGGCTCGTCGGTGATGTCAACCGCGCCGCCGACAGTTGGCGGCTTGCCGTAGCTCCGCCTCCGAGGCCCCTGCGCCTGTTCGATCTCGGTTGCAACTGCAGGCTTCGACTCCGTACTCCGGTCCCGCACAGCGTTCAGATCAGAAACCAGCGGAATTTCAAGCTCCAGATCAACCACCGTGTCCTTCCCGTCTGCATCGAGAGGTGTCTCCGGGGTGGAATCCAAGAGTTCCTTGGTCGGACGGAGGTCGATGGCCATTTCCACATTCGCGGCATCGAGCGCGAAGCACTCAAGGTGCAACGTGATCTTGCCGGAGTAGCCGCGACCGTATGCATCGCTTGAACGGAGGTTGCAATCGCGCTCCATCGCTTTGCGAACCTGAGTAAGAACGTCGTTGATGATCTCCGTGCCACTCAGGGCTTCAACAAATTCCCGATCTGCCATTTTCATTCACCTGTCGTTTCTCAAAAGTTTACTTGCCTTCCCTATCGTACTTGGCTTTGAGAGCCACGAATAGCCGCAAGGTGTTGTCATGCGGCGTCACTTTCCCTGCGCGCACCATCTGAACCGTCCTCCGGCTGATTCCAATCGTCTCAGCCAGCCGTTTCTCCGTGAAGAGATGGTTCTTCATGAAATCGCGCCATTCTGTGGCTCTCTCCTGTCTTGCTTGCTCTTTTTCCTCAATGGGCTTTGGTTTTCGCATGTTCCTTCTCCATCGCCTCATGCGACAGAATGATCTCTGGCATCCACAAGGCAATGATGTTCGCTGTATCGCGAACGTTCGTCTCATATTTTTGGAGGAATCGGTTGACGCCCCACTCTGGGTCCATTCCCGGATACCGGCGCTTGATCTCGTTGTGGAGATTTTCCACGAATTGGAGGCGCTTATCGAGAGGAGCGGTCATCAGTTCTGGGGTTTCCTCGGAGGATTCTTCCACGTATCGAGCTGCAGCGGACACATTTCTGGCGCGATCCGGTGCATCCCGCGCTTGCCGCTTTCGCCGCAGATGCGCTCACAAGCGGCTTGCTTTTCTTCTGGCGTGAGTTCGCGGTCTTCGGCCACAGATGCTCGCCTTTCGCTTTCTTCTCAAAGATAGGCGCAGTTTCAGCTTTGTCAAGTAGGAAAACTGCGCCCTATTCCGCGAGAAGGACGAGAATTCTCTTTATTGAGCACTTGGGGATCATCATGTCGCCGCAGAATTGTTCTTGCGGAGGGGGTCCATAATGCGCGGAGATGTTGATCGAATCTTCACTCTCGAAAATCTTCCAGCCCACACTTTTAACGTCCATCGTTCCCTTGACGATCTCGTCTACTCCATGCCAGCCGTGCGCTTGGCGAGAGTCCACCCACTCGACGTAAACAAGATCATAGCCGACCTTTGGGAACGGCTTTCTGGTCAAAGTTCCGCGCTTGGTCATCGCTTCGTCCCCCTTCGCGTCCGGACGAGAGCCTCGGCCACGGCGTCAAGAGAATCCTCGTGGAGCCCTGCAAGCCACTTGTCATCGGTGAAGGTTTTGTCCACGGATGGATGATCGCGCCATGGAGTTTCTTTGGTGTGAAGCAATTCGTGGACGATCACAACCTCAAGATCGCGCCTGAAAACCCCCTTATCGCGCTCAGTTCTTTCGCTTGGATGCCTCAGTTCTATTTTTTGCCGATGCCGCCCGCACGCGACTTTACAGACCGCCAGATAGCCTCTGGACTCTTCTGGATTTGCAAAAACGATCTCGAAATCAATGTGGTCGAGACGCAGTTGAGGGCTCCAGTAGCGAAGATATCCGTAGGCTTCGTCGATTTCTTTTTGCTCTTCTTCTGTCACTTCTACTCCACCTCATTTTCTGACTTTTTTCTTCCAACTCTTGTCCACACTCATTCCCAACCGGTCCATCGTTCGGCTCAGCGTGTTGCGGTGCATTCCTTCCTTTGCCGCGAGCGCACTCTGGTTGTTACCAGTCCTCAATAGCCCTTCCTCGATCCACTCTCGTGAGAAAGCATCCATCGCCTCTGAGAGCGTGATGTCTTGATCCTGAAATTCTCTAACGACCGTTCGCAGTGGCACGATTACGGACGTTAAGAGCCGAACATCGAAGCTCATTTGATCCTCCACACCTTCATGCGACGCGAACGATCCTGTTTCCTAGTGGAATTCTTGAAGGTGCCTGTGAATTCGAACCGGTCATCGATAAATATAGAGCTTGTGGCTGGGCCGAGAGACGCGAGACCTTGTTTTTCCATTTCCTTGCGCACGTCGTCGACCGCGACTGTTCCCCTCTCTTTTGCGATGGCGAATGCTATATCTCTTGCAGCGACGAGCAGCGGGTATCGCGCGGCTTTCGCGACGCTGATCGCTCTTTTTTTGGCGTCTTGGCTCTCAATAGTCTCGTTCCCTGTCATGCTCTTTCCTCATTTCATCGCGGCTCACTTGTTTTCCGAGTTCCACTATGTCTCCATCATCGTCTTCGCGAAGTATTTTTCCTCACAGAATGAATGCACGACGCAGCTAAGTGATGTGCTCACCACCCACTGTCCATTCAAGAGCCACGGTTCATGGCGATTCGTGCAGCAGCACTTGTTGAGATCGGGTTTCGGCGGCTCCCTGAGAACGATGGTTGGGAGCGGCGTGCTCTCGTTATTGCGGCGGAAAGCTTTCAGTGACATTTCGACTCCCGGCCACGGCGGTAGGCTTCAGTTGCAACGTCATCCAGATGGGCCTTGATGCGACGATATAGACCTTGATCTAGGATCACGACATCCTTTGGAAACGGCAGCAAGTCCTTCACCGCCTCCGGTACTTCCGGCTCCGGTGCGTCGTACATGCGGCGGACCCACTCGGTCATACAATGCTGAATAGTTGTGGTGTGTGGTCCATTGAATCCGTTGTAGGCACACTCGGCTTGCTCTAGGGTCGGCACCGGCGGGTGCTGACGCTGGTACAAAAGGGCGGCTTCGAGGATAGGTTCCGCGTCGCCAGCATCGAAGAATGTTTTGTCGGCGTGAGATGCAATCTCAACAGCCCTAAGCATCCCTTGTGGCACTTTCATCTTTGCGCTCATTACATCACCCAATCATCAATCTGAACAACAGCAACAGAACAATAAAGAGAAGAGTGTCGACCTCGTCCCAGTCGTAGCCACCGCCGTAAAGGGTTCCAGCGCTCATTTCTTATCTTCCTTTGGTTCGACGACCGGTTCTTTGTCCAACTTGTTAGACAAGGCTCTCACCGCCGTGACTCCGAAGACGCCGCCGCCCACGATCCACCACCACGATTGTGGGTGAAGTCCCCATCCGAAGATCATGATGCATATCTGGAGAGCGACGGCGATGCAAACGAGAAATAACTGGCTGAGAATCTTCTGTATCATTCTGGCTTCTCCTTCGGAAACGAATACCGTTTATTCCTCAAGCACTGACTGCAAATCTGGTGGCCACGAGATAAGCGCCATCCAAGTACGAAGAGCAAGTGCTTCGCCGCATCCCGGCTCCGCATCGTAACGGAGGCGTGGTTCCTGCAAGTGCTCTGGCCCTTGCGCGCGTCGCACCCAATATCAATCGTCGTCACACCGTGCGATTGGATTTCGCTGTACATCGGGGTCCTCTTTTTCCTTCGGATACCTCAACCGCATCAACCATTCGCCCTGACCCCGCGAGATTTCTCCCTTCGCGATCATCTTCTCGATCTGTTCGCGGGCGAAGAGCGCGTCGTCTTTGGCCCATTGGCTCACAGCAAATCCTTCAGCAACTTCTTCGGCAGATTGTCGATCTCTGGCGGCACCGCATCGGAGTTGTACATGAGACGCTTCAGATACGTGTCTGACGCGAAGGCGTTCCACGTAGTCACCATGTAGAAGTACATGGCGGCGGGCGTCAACCTGACCGACGCTTCCTTTTGCCCCGCGATCAACCGAGCGCGGAGAAGAGCAATCGGATCGCCCTCGCTGAGATCGAACCCAGACTGGAAGCGCGTGAAGAACTCGTCCGCCTTCTTCTCGTCGACGAGTGAGCACAGGTAGTGAAGACCAATCGCCATGCCCGCTGGGATCAACATGCCGCCCGGACGGGCCTTGAGCATCCCATAGAACTTGACGGAGTTTGTGATCTTCCTGTGCTTGTCGAGTGTCTGCTCAAGCAAAGACTTTGTGGCGATGCGCCCGCGCCTCAGATCGCGCCGCTCGATTTCCCCAGCCGCGTAAATCCACAAGAAGCGCAATCCGGCTGACAGGAGCCCAGCAGAGGCTTCGCCCTTGATGTGCAGAACATCAGCGAGCGACCGCGTGTTGCAGTCGTCGATGGTATCGAAGGCATCGTCTTCTACACCCCATGTGACGAGCGACTCAAAGGGCGTGTTGGAACGGACGCAAGCGAGAAGCCTATGTTGCCCATTTAGCAGATTTCCGCTTTTACCAAAGATCACTGGTTGCCCGTTATTTTTCCACCTGCCAGCCTTGAGTTCCTGAGCGTATTTCGCCACCGCATTTTCAGAGACAGGCCGGTTCCGGCTGTTTTTGGTGTCCAACCACAGTCTCGCATCAGCGGGCGTGATGGTCATGTTTTTGGTGTACATTTACTTTCCTCCCGGTTGTTTCATTGAGAGCGGCCCAAATAAACCATTTCGCTCAACGTACTTTGCTGCCTTTTTTAAGAGTGCAGGGCTATCCTTGAAAAATCCCAGACCACGATTGCAACTAGAACAGATCAAACCACGTACATGATTCAGAGCATGACAGTGATCCACAACCGGGAAAAAAGTTGGTTTGCTCATATCTGAAAATCCGCAAATCGCACATTTCCCATCTTGTGCCTTTAGAAGGTCATTGAATTCTTCAAGCGTTATTCCATACCTCCTAATTTTTATTGCCTTTGACTTCAATGGATTATCAAGTCTCCACCGAGTCGCTTCCTTCCTATGCTTAATTCGTGCCTCTTCTGACATGACGCGGCGTTTACGCTCTAGCTCATTGGCTCGATCCTTTTTCTCGCGTGTCATTGTCCATTTTCCCTTGTTCTTGAGGTAATACTCCGACTTGTGAGCGCGTAGAGATTCTGTGTTATTCGCGTTGTATTCTGCGTTGTATTTACGTTTCTCCTCCACGTGTTCCCAATAATACTTTTTGGCTTGTTGCCGTCTGTACTCTCTTTCGTCTGCGGTGTATACTCTCGGCTTGGCCATTGAAAATTATCTCTCTCGAACTGCGTCCTCAATCAAGAACACGTAAATGCAATCGAGGTTGCACACGCCAAAATACTCCTCGCCGAATCCCTGTCTCCGAAAGAAATTCCTCACGCCCATTCCCCAGCCCAAGTGGTAGGGAACGTTCCACTCGCCGGGTTCCTTTGCAATCGCCTCCCTGATCTCGGGAAAGGACTTGGCATATTGACTCTCGCGAAACGCTTTGATCGCCGCGTCCTTCTGCTCTTGCGGAATCTCGGAGTACATTAAAGCACACTCTTCTGTCGTATGGCAGACTCCGGCATCTTCAGCGGCCTCGGATTGCTCAAGCCAGTTGCGCGAGAAACTCATTGGTCCTCCACGGGCGCGGCCTCGACGGCTGGCTCTTTTTCGGCGGCGACAAGGCGGAAGTATTTCCACTTGTCCCTCGCGAAGATGGCCGTTGTTGTGGTCGTCGACTCGTCGATCACATTGACCGACTTAAAAAATCCCCACAGAGCCGATTCAGGCACCTCGCGTTTCTTTTCCGTGTAGAAAGTGAGATACAGCGCTCCTTTGTTAACATACGCGCGATTCACTCCCTTGACTTTGATCACATCGCCGTCATGCGTTACTACTTCAATGTGCGCCATCATATATCCCATCCCAGTCAAAATTCTGCTGCTGTAGCCTACGGTCTTGCGTTCAATGCCAACTCGATCTTTTGCCTCACTTGTAGTGAATCGTTAAAAACATCGTGCTCCCAAAACCTCAGCACAGTGAAGCCGCAGCTCCTGAAGTACGCATCCTGCGATATGTCGTTATACATCCTTTTTTGTACTCTTTTTTCAGGATGATCCTTCCAGCTTTCAATTCCGTATCCATGCCAGTAGTCCCCGTCCCATTGAATTATCAGAGAATGTGAAGGAATAATGGCGTCCACGACAAATTTTTTGGCGACTAGAACTTGTTGGATGAACAGGATTCCGAGTTCTCCTAATATCCGCTCCCCGGCAACCTCTAGGCGCGTAGGCGTTTTTGAATTCTGCTGTTTCAAGTTTCCTTTTATCAAGGCTTCCTTAAATGCTGGAGATTGACGGTAGCATTTTTCTGAACAATACAGCGCCGGATCGTGAACTACTCTGCTGGGGCTCACCGAAAAATATCCTCTACATTCAACGCAGATGCGTTCGACCTTGTTACGGCTCTGGTATACATCGTGACATTGCTTGGAACAAAACTTGGCCTCACCGATGCGATACGACTTTACAAAAAACTCGTTACCACAAATCGTGCATTTTATGAGTTTTTTCAGGCAACGACATGCGTGTGAACAATAGCTCAATCGACCGTTCATTTGAGATATAAATCGGAGAAATGATGCGCCGCATGTAACGCATACGAGGGACACGCGTCTCTCCCTCAAAGCGTAGGTTCCGTTATCTAGCCGAGCGGCATTTAAATTGACGTTCTTCACTCGCTACCTTCCCATTGAAATACTTCCTGCTCAAGTCTCTTCGCGCCGTCTTCCAGATATTTTTCTTCACGTTCCACGCATACGCAACTGAGACCCAATCTCTTGCAAACTACAGCGGTAGTGCATGAACCAGCGAAAGGGTCTACCACAGTTTTTATCTCCTTCGGAGCCTGACTTATGCACCAAGAAAAAAGAGCAGTTGGCTTTTGGCATGGGTGCATCCTATACTCCGGCTGTTCCTTGAGCATCCCGTTCCACATGTAGTGAAAAATCCTCACCGCCTTGTCCAAGTTCGTCCACGCCAACTCGCAATCCGCAAAGTCACCCGAGTTCACTTTGTCCCACACCAGCCAGCACTTCGAAGGCGGCAGGACAAAGTAGTTTCCGCCCCACATGATCTGCCACTTCGCCAACTCCCGAAGCCAGATCAGATCAAAATCCGATGGTGGCTTGTCGTCCCAATCGGATACTCCGTAATCCTTGGCCAGCGCAAGCTTTGTTCTCGATTTGTTTTTTCCTTTCGCCTCACTCAGTCCATAAGGAGGATCGCAGAGCAAAAGGTCGAACTTTTCGTGTTCACTCCAATCAATCTCATGCCAGTCGCAGTTGAAAAGCACGATTCCTTTGCTCTTGTAGTAGGGAATCACCGCTATCTGACCAACTCCCCAACGAGAGAAGCCCGAACGACTTCGTAGTTCTCGTAACGCCTCGGCGCACGTTTGATCTTCTTTGTCGCCTTTTCGACTGCTTTCAAAAGAGACTCCGCTTGGATCAGCCAGCAGTCGCTGCCGAACGAACTCCAACTCACTTTCACTTCGTAGATTTTCATTTAGCATCTCCCTCTTCGTCAGTTGCTTTCTGTTCAATCTCCGGCATCGGCATCCACTTGATTACCTCATGCGTGTAGTACACGCCACCACGAGCAAATACCAGCCATTCCGGCGTAACGTTCTTGTCCCGATACCCAGCCGTCACCGTGCCTCTCGCAAGCGTCACAGCGACGATCAGGAAATGATCTGGAAGTCCATCCTTGATGCTGGTCCATTTTGAGTCCAGTTGTTCCTTGAGTTTAGCGATCCGCTCTTCGGTGTACTCGGTGAACTCTCTATCGAGAAATGGTTCGCTCACTTCACCTTCTCCTCATCCTCACGCTGCCACTTGCCCACGCTGATATGCGCCGCTAGCTGTTCAATGTCTTTCTTCCACGGCTCCTGAGCCATGAATTTTGCCACGATGAGCAGAATGCGAATCACTGTTTTGTCTGTCCAATTCATCTCTTCTTCTCCGGTGGAATGACGTGGCTAAAAACCAAATCCCCGCAGCGGATGCAAGTATTCCTCCAGACATGCTCCTTGCCCTCTTTTTCGTCGTTGGCGATGGAGTATGAACGCTGAGGACGCCAATCGACGAGCGTCCACTTCTCTGGATCGTACTGATGCTCATGAAACCAAGTAATCATCTCGCCTCCATCTCTTGCAATTGGCGGCATATCAATCGCTCGGCTACTTCTTCGACCGTGGTTCCGTAAATCCCGGTCTCGCACAAGGAAGAAATCCTCCGCCTCATGCCGGAAGTGGCCGTAATTGTGATGGGAACGCTCGCTTCTCCGTCACGCTGCTCCCCGGTGTGAATCTTCATGCGGGTGTCGCTCACACATCACCTCCCACAAACTTGTCGATATTCAGAAGTCCCTTGACGGCCATCGTCGCCACTTGAATCAGTTCCTTGCGGAGAGCCAGCGCACTGCGATTCTTGCGCTTCATTTTGCAGATGTCCCAAACTTCATCGACCTCTTCGGCGATCACCGCGTAGGCTTCGTGAAGCGACGAGAAGCCCTCTTGGTGGATCATCGAGCGGTCGAGTTCGGTTGTGATTGCGTCTAGCGCCTCGCACAACCTAAGCGGCGTGCGGGCGTGTTGCTCGGCATCTTCGGACAGTTTCTTGGTGAGAATTCTGTCCTCTAACCGCAGGTCACTTTCGAGGTATTCATCTTCTCTGATTTCGCTCATGCCTTCCTCGTTTTCATCATTTGGTCGGCCAATAGATAAACCCCAGTCGCCACTTCCTCGATATTGCTGAATGCTTTCTCCGGGGAGGATAGGATTCCACGCAGAGCAGTGAGCGCAAACTGATCGCGAAGGGTCGGCGTCTCGGGCATCGGGCGCATCGTGACCTTTCCCGGTAAAAGACCGGAATGGATGAACTCAGTTCCACACACGTCGCATGACCAGAGCAGGCCGTGGCTGTCGTGGCTCGTAACGTTCTGGTGTTTGCACTCGCTCATTGTTCCTTTTTCCTCTTCTCTCCTAGAACTTGCTGAACGCACACTCTTCCGTGTGCGTGGCATTCGGATAGTCTGTCAGCGGATCGCAATTGGGGCATGGAGTGGGTCGCTTCGGTCCTGATTGTTTTTGGCACACTTCAAACGATCCCTCGATGGCGCTGAGCGCGTCCTTCAACATCCGAATGATCTTCATTGCGCTGCCTTCGAACTCGACCACGTCCGCAGGTTCGCCTTCTTTGGCGTTGATCTCGGGGATGATGATTGTCAGGGAAACCTGCATATCGTCCATGCCTTGAAACCCGCGTGCGTTGCGGTACGCGCGACCACCGCCGCAAACTTATGCCTCTTGCATGTCGGAAATGTCGAAAACGATTCTCACTTCGGGCCTCCTCTTACGGATTCATTATCGGCGTACCAAAAATATCGGCTGGTGGAAAGATCGGATCGAGCAGTGTTCCGTTCATCCAGTTGAGAAGAATCTTTCCGGTCCTGCCGTTGCCGTCGACAAACGGATGAATCATCTCGAACTCTTTATAAAACTCGATAGGAGTCATTCCGTCCCGCACCGACAGCAGCCTCTCCAGCAACACGGGAACCTCGTAAAATGGCGGGCATATTCTGGAACCAACGCGCACTCCACATCGACGCCATCCCTCGCGATTCTTCACTCGCTCAACACGCTTGCCAAGCTCCTCGATGGTTGTCAAGTCAATGAAGACAACGTCTGCGCGGGGTAGGACGGAACACCATGCATCCAGCATCCATCCAACACGCTCCAGTCCATCCTTAACAGTCACATTGTGGCCTTGGCGCGTCACTTCTTCACTGATGTAGTCAATCACGTTCATTGCGTCACCACCGTCCAATTCTTATCCCGCGACCAGCACAGGGACTCAGCGTAGTTCTCAGCATCTTTCCGCGTGTTGAACAAATAGATCGCGGTCGGTTTACCGGAAGGATCGGGCTTATCCACTTCCCACACGCTGCCTTCCTGATCGGCTGGCTGGTCGCCAGAACCGGCGCTCGTGTACATTGCCGCGCATATCCCGTGATCGACCGAGCGGTGCGCCCAGCGCCAGTAGTAGAACTTTTCATCGCGCGGTGAATTGTATTGCACGCGGACACACCGCTCCCACTCCATCACGAGCATCCAAGTCGAAAGTCCTATCAGACAAAACGTGAGGAGGACAAGACATGGAAGAATCAATGTCCTAATGCGGCTCTTGGATTCTTCGCTCATGCGGACTCCTTTTCAAACTTGCAGCCTTCCCAGTGAAAGCTTTTGTGGGCCTCGGCCATATCGGTGACGTACCAGCCATTCTCAGTTTCGAGAAGATCGACGGACCATGAGCCGCCGACCGCCGCACCGGCCTTCTCTGCTAACGCGCACACGGCTCCGTAGTCACCGATGGTGCAAAGTTCCGAATACGCCACATCTTCTGGTGCGTCGACCTGCCATTTGCCGTCTCTGAGCGGTTCCAGAGGCCAGTAAGGGTGGAAGCACCGAACTTTGCCATCGTCGACGAAGAAACGAAACTCGCGGGCGACCGGCATATTGTCATAGTGAGGACAAAACCCAAACTTGATTGACGGCAGGAGTTCTCTCACGAACCAAGTGTCGATTGGCAAGCCGCAAAAGTCGGCTATCTCAGAGAACTCGGCAATCGCGTAAACATGCTTAACCAGATCGCCAACGTCAGACAGGAAGCAGGTGTCGTCCCATGAGTGTTTCGCCGAAGTCATTGCCGTGCGCAGGAAGCAGGGCGTCCCGATCTTCTCGACTGCCAACCGAAGTTCAGTGAAGAAGCTGAACTCTCGTGGGTCGCGTTCCGGTTCCTCGCCATAGAGCACCATGCGAACGTTCTTGCACAACTCGGGCGGCATGACTACGCTCATGGTTTGGGGCACAGGGATGCCAGCGGCTTCGAGCAGTGGGAACCAGTAGGTCATTAAGGTCTTTTCGTTCATAGGGCCTCATTCCTCCCGCACGCGCTGCATCGGAGAGTCGTCGCGCTCCAGCGCTCCAGCTTCCCCTCGCAGAACTTGCACACGCGCTTCTTGGCCTTGGCGATCTTCGCGGTCGGGGGTAGCTTCTTCATCCTGAGCGCGGCCTCCGCCGCTTCCGTGGCCGTGTCGACGACGCGCGGGCTCGGATTGGTCGAGGAGAGCACGTGGGAATGGGCAGCTACCGACTTGCCGTGCGGGTCGATCTTTTCCGCGAAAACGGCAGGGTCAATGCCCATGACGCGCTCTTCGTTCTTTTTTACGAGATCAAGGAACTCAAACACAGCCGGGTCGACTTCTATCTGTGGCGCAGGCTCCAGCATCTCCGCCGCCTGCCGGTCGCGCTCCTGCCACGCTTTCACGTCTTCTGGATTATTCGGATCAATGTCCCGGTTCCCGCCGATCCAGTTTTTGGCAAGCTCGTCGCCGCAGTTGTGAACCTGTGGGCTAGGCCGAAACGGCTCCATGTTGACCGGTGTGCCGGAGAGGCCGGAAGTTTGGGCCTTCTTGATGTCGGCAAGAGTGTCCTGAAAAGCCTTCTCTCCACCTGCTTTCAAAGTTGCCATAACATCAACGTCGAACTTCTGGGTTTTCTCCGCGTTGCACCACCAGCAATCGTCGAAGAATAGGTGGTAGGCCCGTTTCCTGCCGCACTCGGCGCATAACTGGCCAAGGAACGCCGCCTTGTTTCCCCACCGCTCGATACACTCGGGGCACTCTTCGGTGATCGGCTTGGAGTGGATGCATACGGCGGTCAAGTTGATCGGTTCCAGCAGATCGGGATTCTTCTGCAACGCGCTGTCTACAGTCGCGGCCATTTGTCCTATTGCGTCGTTATACTCGGCGGCGCTCACCGCACCAGCTTGAGAATCTTCCCCGCTATGCGCGCAGTTTGGCTTGGGGACAGGTCGGCCCTCGTCCATGACTCCTGAGCCACTTTTGCCGCCGCCCGGATCGCCCGATTCCACTCGACGCGCTGAATCTCGGCCTGCGCCGCCGCCAACTCCCGCTCCAACCCCTGTATTTCCGCCATTTTCGACCTTTCCACCACTCTCCACTTCCCCCGGCGCGCGAACTCGGTTATACCGCGTCACCGGTATCTTTCTGAACTGCGCCCTATCTTCTGGAGAAGCGTGGATTTTGCAAAATTCTTGTACCGCCATTATGACTAAATCCCTCAATGTTATACCAAGCGATACCGCCACCATCTTTGACTCTTTAACCACTTCAACCGGAACCTGTCTAATGTTCAGAACGGTCCATGACTCCACAAGCGGCTCTCCGAGACGTAAATGTTCGAGCCTATGGTGTTTTCTGCACAACCACTCCACTTCTAGCGCCTTGCTGTAATCTGGATGGTGAGCCTCTGACTCTTTGCTCCCGCAAATCCCACAAGGCTTCTTTGTCAGTTTTCCGAACCGCAAAGCCCGTTTGACTGCGTGTTGTGCCCGCAACATCTCAACCCAAGTCGCCTGCATAAAAAGCAACGTACAATGCGTACAGATGTTTGTCAACATAATTCTGCGCTTCTCCCCTGTGCATAATCCTGCGCCCTTATTTTTTTTCTCAGCCCCGCGCTCCGTAATTTTTTTTTGGCGACCTACCGCTTCCCGCTTTCTCCCGCATTCCCGCATCCTTTATTCTGCGCCTTCCCCTCCCCCCATTTTCAAGAAACACGGCCAAAAGCCGTCGCTGACTCCGCCGAGACCCCCCACCCCGGACAACTGCCGCACCCTCTACCAGTGGCCTAACAAAGCGGATGGGACAATAGACTGGGGCAACGCGCTGGGGGCGCTCCCATCCTGTAGGAACGGCGTCAAATGGCCCCAAACCGCTGTAAACCGGACTATTCCGGGCGGCGGCGCTCTCTCATTCCCGTCACACGTTCCACGTGGAACCCCCAGCGCGGCGCGCATCCTGCGCCCGTTTTCTCTGATAGCGCTAGCGAAGTGCGAACGGGGCGCGCGGAGCCGTCGAAGGGTGCGGGTGGTGGGGGTTGGGGAAGTGCGACGGAATGACAGGGGCGGGGGGTGGGGAAGGGGAAGCAAGGCAAGGGGCGGCGGTCGACGGCGGGCTAACGGGGCGCGGCGCAAGGGGGCAAGGCGGGCGGGATGACGGGGGATGGGGAGCGGGTGACCGGCGAGCGGTGGCAAGGTGGAGAGGGCGGAGCCCGCGCGGGGGACCCCCCCCGCGTCCGTGCCTGTATCTGTGAGAGGGTGTCTAATCCTCTCCCCCATGGGTCCGGCACTAAGGGCGAGAGCGGCGCGCGGCGGGAACCTCAAAACCTATTGACTAATGCGTTAACACCCGCAAACCCGCATGAATAAAGGCGATTATCGCAAACCCCTATGCCTATTGAAGAATGTGTTGACTCATAGATTCTAAAGGCTTTAAGTGGCAAATTTGGCCGTTTTTAACAGAGTTTTCCACAGGCCATTGCTGCGATTCTAAGGCACCTTAGAGGCATCGATATCGGAATATGGGGGGAGAGTATCACCTAGCACCTAACTGTGAGTTATACGCAAAATTGACCTTTTGACTTTTGGCGAATGACCGGCGAAGCCTGAAGGATAGCGCGCACCTCATCCTGTGACCTCTCAAGGTAGTCAATTAGCCGCTGCAAGGTGCGCGTGTCATCCCTGATTAGTCCAAGGGCGGTATTGCACGGCGGACAGAGCAACCCGCGAACCATGCCGGTCTCATGGTCATGGTCGACGAATAGCAACCCGTTAGGACAGGCGGCGCGAGCAAACCCGCACACGGCGCACTTATGCTCTTGACGCTCGCTCATGTCCTCATATTGACCGATGCTCAGACCATACGACCTTTGCAGCCGTCTGTCCCTTGCGTCACACGGCGGGCAATATGGCGCGGGCTCCCATTCGTTCCAAGGTTCGAATCCGGTCCCGCAGTATTCACAAAGTAGAGTCCCCATGAGTCCACGATACAGCTTCCCCGGCGTCCGGGGGAACCCCCGGCACGGTCTGGTATGGGGGTATTCTTCCACCTCTCCGCCATACTTTGCGCCGTTCCACGTGTGCGCGCTATATGTATAGATGCGCGCAATCCGTTCCCATTACGATACTAACGTCTAAAATAGTTCCACGTATATCTTGCAATTGACTGTTAATTAGATTACAGTGAGAGGGTTGTATGTGTGTTCAATCTAAACAAAGGGGAACTATTCGAATGAGCGTTACACCGAAACAACTTCTAACCTTACTCGCGGCCATGATCGCGAAGCGGCAACCATTGTTAGTGACCGGCGCGCCCGGTATCGGGAAGACGGATATCCTCACAGCGGCGGCGGCGGCGGCGGGCGCGGACCTCATTATCTCTCATCCGGTCACGGCGGACCCCACGGACGCAAAGGGGCTCCCATGGCCGTCACAGGGCGCAACTGAGGCCACATTCCTGCCGTTCGGGGAACTCGCGGCGGCGGTCAAGGCTACGCGTCCAACGGTTTGGTTCCTTGACGACTTAGGGCAAGCAACCCCCGCCGTGCAAGCATCCTTTATGCAGTTGATTCTTGCGCGCCGCGTCAACGGTCACATCCTCCCGGACTGTGTGACCTTTGTCGCAGCCACAAACCGGCGCGTCGACCGCGCGGGCGTATCCGGCATATTGGAACCCGTAAAATCGCGGTTCACTTCAATCGTGGAACTGGAGCCCACTATCGATGACTGGTGCTCATGGGCATACGCTCACGGCATATCGTCGACCTTGATTGCATATCTGAGGTTCAAACCGGATATGCTTTGCAACTTTCAGGCGACGGCGGACCTCAGTAACTCCCCGGTCCCCCGGACGTGGGCGAACCTTGCAAAGCTTGAATCGTTGACCCTTCCCCCGGCGATAGAATCTGAGGCTTTTACCGGCGCAGTGGGCGCGGGCGGCGCGACGGAATACCTCTCATTTCGTACCATGGCAAATTCGCTTATCAACCTTGACGGCATACTCCAGAGTCCGGACACGGCGAAAATCCCTGCGGACCCTTCCCAGCTATACGCAACCGCCGTGGGACTCGCGGCGCGGGCCAATGATCAGAACTTCGCGCGCATCGCGACGTATGCAAACCGCCTTTACTCTGAGGCAGACAAAGGCGAATTCGCCGCGCTCATGATCAAAGACGTATGCAGGCGCGATAACGCGGGCGACGGGCGCATCCAGCACACGGACGCCTTTGTCCGCCTAACCTGCGGACCGCTGGGGCAACTTCTGAGCGGCAAGGAATAACACAGACCTCGCACCGTTCCCGGACCGTATACCGGAATTCTCTGAAGGGGGAATCGATAAAATGAACTCTCAAGAATTACACACACGGGCCATGCTAGTACACCTTAAATTGGAAGCATGGAGCGCGCGCAAGTACGATAAGAAAATCACAAAGGAAACAAACGACGCCCACGGCGCGACGGCGGACGCGGGGCGCTATAACAAGCACCTCATGCCTGCGGACGCGGCAACATATAAGGCGCTAACACAGCACATCGGCGCGCTGCGGCTCACGAATTACGCTCAGACTCTCCCATGGTCCGATGAGGGTTGGCGCTTGCTCCCGGTCAAGAATTATCAAGCGTACACCGATGCGATACGCGCGGGGCAGCACACGTTTAATCGCCTGCTCTCTGAATTCATTGCCGATTATCCAGCGCTTCGCGCTGAGGCGGCGCGGCGCTTGAATGGCATGTACTCGGAGGATGACTATCCCTCAGACCTTGCGGGGAAGTATTCCATAACCGTGGAATATGCCCCGGTCCCTGCGGGCTCCGATTTTCGCGTAACGCTCTCACAGGAAGAGATAAACGTTATCGCGGCGCGCACTGAAGAGAGAGTCAAAGCCGCCTTTGAGAGCGCGCAGGCGGATGCGGTACGGCGCTTGTATGATGCCGTCGCCAAGATACAGGAACGGCTGCGGGTTCCGGATGCGATTTTCAGAGATTCACTTATCGAAAATGCCCGCGAGTTATGCGGCGTACTTTCCAATTTGAACCTCGCGGATGATCCCAAACTTGAGGAACTCCGCCGCCAAACTGAATTGCTCGCCGTTACCGCGCCTCAGACCTTGCGCGACTTGCCCCACGTCCGGCAAGATACGGCGGACCGCGCGCAGGGCATCCTTGACGCAATGACCGCCACTTATGGGAAGGGGGTACTAGTAGGATGAGCGCTCAAACGAAAATGACGGCGGCGCGGACCGCCTTAGTGCTAGAGCAGCCGTTTTTCGGTGCTCTAGCGCTCTCCCTGAAAATGAGCCCGGACCCCGGCTGCGGCACAGCTTGGGTCGACGGGCGGACGCTGGGATATGAGCCAGCTTGGATTGAATCACTCACACACGAACAACGGACCGCGTTAATCGGTCATGAAGTTATGCACTGCGCGCTAGGTCACCCATGGCGGCGCGAGGGGCGGAGCCCAAAGCGCTGGAATATCGCCTGCGATAAGGCGATTAACACGGAACTCCGCGCGGCGGGGTTCACTCTTCCCCCGGACGCGCATTATTCGCAAGGCGATGAGGTTGGAAAGTCTGCAGAATGGATTGCGGCGCGACTCCCGGATGAGGGCGACGGCGACGGGCAAGGCAAGGGACAGGGCGACGGCGCGGGCGATAGTGGCAAGGGCAACGGGCAAGGTACCCCGGACCCGTTAGGCGAAGTAAGGGATGCTCCCACGGGCGCGGACGCAGACGGCACCCCTGAGCCCACTGAGCAAGAATGGAAGCAACGCGCGGCGGGCGCGGCGCAGCAGGCAAAGTTGCAAGGCATGTTACCGGGCGGCATGGAGCGGCTAGTACAGCAGGCGCTCAGACCGCGCGTCGACGTTCGGTCCCTATTGCTCCGGTTTTTCTCTGAGCGGTCGACCGGCGATTATTCTTGGACTCGCCCAAACCCCCGGTATCTGTGTCAAGGTCTGTATCTCCCAGCGCTTGAGTCAAAGTCACTGGGAGAAATATCGGTTATGGTTGACACGTCCGGGAGCGTTGACGAGACCTCTCTTTCATACGCGCGGGCGATAGTCGAATCTGTGATTGACGAGTGCGCGCCCCTTGCCGTTACCGTCTATTATGCGGACGCGAAAGTCTGTAAGGTTGACCGCTTTGAGCAGGGCGAACCTCTCACATGGCAACCTGCGGGCGGCGGTGGTACGGACTTCAGACCGGCACTGGAAGCAATAGAGCGCGAGGGCTCCGCCGTGTGCGCACTTTGCATTACGGACCTATACGGCACATTCCCCAGTATCGCGCCCGCTCTCCCGGTTCTATGGTTGTCTACCACTGAGGGTATGCAGGCCCCGTTTGGGGAGACCGTATACATTGACCGTTAACCGCGCGGGCGTCCGGGGGATGTGCGGCGCGCGTCATCCCCCAGAGATTCGCCCTGCTCTAACCATTTTCTTATGCGCGCGCGTCGATAGTTTTTCGACGGGCGGCAAGTGCTTTATCAAAAGGGACAGTAACCCCAAGTGGAGCATACGATGGTGATTCGGGCAAATGTTCGTAAGGTTTTCTGGGGAATTGTTTTTCTTGTTTCCGTCTATGTGGTGTGCGTCGCAATACGCGAACCCGCAAATGACGCAGGGAGCGTATTGGACCGTGTGTCTTTTACGCTTGCCGTGTGGTCTCTTATCCCGCGCCTTGCACTTAGCGCAGTAGGAGCCCGTTGTGTCTCTAGGCTTTCCGCAACGATGGCAGAGACCGTCTACTTTGAACTTGTCACGCCTTGCCTTTGCCGCTGTTTTAGAACTCATGGGATAGATTGTAGCGTATTTTCTATCCATCATTGCGCGATGATACGCGCCGAAATGATACGGAACGAAAACACCTAACCGTTCCCGGAACGTAACCGTGACGTAGCAATGGAGGCAACATGATGCGATTCTTGACAAGGTTCCCCGGTATGAGCGCTATCGGGTTGGTGCTGACGGTGTGCTGGGCGATTGCGACGCTTGCGTGGGACGGTATGAAGGCGGAGGAGGGAGCGAGCGATTGCAAATGAAAGGAAACGAGATGACCAAGAATGAGTTAATCGCAAAATTGCAGGAAATGTTAAAGCTGACCGGCGAACAGCTTTCAGGGCTGACCGGCTACCAGCTTTCCCATTACGACGCTCGCCCGAATCTGTTTCCAGATGGTGAGCTAACCAAACACAGGCACGGTGCGCCGTACCTGATACCAGACCAGAGGAGAGGTGACGAAAATGATTCACGGAACATTGCACAGGACGCGATTTAAGGAACTCGGGTTTACGATGAGTGAGCCCGGACGCTGGCGCTTTGTCGACATCACAGACGCGCCGGACTTCGACAAAGACAAGATGCATGAGATAGGCCGCGACTATCCCACGAAAGAGCAGATTATGCTCGACATCGAACGCTTCGCGGCGGAGTTTGGCTGCGACGGAACGACGCGGGCAACACCCCCAGAGTCACTAATACAAAGCCTTGCCCGCGAACACTTGGGATTCGAAACGCTCGACACGCGCGGGCGAGACTCACTCGACTTCCGCGAAGTGTCCGTGTGGAGCGTCAAGGCCGCGTTAGAGGCCGCATGGAAGGCGGGCCATACTTCGCTGCCCTGATACCGAACGAAAACTATTTTGCACCCTACTGTCATTTTCTACTTGACAGTAGGGTGTGGAAAGCGCAGAGTAATCCTGATACCGAACTAAAAGGAGATTGAGCTATGGGAGTCAATGTCAAGTGTTATCTGGCTGCTGGAACGCGGCTCCGGGACGTTGCTATGGTTGCGGCGGCTCTCTTGGGAAACAAAGCCGCACATTCACCTATCTCCGGGAGTGACAGCATATTTGCGCGCGTGGATGGAGTCCTTCCATTCGAGCGCACATCTATGGTCCTGAAGTTGGATAAGAACAATCCAGCGGCAGCGGCGATCATCAAGTCAGACGGCAACCCCTACCACCTCTCCTATCACTACGAAGCAGGCCCGCTAGGAGAGACCCTGTTAATTCCTGCTTGCACAGCGGCCAAGATTGCGCTATGCGTGGGACTGGTCAAGTTCTTTGGCGGCAAGGTGCTGTACAACGATTGCGCTGCCAAGTCTCCTACCCTTCGCTGTAAACCCCGGCCCGACATTCACGCCGAAGACAATCCAGACTGGGATCATTTACAGCGGCGCATCCTTGCGGTCAAGCCGCTCACGGCGGCGGACGTTGCGAAGTACGAGAAGTACAGCGGCTACTGAGGCCCAAGCAATCAACCAAATCGCACCGGGGCTACATTGAGACTCATCAACCAAAGCACGGCGCGAATCCTCCAAGTGAGATTAGCGGCCATTACGCGGGCCTTGAGGCTTTCTCCCGACGCTCAGGGTTCCCACTCCCATTACTCCAGAGCGTAGCTGAGGAAACGACTCAGAGAGAGGTGTACAGTGTTTGCCGATAATCCAGACTTCTACCCGACACCGCGAGCGATAGCCCGCAAGATGCTGGCCAAGATCACGAACAAAGAGGCTAAGTATTTCCTTGAGCCTAGCGCTGGCAAGGGCGACATCGCGGACGCGATAAAGAACCCTTGCACATTCGATGAGTACGAAGCGGAGAACCAGCGCGAGAATGAGGACAGGCGGGTACGGCGGCACGAATGGAACTCCGGCTACTACCGCAACAACGTTGACATTGACGTGATAGAAAACTACCCAGACCTTATCAGCGTCCTGCGCGGAAAGCAATACGACGTTGTAGGCTTTGACTGGCTTACCTATGATGGCGCGAGTTACTACGATGCCATTGTCATGAATCCGCCTTTCAGCGAGGGCGCGAAGCATCTACTCAAAGCATGGGACTTCATGCATGACGGCGAGATTGTCTGCCTGCTCAATGAGGAGACCATAAAAAACCCGCATACGACTGACAGGTTACGCCTTGAGCAAATCATTGCTCAATTCGGAAGTGTCGAATACTTGGGCGATTGTTTCTCGACAGCACAGCGCAAGACATCGGTCAACGTGGCCATGGTCTACCTCAAGAAAGTTGCCCCGGATGACGCCCCGGACCTGTGGGCAAAGGAAACAACGCGAGAAAAGAACTATACCGTCAACTTCGACGGTGACCCTACCATGCTTGCTATCCGCGACAATCTGGGGAACATGGAGCACTGGTTTAACATGGCGAATGAGCATTGGTGCAGGGGAATCGAGCACATCCGCAAGGCGAAGCTGTACATGGATCAAAACAAGATCAGGGGTACAAGCTCATCGCGCGAGGCAGACTTCGGGGCGATTGTCGCCATGGCTCTTGATAATGTACACACGTCACGTGCTGAGTACATGCGCCGCCACCGCAAGCTGGCATGGACAAGCGTATTCGAGCAGATGGAGTTTAGTCGCTGGCTTGATAGCAAACAACAGGATCGATTTATGCGCGACGTGGAGCGTGACAGCACCATTCCGTTCACCGCTGCGAACATCCGGAACACGCTTGAAAACGTCTTTATGTCTCGAAAGAAGCTATTCGATGAGAGCGTCGCAAACGTTTTCGATGACCTTTGCGGCCATGCAGTCGAGAACGGATGCGGGCCGGTCATGCCTAATTCCGTCAAGAATCACTGGAGGGCGTCTGAAGGATGGAAGACTAACGATAACTACAAGGTGAATAAGAAACTCATCTTTCCGCATGGCGTACAGTGGCGCGCATACACCGGCTTTGATATGCCGTGGACGGGTGATGCCCGCACCATCTACACAGACCTTGACCGCATCCTCTGCGTGCTGGATGGTCAACCATTCGACGAGTGCTATACGGTTGGCCGTGCTCTTGAGAACGCCTGCCGATTGGTTGGCCAGCGGACCAACGGCGGCGGCGGATGGGTGTTTGAATCCGAATACTTTGAGGGCCGATTCTACAAAAAAGGGACTGTGCATCTGAAGTGGAAGCGCGAGGACCTGTGGGAGAAATTCAACCTGACAGCCGCTGCCGGTAAGAAGTGGCTGGGAGAAGACACCCAGCAATACCGGCCAACGAAGCATAAGGAAGGCGCGGATATTCCCTACCAGTGCCGCCATTCAGGGCATAAGTTTGTCAATGGCGTGTGTGAGGAGTGCGAGGAGCCAGAAGTTGACGAACTGGAAGCGGTAGAGTGCGAACTGTGCCGCGCGATATTTGAGCACACGGGCGTCAAGCATTGCCCGATGCATGAAGAGTTTGCCCCGGCGCTCGCCGCTGATTCAGCGGGCGCTACAGCGTCAATGGTCCTGAGTGACCACTGATACCAGACAAACGAACCACTAACCCAAGCCTACCGGGAGGGGGCAATGCATGAACAACACTCAACGACTTCTCAGAGAGATCGACGCGCAAATCGTCAAGCTGAAAGAACTCCACGCGGCCATATCAGCCGTCGACGTTCTTCTCGGCGAGCGGAAGAAGAAGACGCACCACAAGCATGTGGCACCGATGCCAGTCAAGAAGCGCCATATCAGCAAGGCGGGCCGCGCTGCCATCGGCAAGGCCGCGCGCAAGCGCTGGGCCGCTTTCCACTTGGCTCAGAGGGCCAAGGCCAAGAAGTAGCAACAGTCGCAACACGCAACACGGGGCAGGGCTCCGGTCCTGCCTCATCCTTTACACGAGAGGTGCTCTGTGAGAGATACGAGTCAAAAGATGGTGATGAGGTTCCGTAGTGAACGTGCGGACCCGAAGCGCCAACGAACCACGAGAGAGCGGACCCTGTGCCTTTGGGCCGCGCGGCGGATGAAGAATCGCAGCCGTAACCAAAGATGGGCTCGCACAAAATAATTCACAGTCCATTGTATTTTACACTTGACAATGAAGTGTGAGAAGCGCAGAGTGATAGGCAATAACATTTCTGAATTCCGAATCCATCGGAATGGAGCGAAAAACAAATGATCGAATCAAGCGCTGTACTGCTACAGAAACTCCGCGACAAAGCCGCCGCGAGCGCGCAACCGGGAACCCCGGAGAGCGCTGCTCCCGTCGAAGTCAACCGGCTCCGCGACCTCAAGACCTCAGCCCGCGACCAACTCATGATTGATCCCCGGATCATCCAAGTGGATGACGGGTTCAATCCGCGCGACTACAACCTGCCTGAAAACCGCGCGCACTTGGATGAACTGAAACAATCCATCCGCGTTAACGGTACGCTCGTTCCCTTGCTCGTTCGCTTCGATGCGGGCCGCAAGGCGGCAGTGCTCGTCGATGGCGAATGTCGCCTGAGAGCGAACCTCGAATTGATCACGGAAGGCGTCGAGATTCTTGCCGTGCCTACTGTGCAAGTGGCAGGCGGAAACGAAGCTGACCGGCTCCTCACGTCCATCACCGCGAACACTGGCAAACCACTTTCCAAGTGGGAACTGGGATCGGCTTTTCAGCGGCTCTACAAGTTCGGCTGGAGCGAAGAGCAAATCGCATCGAAAACCGGATACAAGCCTGCGTTTATCACCGATGCGATGGCACTGGCAGATGCGCCGGTAGAGGTTAAGCAACTCCTCTCATCCCGCGCCGTCACGCCGTCACTTGCCTTGGACGAATTGCGGGCGAACGGGGCGGCTGCCGTCCAGACGCTTCAGACCATCGCCCAAGAGCACAAGGCGAGCGGCAAGCGTGGACCTGCGAGTCATCCGGTCAATAAGGCGAGGGCTCCCAAGCCTGAGCCCGCCCCGCCGTCACCGGCTCTCATCGCCGTGCTTCGTGAATTGATCGATGACGTGGCCGTTGTGGACCTGAATGATGCAAGCAAGAAACGTGTCGATGTCGACCGGCTCTTGCTCTTGAAACTCGCATCGTTCGCTGTAGCTGAAGACACTACGCCCGCGCAATCGGCGGCATAGGGAGAGAGCCATGAACCAATACGTCAAAGCTGTAGAAGCGGCTCTCCGGGCTACAGCCCCGTTTGTCGCTATTCCTGTCGAGGGCCACGCCCCGGCCTGTGTCCGGGCGAAGCTCCTGAAGGGCGCGCTCCGGGGCGTGTCCATCACTTCTGTCAAGATTCTCACGGATGACGGAAGTGGAAACCGCTGGCTGCATATCCAAGGCATCGCCGGGGAACTGGTAAAGGGGCGAGCGACCTCGAACGTGCGAACCTCTTGCAAGATGACGGTGATAAACGTCAAGTGCTCTACCGTGTGGGATGAGATGCGGAAGTGGACAAACCGGGAACGTGACAAGCGTATCAAGGTCATCAATCAAGGCATCCTCAATCCTGCCGAACGCAAGGCGCTCAAACTAAAAGAGGTGATTGCCAAAGAAGAGAAGCGGCGCAATGCCGAACTGATAGAGGCCCAAGAGGAAGAGGCCGAAATCATCGCTCAGGCAAAGGGGAGCATCGCTCCGGTCATCACTCCACGTGAGGCTGAGGATCGGGCTGAGGTTATGGCGGAGTACGCTCAATTCCGGGCCTGCCGTCACGTTCGCAAGCGGGGCTCTGTGATTCGCTGGCGTATGAAACAACTCCAAGGTGAGGTTGACAAGATCACCGTACTCAAGGGCCGCAGCCGTTTCAAGAAGACTCGCGAGTTGCGCACGCAAAAGGACAAGCTTAAGTACATGGCGCTCCTCTACCAGATCGGGCAATTAGAAGCGCAATTCAAGCCGCTCTATCCCGACCGCCATGTCGAGTCTGAGTATGTCAACGATGGGCGCGGCTACTTCATTGGCTCGTTCCAAGAAAAGCGGCCAAACGAGCAGGCGTACATAGTGCCGTGGAATTGGCACGATGGCTGTGTGCCGATAGAGGAGCAACGCGACGAAGACGGCGAAATCTATCTGACCGGCATCAAGCGGCTTGCCGAGCGGCTCAAGGAAGCGCGCGCTAACGTCCGGTCTTTGACTCCGCCTACCGATGAGGATGATGGCGAACAAATGGACCTCGCCGCATGAGAGGTGAACCTGTGAGCGTGAGATTCCCAAATCCGTGGAAGGGCGAGAAGTTCGAAGTCGTGCCCCCGCCCAAGCCGCCTGTGGAGAAACCAGCGGAGACGCAAAGGGCGACGCCGGTCGAACTCCTCACGCAATGGGCGAAGCTCAAAGACGCCGGGAGAGCGATCACTGTTGCTGAGGCTGCGGTCGTGGCCGCAAGGGAGAGGGAAGAGGTGGAGCGTGTCAAGTATGTGGCCATGCTCGCTGAGTCCCTGAATCTCCGTATCGGGATGCGCGTGAGGCAGGATGTGAACTTGTTCGAGGTAACGTCATTCTCGCTGTCTGGTCCTAGCGCGCTCAGGTTGCACGGCTGTCATGTGCGCAAGAACGGGAGCATCGGCAAAACAGTTGTCGAAATCGGGGCGAACTGGAAACGAGCAGAATGATAGCGAACGACTGGGAGGAAACAAGATGAATAAACCATTTGTGCAACTAACTGGCGAGGACGGCAATGTCTTTAGCGTCATCGCACGATGCACCAAAGCACTCAGACGGGCCGGGGAAGAGGAAAAGGCTAAGGAATTCGAGAAGAAAGCCTTCGAGTCAGAAAGCTACGATGCGGTGCTCCGTCTGGCAATGAAATACTGCGACGTAGACTGATAGAAGTAACTGGGAGGGAATAGAAATGAAGCACAGATCGGAACCAACAAAAGAGTTGAGTTGGACACCTGTTTTGCGCGGACCAATTTTCTGCTCACCCGCGTGCGGGGCAGGATGCTCGAAGGCAGGTTATGACCTAGCCTGCAAACAATCGGCGGCGCTGGCAAAGCATCTCGGTAAAGGATGGCACGCACGCGTAGCGGAAAACCTTCACTGGTACTGGAGCGTCGATAATGGCGGTCTCAGTCTCTGGCCGTCCAGTGCTGGGAGCTACATGGTCATCCTCAACACTCGTGGATTTAGCTTCGTAAAGCACGGCAAGAATCCTCGCGCGATCATCAAAGCGGCCATCGAGGCTCTCGACGCGCACATCGCACTAATAACAAAGCAGCGGAAAGAACTGGCGTAGCCGGGAGAAAGCAAATGTCGAATGATGAAAAGGTAATCGGACTGGCGGCTGAGTTTCATAAGGACTCCGGGGGACGGCTGGAACTGTTCTCTCTTTGGGTCCGAACCGAGGATGTCTCTCGCCACGATGGCAAAACCTACTTCGGCGCAGACGGCTATGACGTGGATTGGTCGAAGGCATACCAGAGCTACATCTTCCACAACTCAAGCAGCGGATTCCACGTGCCAAAAGTAAGCGGAATCTACTTCCTGTCCGGCGACATGAAGGTGAAAGAACAGCCATGTACTCTCGTTGACGCTCGCGACAAACCACCGTGGCGTGGTAAGCGCACCAAGGCAATCAGGAAACGGAATCGCACACGGCGTCTCCGTAGACTGCCGAAGGCGTTCGACATGGACGGCCTTGGGAATCTGCTTGAATGGCTCCAACAAAACGGAATCGAGAGCGGGGCAAGTTGGTGTTCAGAGTGCAGAGATTGGCTCCCGGAGAACGAGGACGTTCTCTGTGACCATTGTTGGTGGTGTACGAAGACAGCGACGTGGTCAACGCCAGACGAGCGGTGCAAATGCAAGAATCGCGAGGAATGCGACGAAAGAGATTGATACCAGACCAACCGGGAGACACGGACAATGTCGAAGCCAGCCATTTTACCTAAGTTGATGGAACGTGAGTGTGACGGTGACTGGTGCCTGATGAGCGAAGAGGAGAGGCGGGCTCTGATATCCCAACGGCTCGTCGACGGAACGAAGATTTTTTACGGATGCGGCACTAGGTTTCAGTGGTATTGGGGAATGAATTGCCATTGCCCCAACTGTGGAAGGCTATACAACGTGACCGTGGAGCATTTGAAGTCAGGGATTTTTTCACCGGAGGAGCACAATGAAGACCGACCAAGAACTGATTGACCTGTACGCGAGCGGGCTCTCCGAGCACCGCATTACAAAGCTCGTGATGCGAAGCGAACATTTCGCTATCTTCAGGATTCCCGGTCACCGCTTTATGAACGGGCAGATGAGCGAGTACGGTCGTTCGGATCACACTCTCATGCGCCAAGGAGAGTCTTGGATACGCGGGAAACACATCAAGACATGGGATGGCCGCGTCTCGAAGAAGGAACTGAAGAAGGCGCTCGACGAAGCTGAAGCACAAGACAAAGGAGAAGTGAAATGAAGTACGACTTCAAGAATCTCAACATTGAACCGATGCCCAACCCAAAGCCACTGCGTGTCCAGCGCGTCTACGTGGAAGTTGAAAGCGTTGAGGGCAAAGTTGTGTCCTCCGGCCAAGGGCGCATCACGAACGCGAACGTGCATCCGGTAGATGCGATCCGGAGGCTTTGATGATAGCGTGGCCACGATTCGTAAAGCGACTGCGGAAGCACACGACGCTCATCTACTGTGAACCGCTTGTGACTGGATCACAGACTAATAGTGGACCAGAGCGCGTGCAGATTATTTGCCGCGAGGATGAGGGCAGACGGTTAGTCGTCGATATGTCTGTCGACGAAGCCCGCGTACTTGGGCGAAGTTTGTTGGCCATATGGCCGGAGGTGAAACGATGAGCATACGAAAGCAAGTTGAGATCGGCGAGTGCAACGTGCCGAACGGCAAGAGCGGCGATTGGAAGGTTGACGAGACAGTCGTCACCGAGAAAGAGGCGGCGTTCTCTCGGATGCGCGCCGCCCTCAATCCGGGCCGGTCATGGGAAGAAGTGGAGGCCGGAACCTACAAACGTCTGTGTTGCGGTGGAACAATCGTCATGTCCAACACACAAATGGAGTGCCACGAGCTAAGGCGGTTTGTTGAGTGGGCCGAGGGCCGCGTACTCGTTAACGGTTTAGGTCTTGGCATCGCGCTCACTGCCATATTGAAGAAGCCGGAAGTGACCTACGTTCGCGTGATCGAAAAGAGCAAGGATGTGATTGCGCTAGTCGGTCCATCTTTTTTGGGTCAATGCCTTGACCATCGTCTTGAGATAATCGAGGGCGACGCGCTCACCTACAAACCAGCGCGTGGCGAAAAATACGACGTGATCTGGCACGACATTTGGAACGACATTTGTGGCGACAACCTCGCACAGATACAACTCCTGCGCAAGCGCTGGGTACGGCGTTGCGCGTGGCAGGGTTGCTGGAGCGAGCGCATGATTAGGAGTCTTAGGTATTGAGAGGGGGCACCGATGAGTTTCAGGATCATTTCAAAGAAGTTTTACCACTGCGTGTGCGAACTCTGTAAGGCGGAGTGGGACACGAAGGAGTTTCGGCTCCCACCGCGCTGCACTAGCTGCGGACGTTTCACGTGGAACAATGTAGATCGCAGGCGCAAGGATGAGCAAGAACACGCAAGCACAAAGCCGAGCAAGCAAGCATGAAGAGCAAGGTGCAAGCACCAGCGTGGCGGTGTGTGTGTGAGCGCCAAGATTGTGAACGCCACGGCGAACCTTGGCTATCTCTCGGCAAGCGTCCCCCTAGCGTGTGTCCTACCTGCCGGTCGCGGGAGTGGGACGGCAAGAAACAGAAACGCAAGCCAGCCCGGAAGCCGAGGGTTGAGCTTCCCAAACCGCCGAAGAGGAGGCGCGACGATGACACCGAATTTTGACCCGGAGAAGGCCAAGTACACCCTGATCACGAATATCTCGTTCGTCCAGCGCGACGGCGCGGCCCGGGGAAGGGTATGCTATCCCTTCGTCGATACCGGCGTCGGAATTTTCCGGAGCATCAAGGTCCACTGGGTCAGGCGGGCATTCCGAAAGATCGGCGTAAGGAAGAACTTCGATCTGCTCTTGGAGATATTGAAGGGTCAAGTAGA